GTGTACCCCTATATGCAAATGAGAACTAGTCTCATTACCGCCCCCTAGATGATAATGGCTCTCAATTGAGAGCCATTCTTATTTGTACAGCTTTTCTTTATTTATTGAGCTAAAAGCTCATCAATCCATTCAGGCTTGCAAATCACATCTTGAGTTGAACATTCAGCAATTAGGTCTTGAATCAACTCGGCGGTGTCTTGTTCGCCTTGGCGGTAAATATCAGCCCATTGCATTTGTAACAGCTCATTCATGAGTTTAGCATCCGTAGCTGTAACACCTTTTAATGAATTAGCCATTTCTAATATACCATCATGGTCGTCAAAGAATGACCACTCTGTAACGTGTGGCATACTAGCAAATAAATGCTCGAACCACTGGCGCTTATATGGCGCATCTGACATTGCACTGATACGGGCTGCATTACCTTCACCAAATACACGGCTCAATTGGTCACGGCTGCAAATGATAGGCGTTCTCAATTGATTCTTGCGTAGGTAAACATAATCATGATTAAGCATGTAACGGGCGGTGAGAATGATTACTATTTGACCATCCTTAATAAGCTGCTGCATATATCCGGCAAGTGGTAAGAGTGTATCATTTGCGACTTTCTCAGGTGTGCAAGCCTCTTTGATATACTTATCTAGGTTTAGGTTGCCGTTGCTGTCTAGGCATGGCGCAACACGGTGAAAGCTGTCGATAGTTGTGCCGTCTAGGTCGAATACATATGCTTTAGTCATTGGTTTAATCTCCATAATTGGGTAATTTGTAAAGTGTGACGGGCGTCACATTTGCGCCCGTCGAGCCGTATGGCGTAGGATTAGTATTGTGTGTTGTAGCGTTCTGAATGCTTGCGCATATCTGCTGCCGCTTTTGCTAACTTCTTGGTACTGACACGTAAGAAACCAAACAATTTATTCTGAATCAAAGCATTTAGAAGTGTAGCTTTAGACAACATTAATTCACGCAATGCTTTGCAGTAAATTTCTTTTGCCGTGTCGTATTCAGTAATAGCTTTTTTCAAGTCGTCGTCACAAAGGATAGACGTAGCAAATAATTTCACGTCCTTGTCAATATCAAACAGCTTGAGATATTTTAGAATATTGCCATGTTTTGATAAGTCCCCCCATGACATAAGAGGCGTAGTACCAAAACTTTTAAGCGTGTTAACCTGCTCGGCTATTAGCTCTTTATCGGCTTCTGTAAATAACGCTTTACTAGCTGCTATGCTGTGCTTGTGTTTAGCTTCTTGATAGATAGCTTTTTGTTTTTTGGCTTCTTGTTTAGCTTCTGCTTTTTGAGTTAATACTGCTTCAATTGACATTTGTCTATCTCCATTAGTGGGTTCAACAATAGGCACTCGCTAGAATGCCTATTAATAAAACACTAATTAGTATTGTTGTTCACCGATTAGATACATCGGGATAAGCTGACAAGTTGAGTTAGGATAAACAATAGCGTTTGCTCTGTCCCAAGTTGTACCGCCTTTGTTGTAGCCCATTTCCATCGAACCAGTTACACCGACAACAATATTGTTGTTATCTTCAAAAGGTGAATGGGTATGAGCTGTAATTGTTTTAATGCGCATTTTCTTAAATGATACTGCGCTACCTCTCGCCCCACCTGTACCAACGTGACCGTGCATTGAAATATCATAACCATAAGCTAGTTTTTGATTATCCAGCTTGCCAAACTCAATATTTGGGTTTAGTTCTGGTAGCTTATCGGCTAGGGCTGCAAACGCTAAATCCATTTTCGCTAGGTCGTCAAAAGTGCCGTTATCCATAGCTTCAATGTAAGCAAGCATTAGAGCGTGATAAGTACGGGCGTTTTTCGGGTCTTTGCGTACGTCGAATTTATTATCACGTAGCCAAGAATCTAGGGCTAAATCATGATTTGATTCAACAATAAATACTGGCGCAATGTCAGCAAGCGCATTCAAGTGATTGATAACATCGGTTAAATCTTCGATTACTGCACGGTCTTGCATTTGATACAAGAATGTCCAATCTTCACGGTTATGATGGTTACGGCTCATAAAATCTAGCGCATCGTGTACCACAATTAGGCGAGGATTGTTAGCGAATGCCCAATCTGTAGCACGTTGAAATGAGTCGTCGCACATTTTTTCGCAGTGTAAATCACCTAGCACAATAACGGGCTGATTATCAAATACATCGTTGTAAGCTTTGATTGTACCATCAGGGAAGTACACCGAACCATTATCAACAATAACGCCGTTTTCGTCAGCTACTAGGCGGCGGTGATTTACCATGCCGTTAGTGACTTGAATCAAGATACCACCGAAACAATGCTCAGCTTCTGCCTCTGCCCCTGCACGACTATCAGTGTAGTGTTTAAGAGTACAAACGGACGTTGTATAAACCCAACGATGCGCACCGTTTTTCTGGCGAGGTAGGGTTTTTGTTTGGCGTCGAGGCGATGCAACGATAGTCATTGACTCGCCTGTATTAAGCTTTTCGGCTGCATTGATAGGTTGTTTTGCAGTCGGTAGAATTTGAGCACTGTTAGCAAGTAGCACGTTACCTTCGCCACCCAACCATGTATCGACATTATCTAGCAGATGCTTTTTAACGTCTGCGTGAAAACTAGGCTTTTTACGCTCCAAGCCTTGCAACGTAGTTGTGTATTTAATCGGCATGATACCAAATTCAGCATCCAATGATTTAGCCATTGAGAGCAATGTATTTAATACTGGATGTGGTTTAGTATTGTTTTGCGCTGCCGTGATGATATATAAACCATCGTCTAGATTTTCATAATCACGCCCCTGCAAACTACCTGCAAAAGTTGGCTCAATGTCTGCACTTGCCTGTTGAGCGTGTGATTTTTGCTGCGTCTTTTTAACTGGTTTGTTATCGTCCAGAAAATCAACCAAATCGCTAGAATGAATATCTAGTTTAAGAGCTTCACGGATTGAAATTGCAACCTCACGACGTTTTGAGTCTAGGCGTTTGCCCCAAAAGTTTTCGCCTTTTGCAAGTTTAAGGATTTGAGCTTTGTTTTCTACTAGTTGTTTAGTCATTTGTGTATATCTCCACTATGGGGTTGGTTTGAAATTTACAGTGTAAACTTGGGTAAATTTACACTGTAAATTAGGGTATTGCTACCCTAATTTATACCTGACTAACAGAATGCTTTTAGAACTTGAACCGGAAATTCGCGCTCCCCGCCACTAGTAACAATAGACATAATATTTTTACGCTCTGTTACATCAGTGATTTTTAACGCCTCACATAGTAGGCTGAATACTGTCAGTTTAGCCGCTTTATTAGCATATACTAATGAATCTAGCTCGCTTTCTAGAAACAGCTTTTTGCCACCGTATGTTTCAATCAAATTGATAACAGCTTGTAACGTATTGCTAGAAATACGGTCGTTTTTACGCCAACCAAAACGCACGTTAATTAGTTTAGCAACTTTTTGTTGTAGCTCTGATTTTGCGTTACCTGCTTCTAGAAGTGAACCTAATGCAATGATTTGAGTTTGTTGTGACATGATTATATCTCCATTTACGGGTTTAATTTACAGTGTAAACTGATAAGCAATTTACACTGTAAATTGGGGTATTGCTACCCCAATTTATTAGACGGTTAAATGTCTAGACCGCGAGCATTTTCGAATGCTTCACAAACCTTTTCTAAATCTGGTTTGTAGTCTTTTGCACTTGCTGTCATAACGTCAGTAATACCGATTGCAGTCGAAACAGCTTCTAGGGCTGACATTTTAGCGTTTTTAAGGCTGTCCAAATCATCAACATCTAAGCCTAGCGTATGAGCTAGAGCACGTACATAATGCTCTTTTCGCACTGTATTAGTTTTCGCAACACTTGCAACTGCGTCCGGTTTCTGATAGATACCCATAACAGTAAGTTTTGAGCGCACTGCTTTACCTGATACCGCTTGAACTTCTTCGTGTTTAGCGATTTCATCTAGAAAATCGTTGTGCGCTGCTGCTTCTTTACCGTCTGCTTCTAGTTTAGCATTGTAAAGTTCTGCCGCTTTTGCTGCTGATTCTTCTGTCCATTTCTTAGCCATGATATTTTTCCTCTTAATAGGTTAGTTTAAATGAGAGTGTTTCTCAGTTAACCGACTCGTTATGAATCGGTTAACGGTTAACACTCGTTAAACAGTCCAGTAAGCAATGGGTCAAATCACATATTCCAAATTGTTAAAGAGCGTGTTCCCTTGGGAACGTTAGTAGTATCTCAAAAGCCGTTTGGCTTGTCAACTACTTTTTTGAAAAACTTTTCAGTCTTTCTATACTCAACTTGATAGGGTTTTGTTGCTGCCCTGTCTCGTTGGTATGGGTATATAATAGCGAATTGAGAAAATTAGTCTAATCGTTTAAATCTTTAAAAAACACTAGATTGATAGGTTTTGCCTATCAGGTATTTTTGCCCTATAAATATAAGGAAACGGGCGCGCGTCTACCATAGCTAGAATGAAAAGTCAAACTTGTATATATAAAATGTGAACTTTGTCATACCCTCAAAAATCATGCCAACTTAAAAACTACTGTATATTTATACATACCTTTAAAACGCTCTGTATGCGATTCTAAGCGATTTTAGCCCTTAGCCATACCATTGCATTACTAAATGGTTTATGCACTTTTGCCCTAAAAACTGCATATTCATGCACTTTTGTGAATAGAACTAGAACGAAGGATTTTTATTTGTCAAAGAATTTTTGTTTATATTATATAGCGAATTTTTATTTGACTTTGTTCTATGGAAATTTTCGTGCCAACTTTTTATCAACAGACTTATTCACATTAGCAATCTCTAATAATACTGGTTATCTACTGTATATCCACAACTTATCAACAGGAAAATGGAAGTTATCTACCCTAAATCACAGCTTATCCGATATAGAATGGCGTTTCCTGCCCCTAGAATCCATTGTGAGCGGTTATCCACAACCTAGACATATTAAAGTAAGGCTTTTTGTTAGAACCTCTCAGAATGGCTTACAGCGCTTATAACGCCTGGCGTTGCCAGAATCGTTTTATATAACTAAATGTTATTAGACAAGTGGGCTAGAATATGAGTAAATATAGACCTACCCAAACAACGGAGGCGGTAAAATGTATCGTATTTTCTTTGATGTAATTTGGTGGTGTGTAAGTATCGACACTGGCGAGTTTATCGCCTCGGCTTCTACCATGAAAAAACTATTTGACAAGGTAGGCATAGTATGTTTGAATCAGTAATGTTTATTACCGCTATGGCGGTAGGTTTTTACCCGTATTGGAGATTGAAATAATGGCTTTTAACTGTACCGAAACACCAACACTATTGAGTCTAGACTCAATAATCCTTGTTACTAAGGAAGACGGGAACGCATTTAATGAAGACCCTGAAAATACCATATGGTATATTGATAACGATTCTCAGTTAGCCGTTATGATTCATCCTGCCTACGGTATGATGTTCTATAACTCTGATATGGGTATCGAGGGCTATTGCGACCTAGACGAACTAGCCAATTTATCAGATATGCTAGATAACTATGGACTTGAAACAAGTTCTATGGTATGGCGTGAAATTGGTATAGACCAAGTAGATTTTCACTATACATCGTAAAATGTGAGCTAAATCACTTTACATCCTGCCTAGGTTTTAGTATTATAAAGACCTAGGCAATTGATGCCTAAACGGATACCGCCACCGATTTTGGCGAGAGGTTTTACCATGAAAATTGATTTTCTTGTCTTGTCTGATACCATTGATTCACTAGGTTGGAATAAAGCCGTTGCCATTATTCGCAACGGTTTTGAGGCTGATATTATCAGCGAGGTTGAATGTCAGCTAGCACTAGACAAAATGAAAGCTATGTTCGAGCATTATATGTGGCGCTGGTTTGATGTCGAAGGTACTTGGGAACATCACTTTTATAATAATGCTTTTGATATGGGTAAACCATTCTCATTAGAGCGTGATACTGGTAACGGCTATTACCTACACGGTGTAGCTAATAAAACAAAAAATGACCAATCTTGGGAAAGTGTTGGTAAGCGTGCGATTGAAGAATATACGGTAATCGGGGAAAACCCTGATTGCATTATGGCGCACTAATTAATCAACGGGGGGACGAAAGTCCCCACTAACTACCGCTAGAAAGCGAGGGCAACAAAATGGAATACAAACAATATCTAACTACTCCAGTAGTAAGCACGGCTTACCAATTGAATGCTGACACTTCTATCAGCAAGCGCATGGAAATGGCGCAATGCTTTTTGTCAAACAAAGAGTATCATTTTGACCTGACAACCCATATTAGTTTGTTTGAGTCAGTCGAAGAAATTTTAAAAGCAAAAGTATTGACATATGCCATTGCTTTTGCTAAGGGCGCAACTAATGGCGGTATGCTTTTTCAATACGCTAGAGCTGATTTATTAACATGGCGTTCTATTTATGAAGGCGCAACGTTTGTTAATGGTTGGTTAAAAGTCTAATGGAGTTTGACAACTACGCTACCGCCCTATTGTGGGCGGTTAGAAACGGCAAGCCGTTTTTTACTGTACGTATGGACTATAACAAAATTTTGGTGATTGAAAAATGACTGGAGCATTTCTAGCAATGGTTATAGTAATCTCATTAGGCGAGCTAATGGAGGCTAAAAAATGAAAGTACATGTCGAAACCCTAGGGCAAGTCTGGATGTGTAATATTGCATTTATGGGGGAAATGCAATATTACACAATACCTATGGCAATGAAGCACGTAGAAAACACCGAATTTGGGCAAGTTTGGCAAAATGAGCAAGGCGAGCAATTCGATGTAATTGAGAAGCTTTATCAATTGGAGGCTACCTGGTAATGGCTACTATAAAACAAAGTCAGGAAGCACTAGCACGTATTGAGCATATGCTCAATACACGTTTGATACATAATCCGCTAGACGTAGTAACTCAAAACATGCTCCGTGATTTAGTAATCGCTAAACAAGGCTTATCTAATTTAGCTATTATTGTTGAAATGGCTGATTCAGACGCTTACCCGAACGATAGCGAGCGCATGTTTGCTATAGGTGAGTTTATCAGTGAACAGGGGATAGACTAATGTTAAGACCTAGTGAAATGTTAGTATCATTCTTGCAACAAGTTTATGAGCCACACAAAAAACGTGGTTTATACTATAAAGGTGTGCTAGTCTCAGAAATTGAGCAAGTAGAATACGACAAGTTTACAGTACGCCATACTCAACACTCGGATGAAGAAATACGATGCGATGGAATTACTATCCGTGAATTTCTAGAAATAGTAAAAGATTTTGAGCCGCGATGAAAAAGATTATAGAGCTGTTGCAGCTAGTCGTTAACAATCAAAAGCTGATACTAGAGAATCAGCGAGTTATTGACGAAAAATTAGATAAGTTAGACCGCCGCTGCGATTGGGTAGTAGAGCGACTAAAAAATTAAAACTGTTACGGCGTCACGGTACGCCGTTTTGTTTGACCTTTTACCGTATGGCGTACTGTATACGGGCAAATGAGAATAGTTATCATTTCGGCGCGCCCGTCAGGCAGGTTGGCATGGTTCTTGCATGTACTACGTGTGGGCTGTTTAGGGCTTACCCCTTGCTAGGGTATTGCTACAACGCTAGGATGCTGTTAGCGAGGCTTACAAGAGCTTTAAACGGTATTCGGAATAATCTGCTACCTGAAAAGCACTGTATAAATATACAGTAGTTTTGCGGTGGATAAGGTTGTGGATAACTCTGTATAGAGCGTTTTAGAGCCATGTATAAATATACAGTTGTGGATAACTTTTTAATAAGCAAAAATCGTGCCATATTTTATACGGTATGGCATACGGACTTCTAGCCATCTGGACGTATAGCCATCTGGACTTCTAGACTTCTAGCCATCTGGACGTATAGCCATCCAGACGTCTATTAGAAATCCCTAATGTAGTGAACCCTAATTTAGGGCATACTTTATTAGTAATCTCTAATCCTCTGCGCCTGCGGGTGCAAATCCGATTGGTGCAAAAGTGATACATGTAGGTGCAAATTCTATAGGTGCAAATTCTATAGGTGCAAAATTGACATGGGGGTTTGCGGCTAGACTCGTGCTGCGCACAAAACATGCCGCTATTGGGGTAGGTGCAAAATTGATAGGTGCAAAATTGATAGGTGCTAGGGATATGAGATAGGTGCGAATTCTAGAGATATATGGAGATTTTGGTGCTATTTGGTGGGTTTTATGGAGGAAAATAAAGTTTTGGGGCGTTTGGGGCAGATTTTTGAAAAAACCAATTGACAATTACGGGGGTCGCTCCTTGAACCGGTGTCAATCCGTCTTTTACTATTATCGAAATAACCTATACAATTAGGTGCAATTCCTATGCTTTAGAATTGACATGGGGAATCATGGCTAGACTCAATGCTTCGCATCATAACAAGCCAAATCATAGGTGCAAATTCTAGAGATAATATTATAGGTGCAAATTCTAGAGATAATATTATAGGTGCTAAAATGACAAAATCCCTAACATCATAAGAAGCTAGGGATTAAATAAGTTGATACTAGAGTAGAGCTAGAGGGATGCGGGGCGTATTCTGTTCATCTATAATATCAGTTTTCTTCAGTTAATACTCCCCCATAACTTTCCCAGCTGCGAGGCATCTTACCCAGGACACCCACACTCCCAGTATCAAGACTGGAAAAGGTTGTCCTGAGCCTCGCACTGCTAGAAATATCTCTAGAGTACAGTTATATTATAAGGGATTTTTGTTTCACTGTCAAGAATTTTATGAAAATACTTTTATTTCCTCCTTGGCTAATGTAATTGCTTGTCTAAAATCAGGTAGCTTCTCTAGCTTGGTTTTTAGATACTGACATTGTTTCTTAGTTAGATTAGGGATACTGAAATGTCGTACTGTATCAGTGAATCTCTTATAGTAGTTTTTATTTTGAGAGTATATAACACACCAGCGCAGGTCATCAGAGTCTTCGTAATATGATACTATTTGAAGATGATAGCGCTTCGCGCTATAGTCTGGGTTTGTTGGTATTGCATCACTGAAAAGCTTGCGCACTAGATTTCTTTGTTTACAAAAATTATAGGTGGATTCGGGGATAGTATAAGTATCCCCTAGGTATTTAAATTTCACTTAGCCACTCCTGTGGGGTTTTCTCGAACATATGGTTTCTTAGCAATCTTAAAGTATCTGGGTTGATAAGGGTGCCAGTCTCATGCTTAATATCCAAAGCAATTGCAGAGTAGTTCCATTCATGCTTAGTTCTAGGAGCTCTCTGTGAGATATACCAAGGCTTAGGTCTTTGAATCATTGGTACTATAATATCTTTGTGCTCAGACCACGTGGACATGCAGTAATCCATGTACTCTTCTAGTGTGATACCATACTTACTTTGACCTGTAGGAGAATCAAACGCTTGGATTTTGGCTTCCTTACTATATTCTAGGGAGGGTGTGCAACCCTTGTTGTTCATACATCTGTTAGCCTCAAATGCGAACGGCATTAAGCGCATACCCACCACACTGGATAGCAATGTCTTATCATTCTGAATCTCATCCCTCCAGAATGCGGCATTACCCACATGCTCAAAACGAAACTCATAAGCATCGTCTGATATAAAGTGTTTATATACCGGACCGACCAAATATCCTAGTGTAGCTAGCTCTGCAAGTATATGTATATTCTCTTTAACACTTACTCTAGGAACTGGCATAGCTTTGTGGTATTTATTATACAGTGCAGTAGCGGCACTTACAATATAATCAGGTGCAGGGACTAGCATACTATAACGTTTTGTTTTGTTCTTAATGGACTGAGTTAGGTGCTCAATCAATGCTCCACACTCTGAAACGTCAGGGTTAAGTTTAGTGATTAGTTTCTTAATTTGTGTAACGGCTGCCGAGTTTCTCTCTGCATCGTCTTGCTGTCTAATAGCTGTTCTATGCACTATTTTTTGTGTTGCTAAGAAAATATTATAGACATTCTGCGCATCAGTTTCTTCTTTATTTATGTATTCTAGCATCTCTGGTTCTAGAGGGTCGAACATATGTGGGAAAGGTTTGAACGAGCGTTTTCTGTGTAATTTAGTCGTCGTGTGAATGTTGTCTATTTCTTTCTGTAAGTAAATCCAAATACCTTTGGTATCTGCCCCTGAAAGTCCAAGCTGTGCCCAATCAATACTCCAACGGGTAGGTGCATTTTTAGAGGGTGCTAGTACTGTAGCTGCTAGCAGCTTATGAGACTCTTCTGATAAGTCTGGGATAGGGATGTGTTTGTCGTTAACGTCATATGTCTCCGCCAAATTGTATAGCCAATGTAGTCGTTCTTTTTGTACCTTAGTTAATAGTTTAGTCATAGTTTTCTCCTTCTTCCTGTATATTATAAGGGATTTATACCACGAGAGCAACACAATTTTTATTAGATGTGCACATACAAAAATAGCCTCACTAGGAGGCTATCTTTCTTAATACATCTGCTATCTCTTTCTCGATAGCTACTTGGTCTTCAGTGTCGATGGCAATCTTACGTAACCATCGCAATACTCTTAGATGAAGTCTGAGGACAGTTTTGTTAACCATTTAACATCCTTCTTGTTAGTCATACCAATCAAGCCGTCAATGTACTTGACTCGTACCAACTCACCTTTTATTTCTACAATCTCAACGTTATACATAACATCTTGAATCTTAACACACCAAAGCTCGTGCTCTCGAATGTCAATATTAGCTTGAGCAGTAAAAGGTGCTAGGAATGATGCAATAGTTAACCAAAACTTAGATTTCATAAGATAATCTCCAATAAATCCTCTAGCTTGTCAAGAGGAATGCTTTCTTTGCCCTGTGGACTGTCATCATCACCGAAAATCCCAAATGTCTGGTCACGCTTCCAAACGGTGATGTTTACTCTGTTACAACGTGTCTTGCAACAGTAAATGTGTAATTCTCTAAATCCTTCATGGTCAGATACGAGTTCCGTCTCGTACTTCATTCTAATTCGGTCTAGAATCTTCTTAACTCTATACCGGTCAGCTACGTCTGTCATGATAACACCTGCATAGCCTTTTCAACGTCTTTTAGTGTAATACCCACTTCATTATCAATTCGGACAAAGTTAGCCGCTTGCGGCAGAAGCATGTCCGAGTCGTCGTCCAAAATAACGTATGACTTGTAATTCCATGAGTAATCGTAGCCTAACTGCTCTTTGTGCTCGTCGATGTATTTGTCAATCTCATTGCCACGTACTGTCCACTTGCCTAGTGAGTCAGTCTTACCAATGACTTTGCCTTTAATACCAAGCGCAGTACAAACTTGCTGTAATGTAGTAACGTCTGTACCAAGACGCCAAGTACTTGAGATAACTAAATCAGCTTGTGAACGTTCTATCAAGATATTTAGTGTTTGTATAAGTTTTGGGTTGTGAGGGCAGTAGCCTAAATAGTCAGGAACTTCTGTAGTCTTCCACTCACCTGTCTGGGCGTTAATAACACCGTCGAAATCAAGAAATATTACTTTTCGCATCTTCTAGTACCTTATCCATTACAGCCATCACTGTACGTTCTTCTAGACTTGTGCAATTATGTTCTTTGTTATGGTACACTCCATAAACGTCTCGCTGGCATTGTTTAGCTAATGCTGCGGGCTCTAATCGTGTAGTTCGCTGTCTTAAACAAAACAGCGAGTTAGTTGCTTCAACCATTGCTACAAATTCGTAAACGGATACCCACATATTACCAATCCCACACACAAGTTTCAACACGACATTTAAGAACTAGCTCACGGAACTCAACAAGTAGCTCGTGGTCTTCAACGTCTTTTTCGTCCACCCCTAGCTCATCTTCAATGTGGTAGATAAGGATATCTAGAATAGAGTCCACACAATCAAACTGTTGGTAACGCTGACCATCGTAGAATCTAGACATCATAGACTCGCCCCACACTTTCTGACAGAAATCATCGTAGCCGTTATACACATATTCATCATGTTTGTGGATGCACTTAGGAGCATCTACATAAGCTTGCCAACGCTGCTCTAGTGGAATACTTTTGTCAGTAAGAGCCTTGATGTAGTCACCTGCTAGGCATAATATCTGACCTTCTAGTGCCTGCATTTCAGCAAAGATAGCAGTCTTTGGTTCTTCAATAGTTTCATGACAACCATTTGAGCCACACTCAGGGCAGTATTCAGCAGCATCAAAAACAGCTTCGCAATCGTAACATTTCATTTTCATAGACTATCTCCGTTTCAATTTATGTATATATTATATAAGAATTTAGTTAGTTAAGCAATTCTAGATTTTTATTTGTTACATGCAGGATAGAACTTGTCGTTAATATCCCAGCCATTAGAGTCAGTACTATAGAAATCTAGTTGACCGTCGATAATAGGCACTACAAAGAATGTCTCCATCTTGTCGGGATTAACGCCTAGCTTGTATTGGTAGTATCTAGTGAAACCCTTTAGTGCTTCTTCTGCACTGCTTGCTGAAGTAGTGAAGGCTAGCTTCTGGTGTGTATTGCCACCCCTAACAAGCAAGCCATATTTACGCTTCTCTGCCATTACTTATCTCCCTCTACAACATACCAGTAACCATTTTCGTCTTGCTCAATGTTGTGGAAGCCTTCTTTAACGTGCCACAATCCTTCTGCACAAGTGTACCAATCACCCCATTGCTCAGGTGTGTAGTGGAAGATTTCAGAGTCCACTTCCATCTCAGTGCCAGTTTCTTCTTCGTACTCATCTTCGTCGATGTATTGAGAAACATGGTCGCTAGCCATTTCATGGATAATCTGGTAAAACTGAGTAAGTTTTGCAGGAGTATCAGTTTCGAACGCTACAAGGTCGTGTTGCTCGATACCGCAAATGTCACCATCCATACGAACTACATAAAGGTACTTTCTCATAAAGACTATCTCCGTTTCAATTTATGTATATATTATATAAGAATTTAGTTAGTTAAGCAATTAGTTTAATCGTTCTTTGAACCAGCTTTCGTATAGTTCATCAGATTTTCGTAACAGCTCCCAATACTTTTTATTTTCCACTTCACTATGGTTATCTACAGCTTCACGGTTATCGTTGTAGTAATTAATATGAAGCATGTAAGTATCAATTAGTGCATCCCAATCTTCTTCGAATAGGATAATGGCTTCCACACCATCATTCATAGTCCAGTCACCTGGCTCGATACTGTAAGTATATGGAATGTCATTTTCAGTATCTAGCCCCAATCGTGCCCGCATTTCTAGAATGTCTTTGTTAACTTTACGAACGATAGACCAGTCACCGTCGTCTACAAAAGCATGTCGTAGAGAATGAACTAAGCCCCACACGCTGTTTAGGTCATTCTTGTAAGTCTTTGTTAAGTTATACAAGACTTGTGAAGGTAGATTTAGCAGCTTAATGATTACAGGGTTTTCTTTCTCACAACGTGCTAGAACTACTTCTAGGTCGTTGATAGATTTAGTTGTAAGGTCACGTAGGTTATCACACAAGTTTTTCATAAAGACTATCTCCGTTTCAATTTATACATATATTATATAAGAATTTACAAACCTAAGCAACTAAAGTTTTAAACCTAGTCGGATTAACGCTCTGATTTCCTTTTCTTCGAAAATAAGCTTATCAGCGTTACATTCTAGGATTTTTGTAAGTTGGTCAATCTGAGCTTGGCTAACTTCTGGTACTAGACGATATGTTGGTGGAATGTTAGAGATACTAACAGCAATCTGTCTGTGGTTCTCGTACCACTCACTATATCTATTGCTAGCTCTTGCTACTGCATAGCTCATGTTCTCGTCTACTTTACATACACCAGGAATATTAAAACGCTCTAAGTCAGGTGCATCCCACACTAAGTCAATAATAAAAGCATCTTTGGTGATTTCTCTTACTTTATGTGGTTTAACTGACTCGATTGCCTTTTCTTTGTCAAAGTCCTTAATAGTGTATGTTTCAAAACGAGTTTGTAGATTAAACAACCCCCATTTAACTGGTCGCTGTTTATTAATTTCCATGCTATTAGTTAAGAAGTTTCTAGCTAGAGAATACATCTCGATTTTGTGTTTGTTTGCTTCTTGATAGAAGCTGTCAAGCAGTGCTTCATACTCTGCACGACGTTCTCGAAGCTGGTTTCTTAGCTCTCGAACTTTATTTTTAAATTTTGGTGTAAAAGTGTATTCTAGTTTCATTTTTTAAACACCTCCAGTAATGGTGCTGTTTTAGCACTGTAAATACAAATAGCTACGTTGACTACTGCAAGTAAGAATGGTGCTCCAAGACCCATAAGAATAGGAATACTCACTGCTGCTACTTTCCATACATCTGCCGGAATATCTTTTAACATGCTACTGCTCCGTAAGTTAGGTTGATGAACCAAGCTTGAACAACGTCCCAAAGGGTAGGATTTGGTTTAGTCACTTTCTTAGCCGCTTGGTGGAATTTATTGTTAGCACGTAGTCTATCCATCCATTCTGGGTGAGCTTCTGTATTTTTACGAGTAAGTACATCAGCAGCGTTGCTGTAAACATGACCAGAGTGCGCTTTACAATGCTCTACATTAATGTTGCCTTCTTTGATACGATTAATGGTTTTAGTGTATAAAGCAACCTTGTTAGCACGAGAAGCTTTCTTTCTAGTCTTTTTACATTGTGGGATAGTTCCACGCTCTAATGATTGAGTCAACGGCTCATGGTCTGTATGAATCGTAACGTTCTGTAACCCTAGCTCATCAATAATATCAAGACAGATGTTGATGGCTTCTAGTTCACCTTGGCATGAGTTGCTTTGGTTAGTCCACTGAGTCTCGTAGCGGTTAAAGTAAACACCACGACCTTCTTCAACAACAACTACGCCAATACCAAATGGTGCCCAATCACAGTACATATCAAATTTCATAAGACAATCTCCGTTTCAATTTATGTATATATTATATAAAGATTTCGATGTTTTGACAAATCAAGAAATGAAAAATCAATCCCAACCACTCATACAATCGTTTCTTTTCTGACTGTATCTTTCCACGCTTAAATCCGCTATAGCTGCTTTAATCTTTTTCTGATTATTAATAATTTCCAACTGATTTTTGATAATGCTCTCCAGTAGCTCTATGATTTTCTTTTTCATCGTAAATTCTCCAGTGTTTTAATAATAGATGGGATGTACGCTTCGTGGCAGTAGATGTTAGAGTTATGTTCTTCGCTACGTATATTAACTAGATTGCTACCATATAGGTATTTGAAGTTGTCTGTTTTGCAACGTCTAGTCAAACACGATAGAAGCTCTTGAAGCTGGCTACGTCTAAAAGTAACTAGAATCATACCTTCAGGGTCACCCCAATATCTCCAATCACCTACATAAGTCCAGCCATTAACACACTTTACTTGCCATAGTTCTTTAATCTTCATTATTCTTCTTCCTTCCAGTAACCGTATGACGCTAGGATTTCAAAGCCTTCTTGTTCTGCTTTTTGTGCAGCTTCAATAGTATCGAACTCAGTTACACAGCATAGGTGTCTTGAGAAAGTATCAATCCACCACTCATTACCCATATACTCGATGTAGAACTCATGGCGTCCAGCAGAATATTGAGAATCCTTTTCAAAGTTGCTGTAGAACGTTTTAAAGTCTTCTTGACCTTTGTTACCTAGCATCATTTGAACACGAAAAATCTGTTGGATGTTTGACATAAGCTTTTCTCTCTTTCTCAACTTTATGTAACTATTATACGCGAAAAGGGCTGCCGAAGCAACCCTTTATTTTAATTATTTCGTACTCTCCATCGCCCCTTGAATTCTAGCTATATTAATCGACAAGGATTCCAAGAATATAGCATTATTCTTTTGCTCTAACCTAAAAGCTTGTATACTACCAAAGATACTATTAAGTATAAAAGCGACCATACATAAGGCTGTTCCTATAACACCAGTTAAGAAAGTCAAATGCCCTGCTATTGTAGGGATTGCGATGCCTAACAACATCATTATACAACAAACTAGTAGTGTTAACGTAATAGGTAGTTTGTAGGTTTTATTCATAATGTTTCTCCTTTACTTAATGCCGTAGTTAGCACGACCACGTTCAGTGTATTTGATGATGTTGTCAGTGTCGTATTGTTTAACCCAACGAGCTTTCTTCTTGCTGTATTTGTACTTGATCTCGCACACAAGACGCTCATCATAAGCTTTTGCTAGCTCTTCTTTTGTGATGCGACGACACGCTACTTGAGAAATCCACTCAGAGATGTTAGCTAGTGACATACACCAGAAACCACGACCACGAACCACACCGTTGTGCCATTCAATCATGCGGTCGAATGAAACTTTCACGTCACGAGCGTCTGCGAAGAAACGTAGACCACGTTCGTTCTGTACCATGTAGAAGCCTAGTGAGTTAGCAAAAGCAACTAGACTTAGTTCTTGAATAAATAGTGTATCTTTAATCATCTTTATTCTCTCTTAGTTTTAGTTTGGCAGCCGCTCTAGCGTGTACTGCAAGACCTAATTGTGTTTTTACTTGCTTCAACTCTTTCTGGAGTTCTTTCTCTCGTCGTTGAAGCCACTTGACCTGACCGTCGCAGGTTAGAAAAGCTTTTTCATAATCTTTCGTGCGTTTCTCAACTTTATGTAACTATTATACTTGAACGGGGCTGTTTTAGCAACCCCGTTTTTATCTTAATTACATCTTAGAGAAGTAAAATTCACGAGCTTTTTGACTTAGTAGGTTGCCAACTTCCTTCATAGTCAAGCCATTAGCTTCCAGAACATCCTTTTCTTCTTTGTAAATATCTTTGTTAACCCAACCGATGAACTTTCCAGTTAGTTTCATGTCCAGACCCACTTCCTGTAGACCTTGTTCTAGACGGTTTTCAGTTACAGCGTAATCCACGAACTCTTGGATGTTGCGTAGTTTTTCAGGGTCTACAGACGCTAGTTTGCTGACTTTGCTAACGCTGTGCTTCTGACCTTTAACCTTGAACCAGCCACCTGGGTTGTCTGCTAGTGCATCGTCAACCGGAGTCCATACGATACCTTCACCAACACCTTCAATACCGAAGTATTTACCTACCGGACACTCCTTCTCTACTTCTAGGGTAAGCTCTTGAAGACGCTCAGTTGCCAATTGAGGCATTGCAGTGTTGATAGTGATTCGGTAGCAACCGAAGTCGTAAGCGTTGTAGATACGACTTTCGTGTAGGCTCACATCGTTGAACTTGTGGTTAGTTAGCCAACCAATTAGCTTACCGCCATTATCTACTTCGCAACCAACACGGAATCCGAAGATAGTGAAGAACTTATCTACTTCACTGACAGCCACACCTTTTTGGATACCTTTACCTGCCCATTCACCTGCGATTTCGATAGGGAATGCTGGGTGCTTGCCGTAATATTTTTTGTACTGAGCAATGAACTTCTCAAATAGTTCTTCTACAGGCTGTTCTAGCATGTAGTTACAGAAGCCAGAGTTATCATTGTGGGTATCTAGTACACGGCTCTTAGACTGGAAGTGGATAGTACCATCTTCTAGCATAACCATACTACCGTTAGTACCGTGGATTTTAACAGTACCAACCATAGGCACTAGAGAACCTGCCGGAGTGTTATGTTGTAGGAATTTAGCTGCGTTACGGAATTGACCGGTGCTTGGGTATTTAATTGCTTCCATTATATCTTCTCTCTTACTTAATTGCGCATTTGGTGTTAAAAACTTCTAGTGCTTTGTCTTTTGCTTCTTGAGGATACCCAGACTCAGGTACTTCTGCTAGCTCTTCACAAGTATAGTCTTGCCAATATTCGGTACTGTTGATGTTGCCCTTGATAAGCTCACCAATAAATAGACCTGCAATTAAGCATAGAGGTAGCATTAACATTCTCATAGAGTTACTCCTGGTAGTAGTTTGACAACGTTATCATATTGTGAACCAATAAATTTAGCTGTCTTTTTATTATAACGGTATTTAAATGTGTAGCAACGACGGCTGTTGTATGCTACTTCAACTTGGTTAGCTGTGAACTCAGTACACAAGATATTAGACAGAGAGCGAGCAACATCTTGGAATGTATGGAAAGTATGACAGCCTCTAACATTACCGTTATGGTAGCCAATCATATGATTCATTGATACTTTAAAGCCACGCTTATCTTCAAAGAATTTGTGACCACGCTCGTTTTGTGTTAGGTAGAAGCCCAACACGTTAGCAAAGTCGATTAGGCTAGCTAGTTGAAGTTTTAATGTGTCTTTAACAATCATGCGTATTTATCCTCTGTTTCTTTACGATTTAGTTTAGCCGCTGCAAGTTGATAGCCTACTTCACCACGCTTTACTTTAGCTTCGTAGAGTTGCTTTTGTAATTCTTCTATCTTGCTGTCTAGCATATCAGCTTGACGTTGGTGTTGTTTTTCTACTTCACGAGCCTTCCATAATAGGTGTTCAGGGAAGTTAGACTTAACTACGTAATGTACTTCAGGGTCGTATTCTTCTAGGTAGCAATATGTAGTACGCTCTACTGTTTCAGACCAATCTTCGTACCAACCACCTTCGTCGTCACAGTTTTCGCAACCGTCGCCTTGACATTCCATGCACATTTCATATTCTTCATGTCCATCGGCATGAGTCTCACGTTCTTCCCATAAACGCTCCTGAGCATCTTCGTGGGTCATTGGCTCGCCTTTGTCCATTAGGTGAAAACTAGAAGGACTAGGCATATGCCATAGACGACCGCTACCAACTCTGTAAACCCACACTTTCTTTTCTGTATTTTCCATGACAATCTCCGTCTCTCAACTTTATGTAACTATTATACGTTTATTTTACCAAACGAGCAAGTTCTTTATTAAGGTTTTTGCTAACGTCTTGCACATCCCAATGGTGGTCTATGTCTTCCATCTCGATAATAATCTTACCGAAATGTGAATCTTCAATTTCCCACACTTTCTTGGTGGTGTTGAACTTAGCTACGCCAAAACCTTCAATAAACGGGTCGCCTAGGCAGTCCTTTTGGTGGTAGAACATTTTAGCAAGGTTCTCTGCTAAATCTCCTAAATCGTCGCAGCCCCAAAAGTAATTACGCCAAGCATCTTTAGCATTGTCGTCAATGAAAAATTGCTGTGCTTTTTCTGGGTCGCAGAATACGATTACTGGCTCAGTTTGTAGGTTTACTTCAAATGCCTTCATATCTTCACCTTACATGTATTTTTCAAATAGGTAGTTCTTTAGGTTACGTTCACAACGATTTAGCTCGCCCTGTAACGCACTTTTAGCTAGCCAGGCGTCTTCTAGCTCTCGGATAGCTTTATATGCCTTCTTTGTTACCTTTAGCCCGTCTGTGCCTTCGGCTTGGATTTTATTAAGGCGCTCAATTTTATCAACGCCAGCCCCAAAAGCATGTACAGCCTTACCTAGTTCAGCACGTAAACGTTTTTCAATCAAATCTGTCATTTCTCGTCTCCAATATAAGTACAAGATGCGTTAAGTTTATCTATGTCGCCTTTGGTGCTTTGGCGAATCTGGTAAACTACTTGAGACTTAGCAGCCTCACACTGCTCCTTTGTAGGAAAGGTTTCAGTGGTGGTAGCTAGAAAACCATACTTGAAGAAAGTAGTGGCGAAGTAGGCAGTAACACTCATTAAATACATATTCAATCTCCGTTTCTCAACTTTATGTAACTATTATACGTTAAAAGGCTTGCCGAAGCAAGCCTAATTTTAATTAATCTACTAAAGCAGACCAAGAAATTGGAAAGAGTGGTCTTATAACTGAGTCTAATTCTTTAGCGAACTCTCTCACTTCTTCCTGCGCTCCAGGAGCACTTCGTTCCTTATAAATGTGAGCCATCGCAAGTAGATTACCCGTCCATACCCATTCTGTCATCATAGATTGAGGGAGAACCATTCTAGCCATTTCTGGAGCCACTCCATCGGAGAGAAGTCTATTATAGAACTCCTCACAATGCTCGATAAAGTGATCATAGCCTAGCTTAATATTATCATTATCTGGGTGTGTACCTGCGCTCCCCTGCTTTATACTACCTTCAGGTGCTGCTCTCCATTTTTCAGGAATAAAGAACTCTACATTAGATTTTACATAACGTCTAGATACTTCATTCCAAGATAAACCTGCTTGGTGTTTACCTAACTGCCGTGCGATAAAAATAGGTGCTTTACAGCGAATACTTAGTGAAGTGTGTCTGAATGGGGTTAAATGTTTATGGTTGGCTAGGTACTTGATTAGTTTATTCCGTCGCTCCACGGAGTAATTCTCTGGAATTTCATTCCAGACACCAAAATCAGCAAAACTAACACGAGCACTGTTAGCAATAGCGTTGTCGCTACCATGAAAATCTAATAATTCTATCAATATATTCTCCCACGAATATAAAAGGCTACCTAGGTAGCCTTTTCTTTTATTTACTTTAATTTATTATTCGAAATGCGAGTCAATTCGAGCACGGATTTCAGCAAGTGAGGTACGTTTAACGAACTCACCGTCTTTGAAGATAGTTTTTAGGCAGTTTTCGTCAGAAGCTTCCTGCTCTGGAGTAACGTCTGCCACTAGACGGTAGCTATCGCCGTCTTTTACGACCATCAGCAAGCCTTTAGCAGACTTTTTGCTCTGGTCAGTTTTAGGGTCTTTGCTAATAGCAATGTGATTGCCTTCACCAACTTGAATGTCAGTAGCTTTAATAGCAAAGCCGTGAGTATCACGAGTAACGTACTGGTATGTGAACGAACCAATACCAAGGACTACGCTAGGAACGAAACCTTTAGCAATCAAACGATTAATAATTTGGTCTTGACGTTCTAGAGTAATAGAGTCACCGTAGATAGCTCCAATGTGTGAATCTAGTAGACGTAGACCATCAACTTCTGTACCACCGAAGGTATCCCATAGACATTCTACTAGACCTTTCACTTCGTGCTCTGGAATTGGTTTACCAAAACCAACACGTCCATCTAGATTGATAGACGCACGACGCCACTGTCCTGCAATATCTACAACTTTACCTTCTACTTCAAAGAAGCCGTCAAGTTTAGCGTATGCTTCGTCGATAGTATCGTAGAAGTAAGGGTGTTTTTCCAAACCACACAAGATTTCAACTGGGTCGCCTGAGTCTGGGCGAATAACCACTGTACCATCACGAGACATGATTAGGTCTTTAATTTGTGGTAGGTATTGAGTTACCAACTGCCAGAAGTCCCATGTGTCCGAAACGATAGAGATAATACCGTTTGGAGTAACGTTGCTAATCAAGTGAATCAATGATTCTAGCTCGTTCTCTGTTTCGTATGAACACATTACTGAGTGTTCTGTAGCATCAACAGAAGCCATTACTAGCTCTTTGTCGATACGAGCATCATAGTATTGTTCCATTGCTAGACCTGATACCATAGAGTCTGTACCGACGAATGAAGTCAAGTGACCATTCTGCTCTGGTGCAAACATACCCCATAGTCCACGAGCAGAGAAGTCGTGACCCATGAACTTAATCATGCCGCCAGCACGTAGTGCAGGTACTTGTTCAAAGCGAGAGCGGTAAGCAAACGCAGTAGTTGCAGATGTTACTGCTGGCCAATATTCAGCACTGAATGGAGTTTCTAGCAAGTTAGTCACCCAACCTAGACCTTCCACAGTGTTATGAATAGTGTATGGTGGCACACCGTAAGGTACAAGAGAACCTTCGGGTAGTGACTTAACTTCGATTGGCAGATAACCAACATCGTGTAGTTTAGCAATATGGTCTACGCTAATTTTCTTGCCTAGGTAGCCAGAGATAACACGTTGGTATTCTGCTAGAACTGCTTCTTTAGGGTGTTTGAAGAAGTTCTCGTTCCACAATGTGTTTAGCTTCTGTAGAGCCATTTGGATACCAAAGTGAACGATTTCAGCGTTATTTGGTACGTTCGAGTGTTTATTAAAACGGGCAGTACCGTTACTGTATACATGAGTAGTGCCTAGGCGGTAAGCAAACGGGTGGAATACTTTGTAGCCGTCAGTGATAAGTGCTGCTAGGTAAGGGATGTTGTATGACATAGATTATTTCCTTCTCTTTAATTTATGAATATATTATACGTAAATTTAGCTAGTTAAGCAATTACAATTTAAAAATAGTTACGTCAACGCCTGAATTATCAAATACTTTGTGAATCATTGGGAGCACTACATTATCCCAATCACCCCCTGCTAGACCGCAACCAATCAGAGGTAAACCCAACGTTTTCATGTCGTCTTTTAGCATATCCGCTAACACTCTCCACAGCCCTTTCTCTAGCGCATCGTAGTCAGTATTTCTACCTGGGGCTACTTTATGAGCGTGCCAATGATATTGTCCATATACATTGAATACTACTGCACCGTTGGGATGTGCAGCTAAAGACACACTACCCAACTTAGATTTATCCCCAGGCACAGTCATATCGTCTGCCTGTCTAAGACCAGGAACTGCTTTAGCTAGAAGAGGCGCAATGCCTCTCCCCATTCTACAAAAACAGTTACACTGGTGAGCGTATGCATCTAGATGGTCTTTTGATTGTAGGTGTTTGACCATATCACCTTTTACTACTTTAATCATACATCTTTACCTTCGTTGAATGCTAGTACATTAGCTTCATTGATATAACCACCAATAAAGTTATGAATGAATACATAGTCAATATCTTCACGGATTGGGTCTAGCCCTTTAGAGAAGATACCATGAGTAACATATAGACCTACTTTCTTAGCTCCACGCTCTTTTAGTTTCTTAGCCAAGAACTTGAATGAAGCTCCACCATCTGAAATATCGTCTACAATTAACACATTTTCAGGCACTTCATCTTGCACTAGGTCACACTTAACAATGTCGCCAGTAAGTACATCACGGATTTTTAGACCCTGAATCCAGTCTCGTTTTTCTAGAGCAAACGCTACATCAAAGATTTTCTTAGCAGCACCAAGGTCTGGAGCACACAAAGTAAACTCTGGCATATAGCGATTAATATGAGGCTCCATCATGCTAACCAAGGATGCTTGGTCTAGTACAGTAGCATTATTGATTAATGCTACACTAACATCTGAGTGAGGGTCTTCTACCATTACTTCATCGAAGTCCATTGCATTGATAAGGTTAGCAAAGACTTTCATTGGCATCGGCATACCGAAACCAAACTTACGGTCAGCGCGGGCGTTAGGGATGTATGGCATATTTAGGGCGATACGTTTCCAGTTGATACAGGTTTCAGCACGCATTTGGTCTAGTGCGTCTTTTACCAGAAGTAGACGTACAATATCACGAGTAACGTCTTTAAACTTAACTGACACGCATACAAAGGTTGATTGTGTAAGGTCTACATTAGTCTTGCGAATAGTACAGGTTTCTGCTCCATCTGAGAACTTAGTGAAGCCTACTTGTAGTTCGTAAGATTTAGAACCATTACACATAATGCTAATATTTGACATGTTGTTTCCTTCTCTTTAATTTATGTATATATTATACGTAAAAAAGGTTGCCGAAGCAACCTAAGATTTAAAATTTATACTCTACGATAGCAGTAAAGAATGTACCGCCTACTATAACCGCAGGACTCCAATGCTCATCATAATCGAATTTTATGTATGGCAACGCTCCCAGACATATTTTACCTGTACACGCAGCCAATGTTTGTTTCTTCTCATACCCATAGATAATACTAGGTACTACTCCAATAGTAATACCATCCCTGTGTATACTAAAGTCTTTTCCTAGTAATAGGCTATGATTTTCAAAGCTATTATAAAAATAGCCTCCTACGTAACCATCTTTTTGATAGAATAGCAACGGGTTAATGTTATTTCGGTCGTCCTCAAAATGGTATGAGAAGCCACCTAGGTAGATGCTGTCATCCGCAGCAGCATCGAAAGAAAAGCCTAGCGTTAATACTAGGCATACCAATGTTATTACATATTTAATCATAATATATTAATCCCTGCAACTAAGAATACTATAATTATTACAGCATAACCACATACAACAAAGAATGCTTGGGTATCTCCTAAGTCACGCCAGGTGCTGTAAATTGGCTGCTTACGCCTGCCAAAGAACTTTGTCTCGCGTTCTTCATAGTGGGACAATCGCATAAGACGTATGAAACTACGAACTACAATAGTAGTTACACCAGTAATTAAGAAGAACATAGTCCATTGCGATATACTTAATACCTTCCATAGTATAATTGCGGCAGTGAACTTACCTGCGGGTGTCTGCAAGAACTCATTAGTAGCTACCCCTACTTCACGTGCAGCTACACCGATAGCTTTAGCAAACTTTAAGGAGATTTCTGACCATTTATCCATCTTTTCAACGGTAGCGTCAGATACTTCCCCTGGTATTTGTGTGATAGTGTCAAGCTTTGCCTGCTCACACTGAATTATCATTTGTTGTTTAGTGGCTTTATCCAAGCCACTAATGTTATTAACTGATTGTGCACAGCTACCTGCAAATGCGTTAAAAGATAGGGTAGCAGCAAGTAATACTAGAAACTTTTTCATTAGTGGTGATCCTCTGTTTCAGTGTTTTCAATTTTAAGCATTTGTTTTACTGCCCAATCTAGAGGCAGGATTTTACCGTGAGCATCGAAGCCTACATCCATAGAACGTCCAGTACCTGGTAGTGACCCATGGGAGTGCCCATAAAAGTGAACTGCTCCACGATGTTGTTGATTCCAAACACGCATCGCATAGTGGAACATACAAATTTTGATTTTATTATAAGTAACTTCGAGATATTCGAACTTGTTGTGAGACTTCAACTGATTTCGAATGGTCTTATCATGGTTGCCCATTACAAAGATAATTGTACCATTCAATCGGTCTAGGATACCCTGAGTTTTATCCATCCCTGCGAATGAAAAGTCTCCAATGTGGAAGACTACATCATCTTCACCCACAATAGAGTTCCAATGTGCAATAAGTGCTTCATTCATTTCATCGCGTTCAGCCCAAGGACGTGTTTTTGGACAGAACTTCATGATGTTAGTATGAAAGAAGTGTAGGTCAGACGTGATAAAGTAATTCACATCTGGGTTTAGTTTTGCTCCGAACTGTAGACGCATATCTTCTCCTTATAGACGGATGTTGGCACGTAGGCGTTGACGTTGGCGTGTTAATGTTTCTTCTGGCACATCGTGTACTGAATCATTGCCGTGACGGTTCTCAACCACTAGGGTGGTTACTTCATAGCCGTATTTCTCCGCTAAGTCAAAGTACGGCTTCATTTCTTTTTCTGTAGTGAAGGTGTTATGCACAATAATGTGGTGCATCTCACAAATCATAAGACCGTCAACTTGGTCTTGACACCATTGATGCGCTGCATGTAGCTTGTTAACATCAAATAGATACTTACCTTCAAACATGAAGTAATCGTCAGCAGCAACAGCACGAGAGTATCGCATACCTTGTTCCATTGACTTAGCTAGAGTAGTTTTGCCAGAACCAGACACACCACGAATCAAATATAGTTTTTTCATTATTCTTGCTCCCATAAACATTCAAGTAAGTATTCACCAATATCAGCTAGCTTAGTTTCTAGCTCTTCGGCGTATGCAGCGTCTTCAACACCTGAGATAGTGAAAGAGATAGTGGTAAGTGTTACACAGATCTCTCCACCAAACTCTCCTAGTCTCTCTACAAGTTCGTCCTTAATCTGACAAAAATCACTTTGGCACATAGTTACATCGCAGTAACTACTTGTACCAAAACTCACGACTACATCATACTTAGAAATAATCATAACAATCTCCTCAATTTCTACAGATATTATATCAAAGCTTCCTTGCTTTGGCAATTTAAAAAGCGTTGTTTTTGTCGAACCAGCACTCAATCAGTTCACGACGCTCTTGGTCTTTTAGTGTTTTCCACATATCTCGACCGATGTACCGAGCCACGTAATCTACAAAACCGAAGAACTCCTCATCCTTTAAGCTCTTTTTAAACTGTTCTGGATTGTCAAACAGCTGTTCTACACGGGCTTTACCTAGACGCATAAGTAGTTTCTTGGACAGGTAGTGTGGAGTCTTGTACTTAAACAAGTGCTCGTCGTTAAGTGCTGAACACACCATAACACCTTCTGTTTTAGATGCCTTAGCTCGTGCTAGGATATTTTCCAGAGTATCTAGACGATGCTCTGGACGACGCCAACCGAAATGACGTGCAAGTTTATCTAGCTCTTTCTCTGTAAACTGCTCTTCTTCGCATTCTTCGCCCTCACCAGTATGGCGGCAACCGATCAAGTAGATACCTACCTGCTCTGGTACAATATGTGGGTCGTCTTGGTGACATACTTCGAACATCAGTGTGAAATCTGGATGAATTTCATCAATGTGACGAGTATGCTCTAGAAACATATCTTTAACCATCTGCGCATACTCTGAGTCTAGTGTACCAGTAGTAGAGTACAACATACCATACTCTGAGGAACGAGTAACACAACCCAGGAAACCATTGAGCTTGTGTACTTCACGGTACAGACAGTCTTTTCGTAGCTCGTTACCAGTACCGTTTTCACCATAGTTGAATACTTTTTTGAATGGATTAATAATCACATTCCAGTCAGCATCAACCACGCGACCACGACACTCAAGCAAGCGTTCGTCTAGATGCCACAAGTTTTTGAAGAATACCGAGCGGTCGTACTTCAATACTTTTAGTCCATTATCATATTCTTTAGCTTTAACCAAGCCACGGTCAATCAAATCTTGTACGTTGAATTTCATACTAACTCTCCACCACATTCATTACAGTCACCAACTTCACCCATGTCACCCCACCACATGCAATCTTCACAGCGGAATAGCTCGAATTTAGCAGCTAGACTAGGAAAATCCCAGTTTAACTCGTCACGAACTTCATTGCTGAAGCCAAACTCTTTTTGCCAGTATTCAGCATTACAACCTGTATCACAAGTACCTGCAACTGAATCTACGATTTCGTACTGCTGCTCTTTTGTAAGGTGTTTGTCCCAAAAATCTGCCATAAGACTATCTCCGTTTCTCAACTTTATGTAACTATTATACGGTTTTTAACGTTCTTTAGCAATTAAAGAATCAAATGTTCTAGCCCACCTGGTTCAAAGTGGTTTCGGATAATGCGGTGATTTACCCAACCACCATTATCCCATTCCATTATTGTGAGTCCGTATTTTCTATCGCCGCCATCAAATACTGAACCAGTATCAATCCACATTTGATTCCCAAAGCTAGTAACACTGTCACGAACAGAGTGCCCATGAATAGTGTAGTCAACCCCACGTATTTTAGAAAATCTACGACCTTTAATAGCGTCACGTCCCCAAACTGCTCGATTGTCGTCAGGGAAGTATTTACCAGCTCGTTGAACATAGTCGTCCCAGACTTCTGTTGGTGCTTCTGCATGTGTTACTCCAAATTTAGTGTTTTCGTATCTTAATGTTAGAACAAGAGGGAACTCCTGCTCTACTTTTCGCAGAATACCTTCAATCATAGCCTGTGGGTAGTCCATCATCCACCCGCCGCCATTCATAATCCAGCTCGCTGCTTGGTTGTTTTCTCCGTGTAACAAACCTTGGATAGCCATATCTTCATGGTTTCCACGAACCGCCAAAGCATTCTCAGTAAACAAAAAGAAGTTTAGCACATCTAGGTTTTGTTCTCCACGGTCTATTAAATCTCCTACAGAAATAATAATATCCCTGTAGTTAAACTGTACTTGGTCTAAGAAGAACTTGAGAGCTTTCCAGTCCCCATGCAAGTCCCCTACAAAGTAAATATTTCGTCTATCTGTAATATCAATTACGCTCATGGTAGTAATACTCCTATAATAAAACAAATCACTGTTACAGGTAGGCTAGTAGTAAAAACAAAACCTATAACTCCTAGAGTACAACCCCAAAGTAACCTTTCTTTCATATATTATCTCCCTGGTTGAAGATGTAAGGTTGCCATAGCAACATTTATAACTTGCTTCTCAAATATTCTCGAAAAATTATTATGAGGATAGCAAAATTCACCAGAAGTGACTTTAACTAGCCCTATCATATGCGATATTTCACATCGCCACTCACCTAAGTCGTTTCGAGTGAGTTTAAGGTGAAGTGTTGGCTTATCTTCCAGTATATTCTTTGCAAAATTCACATATTCGTATGTTGGATTATGAGAAGTAATGTGATAGCCTAACTTTGAAAGTGATTTTTTGTGTTCTTCAAATTCAGCCTTTATTTTATCAAGTTTTACCACGTCTAGCAAAGCTTGTTTTTCTTCATCTGACAACATGCTAAACTTTTTAGCAAATTGATCTATATTCGCCATATTCTTTCTCCTATAACAATTCCGCGCATTCTATTAACGTACCATGTCTTAAATTGTAGCCCTTCTATAGTTCTTATAGGTTTATTGTACATTTCATCCGTAAGAAAATCTCTCAATTTCCTAGAAACTACAGTCCAGTTAGAATCATCCTGCAATGCCTGTAATATTTCTTGTTTTTTCATTTCTGCATATATTAGTTTTGTCTTGCGGTTTATTTTATCTATCATACCAAAGAATGCTATTGACATAATTAATATAGTAGCTGCAAATAAAACTGCGGACTTAGTATAATACAGCACAAGGGACGCTACTACTGAAAAATAAGTCCAAATACCGAAGTAACATACACCAACGCAGATTTTACCCGCGCCTCGCCGCCAATTCATAGAATCCTCCAAGTGTTACGTGTGCATATACGAAAAAAGCCACCCGAAGGTGGCTAATGTAGTTAATTGTTACTTATCTGATAGGTTTTGAGACTTTTCCATCATACCTAGAGCACCAAAGCCTGTGATAACATCTAAGTTTGACTGCATTTGAGTACCACCTGAACCGTTAACGTAGTTTTGTGGCATTTCTACCTTGAAGTTACGTAGGTTGTCGTACATAGTCTTAGCAATGTCACGCTGTACTTCTGCTAGGTAAACTTCCTTATTCTTAGCTAGCGCATCGTACTTAGCTTTAGTAACTACTGCTTCTGCTAAACCCTTCTCTTTAATGGCTAGAGCTTCATATTTAGCTGCCATAGAGTTTGCTTTCTGGATGCCTTCGTTGGCTTTAGCAATGTCTAGTTCACGTTGTTTGTCGATCTTAGCTAGGTCGGCTACTTTTTGTCGTTCAACTGTTTCTCGTTGAGCAGCAGCTTTAGCTAGAGCGATTTCTTTAGCAGCACCGATTTCGGCTGCATCTTTTTCACGAAGCATTTTTTGTTTAGCTTGGATACGTTCACGATCACCTTTTAACTGCTCTGTAATCGCTTTTTGACGTTCAGTTTCTTGCTCTTCTTTAATTGAAGCGCGTTCGCGAATACGGTCTTTTTTCTTCTGCATGAAATCTTGCAGGTCTTTTTCCGGTACTGGGTCTCCTGTGATAGAAATCTGAACAATTTTAACGCCAAGCGTTGCTAGTTGAGATTCCTGACGTAACGGCTCGTTAGTTTCAGGGTCTCGCTGAATTTCAGCTTTATAAATAATAGATTGACCTTTAGATATCTGCTTAGAGTCAACCTCTACACCGGCGTTAGCGGCTTGGCGAGTAACTTCTACTGGTACTCGTTTTGTGAGGTATAGACCGTTTCGTGCCTGATCTGATAGTCGATTTTTAAACTCGTTGAAACCACCCTGCATGAAGTCTTCACCAGTAAACTGATTAGCCGTGTAAGCCATTAGGTCTGTAAGGCTGGCTGCATAGGTATTGCGTAGTAAATTGTATTTACCTTTTGCAATGCCGTTAATGTACTCGATCTTTTCTGGGTCTGCTGGCATCTGTAGACGAAAACAGATGTTAAGACCTACTTTATATGTGTCGCTGAAGGTTACAGAATACATATCTTTGTCTAGGCTTGCGGAGTCGTCTTCACGTTGATCGAAACACACTGTAGATACTTCTGTGTATTCATTTTTAGAGGTGATAAACGGGGTACGCCAATGTAGGCCTGGTTCTGTGTAAACTGTTACGTCACCACCTGCCTGTCGTACTGCTGCAAACTCACCGTCGTCTAGTGAGAACGTACCGATAAATAAGGTACCTAGAGCTAAGGTTCCCGCTACAAGTCCTGCAATTGTCTTACCCGATAGTTTGATCATTAAGTATTTCCTTTGGTTGTTTTATCAATTTATGTGATTATTATAGCGGGTTTTCACCCGCTATAGCAACTGTTATTTTGAGATTTTTGCCACGATGCCTTCAGCACCTTTTTCTAGGTTAGCAACCACTTTGTCGATAGCTTCTTCAAAAGGAATAGCTTTTGATAGCTCGTAACCTGCCTGGGTGATACCAGCTTGAGTTACTTCACGAACGTATGGGTTATCAACACCTTTGATTTCAACAATCGCTTGAACCATTTGAGCACATAGCAAATCAGACATACCTGATTTTAGTGCAACATCCACTGGGTTTTCCATTTTGAAAAGCTTCATTGCGATTTTCTGCATGAAAGTCGGTTTGAACATAGCGTTCAACAGTGGGCGGATAGATTCTTTGATTAGTTTGTTTGAAGCACGACCCGCGTTCAAGTAACCTACTTGTTTTAGAGCTTCTTTGTTTACGTTAATCATGCCTGCTTTTACTTGAGTTGCTTTAGTCATATCTTCTTTACCTTTTAGAATAGTTTCGTTTGAAATAGTTGTTGAGGCTGCTTTTTCAAGCATTTCTTTGGTAATGAATACATTACCTTCTGGTGTGTTTGTTAGTTCCCATGGGTTTGGTCGCTTGTCTCTTTTGACAGTAAAAGGACTATTCCCCATACCACGACGACCTACCATGCTCCAAGATGAAGATGCCAATGATGGTTCCTCTAATTCTGCAATTGCCTCTGCCGCAGCAGGAGTAATACTGCCTTCATAGTCGGGGTCTAGACGACCTCCGCTAATTGGTTTTTCTTTACCTTCTAGCCAACGTGTACGCATGTCACAAAGACTAGCGATATGGTCTTGAAAGTCATTGAACGCTGCTCGTTCACTGCCAGTCATAGTTGCCAATACTGCTCTAGGGAATAGAGGCATTAGGTTAGTAATATCTTGTGCCGTAATACAACCGGAGTCTAAATCCACACCGCGTACAGTATCATCGTCACGGTACAGTGGGAAAATTAAACGTCCACCACAAGTAATAAACGCTACCCCTTCCATACCTTTCTTAGATTCAGCCCAGAAGTCGAAGCGAGCTTCAAAGTTAAATCCGTGTTTAGAAGGCTTCCCATTAGCCCAAGAAAAATAATCTTTGAAGTTGCTTGGGATACTGATAATACCACGAGACTTTTCAAAGATTTCAGCAATATTTATACTGCCGATAACAGCCCGTGCTTTTGGGACATTCTTCGTTATCCCAAACGCCAGCTCTTGGGAGAGTAACTTACCCTCCATTCGTTTATTTAACATTTTAATCTTCCTTCTCTTTAATTTATATGTATATTATAGAGAATTTAACGCTGTTTAGCAATTGTTATTTTAAAGTTCTTAGCGCATCAGCGTAAACTTCTTGAAAAGACCACTTGTCTGTGTCCATAGCAATAGCTAAGGTAGACTTTTTATATTCATTTAAGCACTGTTTTGTAACTAACCCACGTTTATCACCAGGGTCTTTATCTAGAGCGTCATATAGGCTTTCTTCAAACAGTTGACAAGATGTGGCTAACCGCTCCTGTGCTTCCATTGCAAAACTTAATCTAGCAGCGCCGAAAATGACAAGGCTAATACAAAGCATTACGGAAAACACCCATCCCAAATCAAACTTTAACTTCATTGAGCCTTTCATTTCATCTCCCCCTCTGGATCTAGTGAGTCCAGTGAGCTTAATATATGCCCTGATACTTCACCATCCCGATAGCCTTCTTTATACCCTCTACAATATGCGGCTATTAGTGAGGCAAAGACTACCAAAACACCTACAATAGCCGTAATACCTATCCAACTCATTTTCGGGTACTCCCGAAACCAAAAGTTGGCTTAGGCATCAGCTTAGCGTTAATGGCATGAAATAGGACGTTTCTATTAGTTTTATTATTTTCCCAAGTATCTGGGAACATCCAATGCCATTTTCCCTGTGCCAACCGTGCTCTCAGTCTTTCTAAGTTACCTGGGTGTGTATCGTCTAGGAACTTATTAATTTCTGGTACTTTAATGTTTTGTTGCATGGAGTTTCTCTCCCATTGCCTTTTCTATTTCAAAATGGTTAGTCAAATTAGTTAAGCAAGCCGTCGCTTTATTTAACTCACCAGAAATAGCTTGGGCTAACGCTGGGTCTGCAATAGCGATAGGCTTTAACATTGAAATTGCATTCAATATATGTACCCCTGCTTGGGCATTGATATTAGTAATGTTATAAAGTGCAATACCAATTAGTCGTAAATTCTCTGAATTAACGCATTCTTCGACTTTCTTGATAAAGTCCTGTTGTGTCATTAAACTATCAATAGGGTCTTGTGGTACTACAACTTTCATACTAATTCCTTACTATTACGGTTTTCGCCTTTCTAGGCGTTTGGTCTTTACCAGAAGCTACTGATTGTACCTCTGGAATGTTTTGGTACAAATATATAGTACAGTCATTTGTCTTAGTACATGTAGCTTGAATCGCTCGTAGCGGAAATGGTTTTTCTACTGCTTCTAGACGAAGTTTCTGTACGTAAGCTCCTGCGAAGAAGCTCGCCACACAAAAACTAATTACTGCAAATCCACCCAAGTATATCTTCACGTCTTGCTACCTTACCGGTTAATCCGTACATGTATCCAACCCAGCCACGACCAAATGGGAATTTCTCGAACTCATAATGTTCTAGGAACTCTTCTTTTGTTAGTTCGGTTTCCGTTGGAAGTATTGTGAATTGGGATTCACCAAAAATTTGCTTAACTACTTTACGAAAAGTAGCAGTTGACATATGCAGTTTTAGGCTTTTGCATATGTAGTGTTTATCTAGCCAACCTTCCTTAGTCAGATATTCTTCCTGAATGTGTGCAGGAAATGACTTATCTTCTGCGTGATACGTTGGCTTAATTTTTTCTTCTAAAAATTCTTTTAATTCTACTGACACGAAATCCCCTTAACGTCATACTCATAGTCACCAATACAGCGGAAGAAGTCCCAAAATCCCCACGCAAATGTGGTCATTTGATAAGCTGCACCGATTTCTCCTGTGTTTACAGCATTTAAACAGTATGCAAACACTACTAGGAATGAGGTAAATAACCAGAAGCGGTCTTGTTGTTTTACGGATAGAACCATTGTGATTTCTCCATTTTAACTAAATGTGGTGTACCATCTTCTTCGAACACCTCAAAGTGATTCGGATGGTGAGAGGTAGCCCATGTCTTACGTTTACAACGAATAAACTCGTCGCCAACTTTAACATAGATAAACAAGTCTACTGGAGGTAGAGTATTATTTACGTGCTTTGGTACGTTTACCACGGTTGCTCTCCATTTTCTTAACTTTCTTTTCAGCAATTTCTGCGCGAGTGCGAAGCTCTAGTACTTCACGTTCTAGACGACGCTTATCGTCTTCTAGGTTTGCAAAAGCATTGCCACGTTCTTTGCTACCGTCAAAAATACGCCATAGGGCTTTCTTAGATAGCTTATTTACTTCATGAGGCATATCATGAAGATTTAGCATCAAACCTACTGCATATACAAGCTCAGGTTTGTCGTAATCATTTGCTGCTTTTTCAAATTCTTCTTTAGCCATGCTAATCTCCTTTCAAACTATGCGTATATTATATAAAAATTAAGTCAGTTAAGCAAGTCAAGTTTTAATTAATTAAGCACCGAAGTGCTCAAGTAATTCTTTAAGTCCCGCTAAGGTTAGTTTATTAAAGTCGGCATCACAATTAAATAATTGCTTAACTGCTGCCGCGTATGGGGCTTTGACTCTGCCTGTTGGCATATCAGGGTACTCTACCTGATTTTCGTGCATAGCTATTAGAGCTAGCTTAACTTTTTGTAAGTCTGGTAAGGTTAGTTTAAGTAAACAGTCCATACCTTCATGACCCATAAGCTCACGAATATCTACTAGAACATCCGCTTTAGTAGTTTTCTTAGCTTTAGCAGACGCAACCGTACCAGTGGACTTTTTACCAAGTTTACGATACATCTTAGCTTTTAGCTTCTTAGATTCTTCGGAATCTGGGAAACGACCCATTAAGATAAGGTCGGTAGCTTTAATACCAAAGTAATCGCATTGTTGTCGGTAAAATCTGTCGCCCATAAATTCCGGTGCTCCACGTTTAGTCCAAATAGAGTAATCTGTAAATTCTTCGCCTAGCGTGTGCTTAGACTGCCAATGGATGTTTTGCTCACCCATCTCAACTGCTGTCATGTGCATCTTATCTACAATGTAGTAGAGACGATAAATGTCAATAGCTGTTAACGTAGCAAAGGTGGACTTATCATCCCAAGTATCAGCAGATTTAAGCCAATCTGCTGTAGCATTAGCAAAAGGTGTACGTAAGTCGGGTACTGGATGGAACTCTGGAGTACGAGGTAATGATCCATCACGCATAATACTTGCAATATGGTAAGTATTACCAAAACGATACTCTGCTTCTTCAACAAGCGCATATACTAAGTCCCATAACCACTGATAGTTGGACAAACCTTGTCTAGCCCATACCGTACAGGGATGATTTTCGTGAGCTTTCTTATATGGGTCGCCAGATTTATTTAACGGAACTTTATTACCCCAATAAATTAGAGCTGTAGTAAGCATCTGCACTCCCTCTTTCATCTGAGAGATTACATGCTTATCACAGTGATACTGCGCAGCCATCTTGGGGTCTAGGTCTAATACAAAAATATTCAAAAGACAATCTCCTAACTTTATGTAACTATTATACGCTTTTTAACAGCGTTTAGCAATTATAAAGATAAATAACGTAACCCAGTTGTGTATTTTTCAATTAAGTTAATGCGGCTGTTAGCTAGAGAGGTGCGAAGGTTTACCATCATAGCCGCTTTCTTAACTACCAGAGAGATTGGGTCACGAGTAGCGCGAGACCACTGAGCCTCCCAAGACTCTTTCGACACTTTAGTTAGGTTGAGAACACACTGAGCAATACGAGTCCCAAAAGTACGCTGTACATCTGCTAGTGTACAATCTGTATCTTCAATAATATCGTGCAACAAAGCCACAATACGTGCTAAATAGCGTTCTGTTCGTGTAAACGAAGAGCTACGAGTAAGCTCAATTACTGTTTTCTCTACTTCTTTGATGTGTGCCTCGAAGTAATCGTCGTCGAAAGCGTATTTTTGACCAGCATGTAGGTCTTTTGCCCACTGTTCGGCTGTTGCTAGTAGGTGTTCTAATTTTTCAATCTTCATAAGCTCTCCTTAATTTCTTTATATATTATATGAAAATTTTTTATGTTTGACAATTCAAGAAATAAAAATGGGAGCCGAAGCTCCCATAAATTTACAGTTTAGCACGGTTGTCCCAACGTGCTTCTACTTTTCTTGTATCAATGTGAGTGAATGAACGGTAGCGTCCAATACCGTATTTACCTGGATAAGTTTCCATTAAATACTCTGCTACCATATCAGGGAATACGCCAGAAACACGTACATCGGCTGCCCTACCGAATAAGTGTTGAGACTTAGCTGCTCCTCCCACTTTTTTATTATGCTGTACACAACGACAACCACTATCAATAAACACTAGCTTATTACCAAAGTGCTTTTTAAGTCTCTTCAGTACTTGTAGTAGTTCCGCATCTACAGTATCATACCCACATCCGCATTTACATGCGAACTCTTTACGACTGAACCCAGTCCATAATTTTCCGAAAGGTAATGACCATCCCATATTACTTTGATCTCCCAAGTGCCCTTGCTTGTGGATTACATACCCTTTCTAGATATGCTTCCAATAGAGCCTTTTCATTTTTATCTTCAAAAGGTTTTTCCGCCCAAGCTATACCAATGTAACCAGAGTAGCTATTTGCCTGGTTAAATATAGGGCAAGTGTACATATATTTAATGCCTAGAGATTGATATTCTAGTCCATTAGTTACAAATGCCCCGCGTAATGGTAGTTTATTTTCAAACAGTATTGATTCATTACGACCCACCAAATGATTTTGATAGGTCGTACTTGCCTTGTCAATAACTGCCTTCCTTAGTTTGGACGGATCAACGTTTATTCTACCTTCCCAAGCTATAATATCTTGGTAGTTATTTATAAACTTAGGTGTGTATTCCGCAATGAACACAGCATCCGAGTTAGCTTGCACATATAGCATTGAAGCTTTTTCCTTGGCAACCCTAGGATACTGCGCTACTCTTTCAGCTTGCACTTGCTCTACAACGGTAGTTCTAGAAAAGTTTTTGGCAAAGTCAAAGAAGGTGCTCTGATTGGTTACTATTAGGTAGCTAACCAAGAGAATAAAAATAGAAATTACTCTCATTAACAGAGTTTTTGGATCTTTTATGTCCTGCAATAAAGCGTATAGAGAGGCTAAAAGATTCATTTTGTTCATAGATAAACACCTCCAATTGTTAGTATATAATATAAATGTCTCAATTTCAAGACATTTCGTGGAGATGTTAAGAACTTGTGTGCAAAAGTGTTATATGCATGTAACAAATAAAAAGCCGAGGCTTTTGACCTCGGCTTATATAAATAATATAGTAATAAATAATATTGCTAATGATTTTGGTATGCTCCAGTCTAGTATAAAACTAGTACAGGTAGCTGCCACTATTAATGAAAGCGCAGACATGCTGCATACCCTAGTAAAAATGCACGCTTCTGTTCAGGCCGCATACCTATGCACTCCATACGAGCATTTTTAGGTAAGCCTGATAGTACGTGACTTACTGCAGAGTCTATGTCCTCGGGAACAATACTCGCTCCACCTTTTATAGTGTTGATAGCCTCTAGGATTCTTTCCACATCTGGTGATAATCTCATAAGGCTGCCCCAGGAACTTCTATGTTCGCGTCGACATTAGGATCTGTCTCAGTTTTGTTATGAGTTGTGACTTCTTCTTCAATTGGTCCACCATGATCTCTTTGTGATGCATAATCCGTGTCTATAGTAAAGTTGAATGTGCAACCACTAATTATTAGACTTAAACACGTTGTATTTAATATCGTTGAGAGCTTGCTCACGCTGTCTCTCCCTTAATGCTTGTTTGTAAAGCTGGCTACAATCAAGCCTTTTGGTACCGCTATATAAAGGTACCATTATTCGTACGTATACTCCTCTATCTGGGTCCCCATACTTACTATTGTCGTCTTCTTGATACACACCAGCGTCCATGTAGGCAGAAGGAGCTATGGCACTAGAGCATTGGAAACCGTCTGGAGTACGTATAGAATCATTTCCGTAAGGTAGCTCTGGGCTAGGGATTAATCCTGCTGCGCTAACTGACGTAGCTGTGATTGTGGCCAATATAACCGCACTTTTGCACAAGCTCTTCCAACTACACCCCATTTCTGATTCTCCTTAGGTTTTTCTGTTACACATATATAATACTTTTGTAACTTATCTGGTTTTATATCGTAAATAGGAACACTTAAAGACTTGTAGCCATCTCCACCAAGAACATCCTCGGAAGTATATAGTATTTCGCCTTCTGGGGATTCTTTATGCAATGATACGTCATATTCTTGTAGAGTTGCTCCATTATTCTCTAATTTGAACTTAGCCATATATAAATCCTGATACACCAAGTCATCTTTATACATTGGTGATAGGGTGAGCGCATTTGCCCACCCTGAGATTAATAGGCTTAGTAGTATTACTGAGCTACGCATGATGCTACAACTACCGCTGAGTAGTTACCTGCTGTAAAGTCAGTTGTAGAGGTACCAAAGATAGATACACTCATATTATCAGTACCACTGTTAGCTAGCGCATGAGTTGCACCATTAGCAACAGGGCTATCTGTAGGGTTTTGACCTTGTAGACCAAATGCTGAGGTAAACGATGTAGTACCTGCATAGCTATTTGGTTTATTTGTAAAGTCAGCAGGAGCATTAATACTTACTTGGTAAACACCGGCATCGTTGTTGTTTACAACAAGTTGTGCAGGAGTATCTGTAGTAAGTGCTGTACCATCTAGGTGCATAATACCTGGGGAGGTTTGACCAATAGTACAGTAGCTTTGTAGGCTTGTAGAGAAGTCAGCGTTAACTGTATTTGCTAGAGCTGCTCCGCTCATACCTACTGAGGCTAGTACTGCTAACGTTAGTAGTTTTAGTTTATTCATAGTTTTTACCTATAATAGGGTTATACCCTCTGTTAGAGGGGCTGTATTGCCCCTATATTATGCTGTATAAATACCTAGAGTAATCGCACATTCTTCTACAACTTCACCAAAATATACTGTTAGCATTTGGGATTTCAAGTTGTAAGACCAATCTAGGCTTTTCACTGTTGTTACTGTACCATCATCAAGCTTCTTAATAGCTTCTAGTACTGATACATTCATATCATCTGGTACTTCAATACGGAATGTAGCTGAGTCAGTATGTGATACATACTTAGTAGCTGTAAGTACTCCGGTATATACTTTATCAAATTGATCTAGCTCTATACCTGTAAATGGATCGTCATTAGCAAAGGCTGTTAGCTCATCAATTCTAATCTCAATATCAACCAGCGGATGGGCAGGTGAATTGGATTGAATAAATGCACCGTCATCCTTATCAGCAGAAGCTTTAAGAATGATTCTATCGCCAGTTATTACATCAAGTGAAAACTCTTTCATTGAGTAATCCCCTGAAGAATTACCACTAACCTTAAAGGTAGTTTCTGACGGTACAATTTTAGTAGCTATACCATTAGAGTTAACCAGCTCATACCAGAACGTAACATCTGATGAGGTTTTGTCAGGTTGCTCTGAGTGAATCCATAAAGTGGTATTAACAATAGCTTTACCATCTTTTCCGAACTTAAGACCACCTTCACCACTTGTAGCAGCTGAACCAACAATTTTATTAATTGATGGGTCTAATGTAATATCAGCTTTACCCTTTCTCAAAACACCTACAGGCATTGGGTCACCGTCTGCTGACTTACCTATTGTATAGCGAAGAGATACATAATTCTCATTAGCTTGACTGAAATGAGCAAACTCAGTGTCTTCTTCTAGGTGTAGTTCATTAAGCTTTCCGGCCACATACATTTCGTATCCATAGAAAGGGTTAACCACATCAACATCGAAGTCTTTAATTTTCAGTGTAAGTGGAGAATTAGGTACACCAGGGTAAATAATAACCGCAAAGTTCTTAGCATCCGAAGGTACTGTAAACTTCTTAGTTAGGGTATGGTCACCTGTTACAGCATCCGAAGGGAAGAATAATGAACCTACTAGTTCCCAACCAGAGTCAAATACTACTGCCGCATTGTTTCTGCTAGAGAAAATGTTATTAGTGTATTGATCTGGTTTTCCTGTCCATTTAACTACGCCGATAGTAAATGGTGCATCTTTGTCTATAATCGTAGCTTTAACGTTGATTTCTTTACCGTGCAGTGCTCTAGTATCGAAGGCATTAAAGATTTTACCTAGACTGAAGTCACACACTGTACCAGCATCATGTATATAGATGTGGCCATTTTCACTACCGATGTGAATGTTTGACAGGTTTTTAAAGTGGAAACCATCCGGAAGGTTTGCTCCTACGCCCGCTTGGATTTCTTCCATTGGTAGGCCATGAGTAGCTTCCCAGTTGAAATCCATAATACTATCACCATAATAGATCTTATTAAACTCGATGTTTTGCTTAGTATCTACTTCATACTGCATTAGAGCAGCACCGGTTTTAGATGTAGATTCTAGGGCTTGTACCATTACACCGGACAAACCTACAGCTCGTTCCTCGATAAGTAAACTGTCGCTGAAGTTATGCTCTACATGCATAGACATGTTAGTAAGGCCTTTGGCATTAACAATACCAAGTACCTCTATATAACCGTACTCATCTCCGGTTTTATAGTTAACTTCTCGAACTAGTAACTCACCGTTTACATCTCTTAGGTAATCAGCGGAAGCGGAAGTACCAGGTGCAGGTTGCTTAGCTAGGTAAGCTTTAATTTTACCTGCGTTTACAGCGTGACCCTTAAAAGCAACTCGGAAAGCTACTAAAAAGTCTGTGCCACCTGTCTTACTAGGATCTTTCCCGTCATACTCTTGCAATCCGATATATTTTTTGTTTGCTATAGTCGGGATTAGGCCACCACCTGATACTACAACATCAGTAGGCCAAATAGCACTATCATAGTGACCTAGAGTATGGTAGCCCAGCTTACCAATGACTTTTTCAGGGAAGTCGACATAAGCTAAGTATCCTGGAGCTTTCATAGGCTCATAGGAACCTTCCTTCACTCTGAGACGAGTAACCCCTGTATTATCTGGGTCTGGGTATGTTTGTAGAGGCGGCTCTACTAATACTGATGTTGCTCTACTACCAGAGGAAGGATCACCCATTGTAGCCCAATCTAGAGAACCTTGTGCTGTTAGTGTCACAGAGTCAACTGAGTCGTTTGGATACTGATTAGCTGTTATATTAGCTAGTTTTATTTCTAATATGTCATTGAAGACATTAGCTCCATCTGTGATTGTCATACCGGAGAAATCTCCGATATCTACTTTATTCCAGCCACCTGAAGACCATTCATAGAGGGCAGGTAGCCCTCCATCATCTGAACGTACTAGTACAGCTTTGTCTACCTTTCTTTCATCAGAAATGGCGTCTCTATCGCTGGTAGTTTCTACTACTTCCAGACCACCAGCACCATACTTGGCTAAATGTGTTGGCCAAACATTGGTATCATCACGACCTGGTGTAAGAGGTGCTGTAACTGGAGTACCAACTGTTATTTTTGTCATATTTACTCACTCCTTAATGGTAAATTATTAGTGTTACATCCTGCTCCTTAAATGGATAAGGGGAACGGAACACTGTATATGTTCTTGATACGCCACCAATATTATAGATTTTCTCACTCTTAGCCCAGTAAGAAGGAAGTCCACCTAGCTCACCAATTCGGTCAGCATCAGTACCTTCACCTGGTGGTAGTAGGATATATGCGTATTGTGGATCAGTTGTATCTTTATGTATACTTACTCTACCATTTCTAAATACTGGAAGACTATTTAAGTTAACAGTATCAGGTGTAGATGCAGAATCACTAAAGAAACCGTAACCACTAGTTGGGTGTGGCGTAGGTAAGTTACCACTACCATGTAGTAATAGTTTAGGTGGTGTACCATCTAATGGATCAACCAATTCCATCCCTACCAATTTAATAACATCTGTGGTTATTTTTGAACCGTCTGGGTTTACAAACGTAGTACCTTCAAACTTAACAATACCTTTAGTAGGCACTGTGGTATCTTGAGTTACCTTACACTTATGAAACTCTAGTTCTGTACACTCTACTTTACCTGCGTTAGGATCATCACCTTGTACACCAACATCTCGCATAAAAGTATTACTTGCTGATATTAGAGTTTTTATCTCGTCTATTAGCTTTTTATGCGATTCTGGTAAGTAACCTGAGTACAGTTCTTGCCAGTTATTTCCGTTACGAACGTACCAGGCTGCTGATTCAGCTGGTAGATCTACCTTGGTACCACCTGCAATAGTATCAGACCCTGAGGTTGTTACAGTCACTTTATAGCTTGTACTGTTGTTATCAACAAACAGGATTGTACCATCAGCTATTGCCGCTGTTCTGCTTGGTGCTGGTAATACTACATCAGCTGAAGTACCTGTAAAGGTAAAGTAGTACCCGCCCCTAGCTCCAGTTGGGATATCTGGTGGTGGGGTGTTACTTCCCTTATACACATAGTATCTAGTCTTAGATTTAAGTTGTCTTTGTAGCGTATCTACAGCGTCGTTAAGTTTATTAATATCCGAAACCCAAGGATCGAATGTGGTAGTTATACTTGTGTCGTCGTAGTATGTAGTAACTAGACCATTACCACTTGCTGTTGGTTGTATGCTCTTAACTATTTGATTAGTATTTAGATTCTGTCCACTACTAGCTGAATCAAGAGGTACCATGTGCCATAGGTCTCTAGTATAATCACTTATAAACATGGCCAGCATACCTTGCGGTATATTTAGTGTACGAATGTTTGCTCTATCTATAAAATCAGTCCCACTAGACACTACACTTAGGGAAGAGTTATTGGGGCTTGCATTTCTAATTAGTAGGGCGATGTTTTTATTAGGCGGTAAAATGTCCGTAGATGGTAACGTAAAGGTAGAATCTGCTAGACCATTAAAGTGGTATACTGGGGTACTATTCGCAACCTCTGATAGAACAGGAGTTTTATCAGAATTAAAGCTAGTAAAGTCGTAAGGTGATGCGACACCACCTGTAGCTGGAGGTAAAGTAACAGATTTAGTTGCCCCATTCGCCATAGTAAAGGTAAACATGTTACCGGTTAAAGTAACGTCATCAATAAACGGCTGTTCATTTACCCAATCTTGAGAGGCAACTTTTTTAATGTACATTTTCGCACGGTTGATCTTCCAACTGAAAGAGCTACCGGAACCTTTTGCTACTAAGTCACCTGCCTTACTTAGTAGGTGGATAATATACTTAAAACCAGCTCTACATTTAAATGGTGTATCGAAGGTAACTGTGTTTTCTCCTGAAGGCATATCACCTAAGTTATCTCTCCAAATAAGTTGAGTAGGATTATCAAAATTATATACCTCCATTAACACATCTTGTGTATCTTGTGATAGTATAAAAGTACCGCCTAGGAATATTTCATCAACATCTACTGTAACTGTATTTGATGGGTTCACAACATCATCTGTCCCCACAGGTACCCTTACGATCTCTTCTATATTGCTATCTATTTCACGTATGTAAGCATCCTTATCGCCAGGGTTCATTGTCTGATAAACAAACGAGTAGTTTTCGTTTGTGCCTAGGTTAGTGAAGGTAACATCTGCTATAGCAGAGGACATTTTGTGGTGCCCAAAGGTCAAGGAGTTAGGTGCCATTCTTATTTCACCATCTTCTTGGGAAAGTATGCCTGAGCTAACAAACATTTTTGCTTTTGAATCCCACTTAGGTAATTGATTGTCCTCTAGGTGACTGTAATCAATCCCATCTCCTGGAGCACCTGGAGCACCTTTGTCGCCCTTGAAGTTGGTTGCAATTGCTTGCCATGCATTATTTTTATATACATAGGCAGCTGTTATTTGATCAGTAGTACCTATTGCTACTGCATTACCTGATGATTTTACTTTAGCTAATTCATCAGGGTTTGTTGTAAAGTATGTGTCTCTAGCACCAGTATTGGCGAAAATGGCAGGGTTCCCATCCTTTTTAGTAAAGATGTCTACTGCTCCACCGCCCCTACCAGTACCATAGGCTGGGCCAAATCCCATATTATTCTCCTTAACTTAAGTTTTGAACAACTACTACTTGATATGTAGCAAGATCTGTTCCGGCAAGACTAGAAGGTGTTGCTTTTACTGAGGTAACATTACCACCCCACTCTGCTTCCGCCCCTGCTTCTGATGCATCTAGATCCGCATTAACTACGTCATCATAGTTATTATTAGTTAGGTGTCTGGCTTTAATATTTACTGAGCCAGATGTAGGAACTATTTGATTATCGTTAGAATCGAAGTATCGAACTCCTGCAAAACAGTGAGCGTACTCTGGGGAGATAGGTAGTTCGATGATCTCCCCAATACCTTTCTTGTCACTTGTAAAAATTTGATATGCCATTTATTTCTTTCTCCTTATAAATATTTGTTCAACATTTGTTAATATTATAGGAGAATTTTACAAAAATGTAAAGAAATGTTTAATAGATGTTACATGAAGATCATTTTATTCAGATACAAAAAAGCCCCTGCATCTCTGCAAGGGCTTAAACTTATTTATTTCACTGCCTTAGCTACTTCATTGGCAGCTTCTTGTAACTCTTTTAGTCCTTTATCATTAACAATAAAGAAGTCTACAAGCTCGTAGGATACACCAGCTTCACTAGCATGTCCGTTTGTTACTGGTCTGAATCCAGGACGTTCAATATGAATTATTTCAGCACCTAGCGCATTGAAATATTTAGCTTCATTGTCGAAACGAACATCAGTAATTATAGTATTTTCTTTAGGAGCAATCTCTAGCCAAATATCATCATGGATGGTTCTGCCCCACTCTGTACCAAATAGTTGGAATGCACGTCTAGGACTTATTACACAGTAACCTAGATCATCTTCTCTGATTTCTATACCGAAGAGAATTACAAGTTTATCCCAGCAGTCATGGAATGCTTCATAGTTGTCTAATCCATATTGGTTATATAGAATACCAGCTTGATCAAGGGTTTCTGGGGAGATTGAATATAGCATTTCTATTTCTTTATAAGAACCGTCACGATGCTCGTCACCCCAACCAAATAGAGCGCACATAATGTCTTTAATAGGTTGTGCTAGAGCATATGTATCCATGTTTAGCTTATCTGCTAGAAATCCTGCAAAAGTATCTTTTCCTGAACGAGCAAAGCCAGCGGTGCATTTATTTTTCATTAATATTCTCCTTACAGAATGAGTATGAGTCTTCGTAGTAACATACAAGATTTTGCATGTCTTTAATATATCTTAGAGTATCTTTTCTTTCGGCATTTACTTTAACACCGTCTTCACTAGAAAGATACACATTACCATTAGCATCTACCTTCCAGTCTACATTATAGGTTTGTACTGGTGATGGTTTGGTAGGTTTATATGTCTGTAGAGCAACATCATCAGGTTTTGGTTCTACAGATACGCAGCCAACTAGCAATAGAAGAGTAGCTAAATATCTCATTGAGTTAGCTCCTCCAATTGACGTTGTGTATTCTTATAATCTTTATTAATTAATTTTTCATATAATTTTGACTTTCTTTTAGCGATCTTCTCGACCCTACCTAAGTCTTTAATGGCTTTTTCTTTTATTTTATCTTTCTCAAGCTGTACACGCTGAACATCAGCCTGATACCATTGAGCTTTTTCAATAATTTTTCCATTTTCGATTTGAAGCTGTGTAATGGTAGCTTCTTTATTCTTAATTTCTAGATTGGCAGCGTCTAGCTTTACCTCGGCTGCACCTAACTGTTTGGTTTGGTAATACCCAAAATACCCTGCGCCAGCTAGCGATACAGAAAGTACACCAATGATTACGTATGGGTTAAACATTATTTATAATCTCTACTAGCTTATCTCCATGACAAGGTTGTGGCTTGCAATGGCATCCTAGTCTTTTACCTTTTAGAGAACGTAAGTAATCGTCCGTAATTCTTCCTTGCTTTCTCATGGCTGGTAAGTAATGTTCATGATACAGTTCGATTGCTTTTAATCTCCCAAATGTGGCACGAGAAAAGGGATTACCTAATGGAGAGCCTCTACCGATATACACATCACAATCTTCATTCTTTATATTAATAATTTTTGTCATAAATTGACACCTACGAAAAAGCCCCTCGCTGATAGCTAAGGGGCTGAATGGGTTCTAGGAATTGGCAGCCCTGTACAAAGAATGGAGTCAATAGCCTCATCACTCACTAAACTACTCAGGGATTTGATAAGCGTATAAAGCATAAGCGTGTAAGGCGTAATACTTAAAACTTAAAAACTAACACTTAAATCTTGAACGCTAAAAGCTGAACTTTTACTAAGGAAATGATTTAGAGCGGCAAAGCCCGAAAACATTTATCATACTATGTCGATTAGTTAGTTTGGTAAGCGGTATTGTTTATACTCCCTACCGCTTTGGAAGAGTGAGCTAGTTACTTCTTTTCACCAACCCCTAGAAAATTTATTAATCGTCGATTTCGATGTTGGTAGTCGCGTTAGAAACGGACAACTCTACGTCAACGTTAGCACGGAAGTCGTCGATGCGGTCTTCCAACTGCTCGATTTGATCCGCTAGCTTGTTAGTGTCAACAAGCTCAAACTTGTTAGCTGCTTCGACTTGCTCACGGATAGCCTTGTAAGTACCATCGTTAGTGTCGATTTTCTTAGCGTTACCGAAGACTTGCTCAACCTTACGGTCGATTTCGTCTTGAACTTGAGATTCGTGACGAACCTGTTTATTAACAGCTTGGTTGAACTGGTTCTTCATTACTTGAAGAAGGTTTTCTTCCATCTCGATTGAGTCTTTGCGTTCAATTGCTTCCGCTACTGTCATTTCGCTACCAGCGATTGTTAGCTTAGTCGCAGCGTTAGATGCTGTAACTTTTGCCTTGATGTTAGCGCGACGCTTCATCAGAGCTTGAATTTTGTCAAAGTTACTCTTAACAGTTTTGCCAGCTTCTTCAACAGAAGCGAAACCTGCTACACGACCGCGAGTTGCGGTTAGGATAAACTGACCACGTTGGGTATGTTTAGCGATTTGTTTGTCTAGTTTTTTGATTTCAGTAAGTGCTTTAGTTACTGTAATTTGCATATTCTGTTTCCTTCTTCAATTTATGTATATATTATACTTGAGATTGACCTACTTCGCAATTCAAGTTTTTAGGAATTTGGTACTGGCGGAGAGACTCGAACTCTCAATCCTCTAGGGCATGGGGTTTTAAGCCCCACGTGTATTACCAATTCCACCACGCCAGCGTTGTTTATTCAAGTTCTACGTGACCACATTTGGTACAGGTTAGTACGTCTAGACCACCCATAACTGCAATGTCACGTTTATATGTATGTTCGCAGTTTCGTTGATGTTTTGCATGTACTGCTGATTCAACAATTTTGAAACCGTCCTCATACGGTAGTTCACCTAGAGTGTTTTTGTCAATAACTACTGCTTCAATTGGCTCTCTGCCACGAGCTTTACGATGGTTTTCCATCTTTGATAGTAGACCAGCTAAAGCCATTTTTTGACCTTCATCTAGTCCTTCACGAATATCTCTAAGAGATATTACAACGTATTTTTGTTCTCTAGTAAACATAATCTTCTCCGTTATTTATTAGCCCATACGACTAAGGACGGGACAGTAAAGATAATCCAACGTACTATCGTTGGCATCCACATAATTTTATTACACATGTCTTCACTTTTACAATCAGCTAGAGCAGTACAAGTTATACCTTGAAAAATAAGCCATATTACGCCTAGTGTGAACATTATCTTCTCCAATAGAAAATGGCACGCCCTGTAGGATTCGAACCTACGACCACATCCTTAGAAGGGACGTGCTCTATCCAGCTGAGCTAAGGGCGCATTAATTTGTTTAAGACCAAGTCGCTTCGTTACAGAAAGTCATGCCTTTGTAAGCAAAGCCTTCATCAGCACGAAATAGATTCATACCGTTGGACTGTCCTAGGTAAGTTACATTGTTGAACTCACCTTTCGGGAACATTCTGCGACCTTCTTTGAAGATTGCAGTAAATTTTTGTTTATTACGACGAATGATTTTCTTAATCACTACTATCACCTTAAATTTGGGGTGTTAGACGGGGTACGATCCCGCAACCTCCTGCGTCACAAGCAGGGGCTCTATCCATTTGAGCTACTAACACCATTGTTTGGAGGGAAGTCTCGGACTCGAACCGAGTAAGACGGGGTTTGCAATCCCGCGCTTCGTCCACTTCAGCATACAACCCATTTGTTTAATCAACTTTATGGAACTATTATACAGACTTTAAAGCAGTTTAGCAATTCAGTTTTTATCTTTTTCAGCATCAATTGCTGCGTCAAGATAGGCTTGTAATTCTTCTTCTTGGGGAAGTAGATTGCCTTTCTCTTCTTCAATGTCATTAAGAAGAGCTAGCATAGTTTCTGCTTGTTGTAAAGATAGTTTAATCACGTTTGAAATCCTTCTTAGCTAGTGCTCTTACATGGGTGTCTTCGAATTTAACAAATGCTTGTACAATAGAGCCACCTAGAGCTGTTTCAACAGGCACGGTCATGCCAAGGAGCTTATCGGCAATGTTGCCAAAACATTCCAAGTCTAGACCGAACTCTTGGAGGAGTTCTCGTTCAACTACTTCTTCATCAGTTTCTTCTGGAAGACCTAAAATATGTGCGGCAACTTCTGCCCATTCCCAAGTGTCAATCATTTGATAACCTCTCTCATTAATTTATGTAATAATTATACGTTAAATAAGAGAGTTTAGCAAATAAAACTTTTAAGAAGGAGGCTTACGCCCCCTTTCTCCATTGATAGTATCCAATCACTGAGTTGACTAGAAAGACCATTTTTAATACAAACACAGCTAATACTGCGGGTTGTAAAGAGGCTGCCGAGAACCACATAAAGGCTTGGATTGCATTGAAAGGTATCCATAATAGCCATTGGTCACGATAAGCTCCAATCATTAATAGGGTGGCTGCCACTGGCATTACCGCAGTCAGTGCATCCATAAAAGGAAGTGCTCCGCCAGCTCCTATAGTAAAGTAGAACGTTATGATAGTTGCAACCGCAATAATGGCTGCCACTTTTCCAAACTGTTCTGAAGTGAGACTCCGCTCAAGATTCCCTGCGCCCGTTCGGCGTTTCCAATAAAAGTAACCAAATATAGATGCAGGAAGTAAAAAAGCTCCATTAACTAAGGCATTAGCGTAAAAGCCAGCCCCAAAGGAGGCAAATGCTAGGAATGCACAGAAGACTGCTCCTAGCAATTGGGATTCAGGGTGCTTGAAGGAAACTCCAAGTACAAATAGAATACCCACTAAAGATAAGGCAGATACGAATAAATCCGCCCCCGAAATAAGACAAGCAGCCATTACTAATAGGACTGCTAATGCTGACCAAATCTTCTCTAACATTATGCGTTGTCCTTATCTAGAATGTATGTAATTTCACCCCAATCATAGTAGCCGTGCCCGTTAGTAACATCAAGCACTACGCCATACATGTACTGGTGAGGAGCATAAGAGCGACGATCGCCTGTTTCGGTAGGATTACCTGCTCGGCGAATATCTGAGTTGTGAACTAGAACAAGCTTATCACGAATTTGCTCCATATTATGAATTACTTCTTTAAGAGAGCAACCAGACTCTAGCATAGACAAGACTGTTTTAGCGACGTCTTTCATACCTTTAATCTGACCAAGTTCAATACAAGTACCCAATGCTGCTTCACGGGCTTCCATAACCACTATGTCAGACTGCATAATGCCATTAGTATCTGCACGAACAATTTTTTCTGCTAGACCATCATTCGAGTTGAGATTTTCTTTATCATTAATCTCTTTATTATCTTGAGGCACGTATAAGTCATAACCTAGATTAAGTAAGTCACGTTTTTCTTCTGCTCGTTGAAGTTGAGCACCACGGTTTAGCATGTCACCTGCTAGATAGATTTGATGTTTCATATTTACTCCTGAGAAGTTGTTTCATTTAATAATAGTAGGTACTCGTGGCACACGCCATGTGGAAAAGTAATTGTCTCGCTATAGCGTGTAACTGAATACCCCTTCTCTTTTAGAAGCCTAGGAATAACGTAACTAAACACCTCAGTAGGTACGTTTAAGCTATCCCTTGGTATACTTAAAGGAAAGGTATCCTTAGGTTTAATGTGATTATTTATCGCCTCCCTCAGAGTAGTATCTACTACTTTTTTGAAGTATTGATAGAGCTCCTCCTGGTATGCTGATAAGTCTTCTTTCCTTGGAAGAGATGTAGCATATTTTTCAAGCATGGGTACGTTAGGCTCTTCTTTTTGTTCTGTTTTTTCTTTATTAAAAAACCATCTCATAATTTTTCCTCAAAATAAATGGGAACGTCTAGCGTTCCCATTGTTTACGTTTTTTAGATTGGTTTTTCCAACTACGCTCAAGTGTTCTGCGTGGGTAATCCCACCAAGATAAGTCGTACATATAGACTTCGGTTTGCTTGAACAAGCGTGTGGTAAAACCATTCTCAATTGCAATTTCATCGTCTTTAAGACGTCGATGCCAGTTTACTCTTAGTTTATGTCTTCGATCCATGTTTCTCTCCTAGTGTGACCGTAACAGGAGTTACAGTTTCTATTCGAGAAAAATCGTTATAATAATAAAGCATCTTCGAGCATCCTTATGAGTTCTCGTGGACTCCCTAGCGGTTACTAGGATATTAATTGGCGGAGAGAGTGGGAGTTGAACCCACAGACCGTGTTAGCAGCCGACTCCTTAGCAGGGAGCTCCCTTAACCAGTTCGGGCATCTCTCCAATTATTCTGCTTGTGGTGGTATTTGTAAACGAATCTGTGCTGAAGGTTCGTTACGCCACGTAGAGAAGTGAATAGATATTAAGTGGTATCCAGCTTTACGCAAAAGCTCTTCCATAACAGCTTTATGTGTACTACCTAATCCAACGCTTATATCGAAGACTCCATTTCTAGGAATAGATTCTACTCGCTTAAACGCCACTTCTAGAGCCTTTTCAGCTTCTAGAGCTTTACCTGCATTATCTAGTGCAATACGTTGAGTTAATTCTTTTGCTGAGGGGATTGCCATAATATCTTCTCTCTTTAAATTGGCACACGACCAGGGACTCGAACCCCGAACCTTCACCTTCGTAGGGTGCTGCTACTATCCAATTGAGCTAGTCGTGTATTGTTAGTGGTGCGGGAAGCTGGAGTTGAACCAGCGACACCAAGGTCTTCAACCAAGTGCTCTACCTGCTGAGCTATTCCCGCTTTATTCTGTTACTGGAGTACGATACATGACTTGGTCATGTGTCTTTTCAACTTCTACTAGACGACCTGATTTAACAAGACGTTGGCATTGAGAGCGTAGTTTTTCTTGAGAACGCTTGTGGCGGTTAACTACGAATGGTTTTTCTGCTGCGAACTTTAGTAGATTAGCTGTTTTCATATAGTATCTCCATGATAATTATAATAATTGGTGGGCGGATGCTACGATCCCCTAGTTTTTATTACTTAGTTCACTGACTACGATTCTTGAGTGAACACCGCCCAAGCACGGGGTTGTGCTATTGCAATATGGTGCCCCTTACTGGACTTGAACCAGTGACCCTCCGGTTATGAGCCGGACGCTCTAACCACTGAGCTAAAGGGACTATAACCAGCGACAGTATTTTTTGTAGATGAACTCTGTCGCTGTCGTTTTGACTAGTATTACTTTTCCTTGTTTCTTCCACTTTTTGAGCTTATTGCGCAACTCTCCTTGCTGCTTAGAGTAGCGATGTACTCTAATCTCGGTATGAGGTGAAATCATTGATAGTTTCATACTAGCCCTTATTTAAATTGGTACTCCCGACTGGACTTGAACCAGTGACCCTTCGATTATCGGTCGAACGCTCTACCAACTGAGCTACGGAAGTATTGTTTTAGTAGCCATTTTGTCTGGTAAATTTGTAGTTACAAGAACGATGACTATATGTTACATTATCTAGGTCGAAGTACAGTTCTGCTGCATTCGGTTCACCTCTCCAAGGCTTAATATGCTCTATGGAGAAAGTGTCTACTGTCATTTCTTTACCACAGTGGTGGCATACTATACCTCTGGACTGTATATGAGAGAATACTAACTTTTTCATTAGCCTATCTCTGGCAGTAGATGGAGCCATGCCCAGATCACGCTTTTCTCTTTCGCGTTTTCTTTTAGCTGCGTCCATATTTCCTCTTTATTTTTGGCAAAGGGTGAGGGAATCGAACCCTCTCCATGCAAGGTTTTGGAGACCTGCCGCATACCATTATGCTACCCAATATTGTTAATTAAAAATCTTTACCACACAATGTACAGAAGTATTCGGGTTCATTATTAACCATAACGAAATCGCGTGCTTCTCGTGGGTGGTCACACGCTGTTTGTTGGATTGCCTGCAACCGTGCTTTTTCACTTTCTAGCTTTCTCTTACGACTCATCAGTACCTTTGTGCTGTCAGAGATAGATTTAAGCTCCGAGTCGATAAGGTCTTGTCGTACTTTTAATTCTACTTCGTTCATAGAACTTCCTTAGCAATAGCTGACGCTGCTTTACCGTCATAACGACCTTGGTAATTGAAGCGTAAGAATTTCATTACTTCACCGATATTGGCAAAGTTACCAGTTTCGATAATGTTACGAAGCTCTGCTTGGGTTAGCTGCTTTGGTAGTAGAGATTCTAGGAACTCAATTTCTTTACCATATGTTTCTTCGGCTTTTGCAGTGTTGCCTCGCTGTACTTCTAGGTCATAGTTGCTATTAGCATTAGCTAAGTATTTCTTGATAAGAGCCATACCGTCAACTTCTTTACCAGTACGAGCCTGCTTGTCGAAGTCTGCGATAAGAGACTGCATAACAGATTTACCTACGGCGTTACGAGCCTTACGTACTTCTAACAATTTAGCTTGCATTTCATCGAGTTGCATATCTTCATCCTTTGTTATTGTGTTACCATTTCAATGACACTCTCTATCAAACCCCATGCTTCCTAGTGTTGTCCGCACACAGCTCTTCCCCACAGTCACTACTCTGTATAGGGTGCTTCTATAACCTCAGCACGACCTGAGACGTTATATAACATGAGAATGCAAATGAAATGGTACTCCCTGCTGGATTCGAACCAACGACCCCCTCCTTGTAAGGGAGGTGCTCTACACACTGAGCTAAGGGAGTGAAATATTTTATCCTCTATACCCGACCTCGTTATTAGGCTTATTCTCGGTCATAACCACTACTTGGAGGCTTTATGATACAATGAAACTGGTTACTTGCAAATGCAGCGGTAAGTACATCCGTCGTTAGAGGCTTCCGATGAAGCATAGCACGTTCACAATAGAGTAATTTTCAAGCTCACACTTTTGATTAGTACGGTAGTGACTCTCCGTATTGTATTTGGGTCTAGAGTGTATTAGCGCATTCACCTAGGATTGTAACAAGCTACTTTCACTACATAGTTATATGTTACGCTTAGTACCCAAAAGATGGCGGGGGATGCAGGATTCGAACCTGCGGTCACGAATTCAAAGTCCGTTGCTTTCGGCCAGCTAAGCTAATCCCCTATTATTCTTATTTGACTACAGTTAAGAACGCAGTCTTTTCTGCCGGAAGACAGTCTTTAGGAAGTCCTCTTACAGCTACGGTTACATCTTTGTGTAACTCTTTTGGGTTTTGTACGGCTTGGAGTTCGTATTCTGCATCATCGAAAGATACTACACCAAGTTTTCCTGCTTTATTTTTGAAATAAATCATAATCTTCTCCGTAGTAAAGTGGTGCTCCTTGTCCGATTCGAACGGACGACCTGCTCATTACAAGTGAGCTGCTCTCCCAACTGAGCTAAAGAAGCTTTGTTTCTCAACTTTATGGAACTATTATACGTTGATTTAACGTTTTAAGCAATTCCATTTTTAAGTAATTTGGAGCGTACAGAGGGAGTCGAACCCTATCCCGATTAAGGGCGCTAGCTTGGAAGGCTAGTGACCGACCGCTCAGTCTTCAGTACGCATTAATTTGGCGGAAGGAGAGAGGATCGAACTCTCAAGGCGCTATTAGCACTCGCTGGTTTTCAAGACCAGTTCCGTCGCCAACCATCGGATTGCCCTTCCATTTATTTGGCGCGGGAGAGTTAGCTATCGCTGCTTAACAACTGCAATTATTAACTCTGGTTCCCGCATTGTTTGGTACAGGAGGAGGGACTTGAACCCTCACGGTACTAAGACCACTGGAATCTAAATCCAGCGCGGCTACCAATTACGCCACTCCTGCATTAAATTATCTTTTGCACTGCCCCGTGAGCTGCCTTTCGTCACGGTTTATAGCTATGGACTTGCTAGCAGTCAGAAGATAACTTCCGAAGGCGCTATCCCGAAGGAATCACGACTTTACATATTCCACAGCGGTTCTTGGACTTAACCGAGTAAGGGGCGAGCTCCCAAGCCTCAGCTAATGGGTTCGCATTACTAAACATGTGGCTTCAACCGAAAGCTGCATATGCTAGACAGCCCGCACATATTGGGATTGCTCGTCCCTCAGTGAGTATCCATTTGAGCAAGGATACTGTTTCTTCATTTGGTCTCCCCTAAACGATTCGAACGTTTGACCTTCCCGCCCCAAACGGGACGCTCTACCAGACTGAGCTAAGGAGAGATAATTTGGCGCGACTGATGGGATTTGAACCCACGACCACACTCCGTGACAGGGAGGTATCCTAAACCACTAGACCACAGTCGCATTAATTTGGCGGGGAATGGTGGACTCGAACCACCGACCAGCGACTTAACAGGACGCCACTCTAACCACTGAGTTAATTCCCCAAAATTTGGTGGTTGAACTAGGACTTGAACCTAGATGCCCCTTTCGGTGACTACGGATTTACAATCCGCTGACTTACCAATTCGTCGCATTCAACCATTGTTCTTGGTAGAGGCTGAGGGACTTGAACCCCCGTCTTACTCCGCATGAAGGAGTCGCTATAACCAACTCAGCCAAGCCTCTATAATTTGGTGGAGAATAACGGATTCGAACCGATAACCCCCTGCGTGCAAAGCAGATGCTCTCCCAATTAGAGCTAATTCCCCGTAATTTGGTTCTCGGGACGGGAATTGAACCCGCTAATCCTACCTTGAAAGGGTAGTGACTCAACCAGATGGTCTGCCCGAGAATTGTATGGTGCGCGTAGAAGGACTCGAACCTTCGACCACCTGATTAAAAGTCAGATGCTCTAACCAACTGAGCTACACGCGCATAATTTGGATGCGAGCGGTGGATTCGAACCACCCGTTATCGAGGATATGAACCTCGCAAGACGCCATTTCTCCATTCTCGCAATTATTTAGTCTCGAATACGAAAACCGTTTTCAGCAATATGTTTAGCTAGAGTCTTAGTACGACGTAAACCTAAACCAGATTTCTTACTCGCCATAGGGATACTAGAGCCGTAACCAAGAGCGAACATTGCAATCTTTTGAATTTTACCACGTTTTTTCATATCTTCAATTCCTTATCAATTTATGGAACTATTATATCAAGTTTCAAAGCACTTAGCAAGACAATTTTTAATTTAAGTACCAAATGCTTTCAAATTTGATGAAGAGGTTTTCTTCAAAGTAGATAATCATTATATCAAGAAGTTTAGCAGAGAGCAATTCAATTTTTAATTTTTGTGCTCTCTGCTATGAGAGATTATGCTACTAGTGCATGATTGTTTTCGCTAGGATTGAAAGGTGCGATTTTGTCACGCTTGATTTGTTTTAACACGTTACGGAAGCTACCTTTACGGTGAGCCATTGTAACTGTTTGGATTTTACCACCGTTAGCCGAAGTACGTACACGTTTTGTACCGTGAACTTCTACTAGTTCGCCACCGTTAACTACTTCAAGACCACGAGCGATGCGACGAAGAATTTTTGCTTGTTTACCATTCATACTTATTTACCTTCTCTGTAGAGGTTGATTCGAATATTTAGTAGGTTTTCATATGCACGCATATGAGATAGCTGCTCTGTTAGCAGTAATGTGCGCAGTCTATAAGACTCTAGATGCCCCCTAGGTACATCCGCTGGTGCACACAGATTAGCCTGCAATTTGTCTATCTTTTCTTTAAGAGAACGCTGCTCTTCTAGCAGACGTTCAAACCACTCTGGTAACTCACCCATAATTAAAGACCGAATTGAGCCGCTGTGTATTCAACCGCACGAGGATGATTTGATACGCGAGTACCTTTTGCAAGCAAGCCTAGGATTTTTGCTAGACCAGCACGGCGACTTTCGAGTTGTTTGATACCAAATTCACCTGCCATTTTACGAGTGCGGTCAGACATTTTAATACCAATCAGTTTAGAGCGTTTAGCCATTTTGTTTTCCTTCTTCTGTTTTCTCAATTTAGGAATATATTATATAAAGTTTTTAGTGTTTGAGCAATTAAGTTTTTAACTTTCTTTGCTCATTTCCCAGATTTTAATGTAAGTAGCTGATAAGTAACGCAGCTCGTGTTTACAGTCGTCAAGACCGTAATGAGGTACACCACGGAAGTCCTTACCGAACGCTTTCTTGATGCCTGGGGCTAAGTCCATTAATGTGCGAGCATCGCGCTCTGCCCAGAATTGCCAAGGCAATGGAACTTGAGCTGTTTCGAACAACGAGATAGTCTTACCTAAATCAAAAGTAATACCGTTACCCCATACTAGAGGTTCCTTGCTGAGACCGGTTTGCTCTGCCCAGGTCTTTGACACTATTTTAATCATATGGCTCAGTTGTGCCATAGCTCCACTAATTTGCAGTGGCATTGGTAGGCCGTTATTGCGACAGTGTTCAGGGTCGGCGAGCAACATTTTCATACGAGCTTCTTCTGACTGCATTAGCCAAAATGATAGCGTAGACGCTGAAACTTCGCGCCCCAGAGCAACTTGAGAGTCTACATCAAGATGGAACGTGGCTTCATGAAAAACTTCGCCTGAAAGAATATCGAACGCTACGGCTGAAAGCTCAGGTACGATGGCATTCTGACAAGTCGCATATGTTTCTAGGTCAAAAACCCAGTTTAAGTGGTTATGGCTCACTGGACTTACTTCTAGTAAGTCAGGGTCTACGTTACCATATAACTTGTTATGAATTTCTTGCTGTAGGGCAATAGTTTGCTCCATAGTTATCTCCTGTTTGTTAGTGAAACTTCTTTTATAAACGCTACCGCTTATAGAAGGAGTCTCAAGCTCCTTTGGCTCGACCATTCCTGGGTGCTCGAACCCGTCATTTTCGTCTTCAAACCACTCATCCATTAGGCTCTTAGAGCTAGGACGATGATATTTAGTTCTGTCACGTTGGACAGTTGCCTTGTTAAACGTTCGGCAATGTTTTGCTACGAAGTTGTTCATTTCTATACCTCACATAGAATCTTTCTGCTTTATACCTTATCTGCATTTTCTTGTTTAAGTTAGCTGCTGTGGATACACTCCAGCAGCTAGCCGGAATGTATCGTATACCAGGTGGAGCAGCAGGTTTTAGCCTGCTAACCATTTACTTAGCTTTTGCAATGGGAGCAAAGCTAGGAGCAGGTAATACGTGACCTGCTTCATCACGGTAAGCTTTATTTACCTTACGAAAGTTACCTTTCACACGAGGGGCTTTACGCTCAGTGAACTTACCCTTAGCTACTTGAGCGTCATTAGGGTGTGCCTTAGCGTGACGAGCACGTTTAGCAGCCTTGTTCTTAGCTGTTTGTGCAACTTTGTGAGTACGACGAGCAGCTTTTTGAGCAGAAGTTAGTTGTTTAGCCATGCTTAATTTCCTTCAATAATTTATCAGTTTGTTCATCAATGTCTTCTGGATGGTAATAACCACTCCAGTTATCTACACCTTCGTTTTCTAGGTGCATAAGTAGTATATTTGAGTGAATTAAGTCCCAGAGTAGGGACTCATCAACAAGCACTTTAGCCATTACGCTACAGTAATCCATTGAGCAGGTAGTGCTTTTTCACCTTGCTTAGTCTTAATGACTGTTGGGCGTTTGTTCAGGCGAACTTCAAATACATCGCCTTCTTTAGAGCGAACACGACCATCTTCAAACACCGCTTCCACGATAGTTGAAGGTTCTTTGCCTTTTGGCATTGAACGGAACACAGGTTTACCCTTACGGTCTACACCTGACTGGTATTTACCGATTAGAAGAGCGTCGCCAGCTACAGGTTTTAGAGTTACTTTTTGTTCAGTCATATTGATTTTTCCTTTCTTTGTTTTCAAACTATGGGAATATTATATTAAATTTTTCGATGTTTAGCAATTAGATTTTTAATCTAATACGCTAAGTTGTAATTTCTTGGTGATTGGTTTAGCGTTTTCTTCATCGGTTAAGAAAAAGTGTACAACCATGTTGTTTAGATCAAATTCAACAAAAGGTATCTCTTTAACACCTAGCATTGTTGCATATGGTGCAGTTAATACTACCTGCTCAAAATAGAGATAACATGTGTCAACCATATCCCAGCCTTCCCAGGTCTTACAGACGACTGCTTCAAAACCAGTGGCTACAACAGGCTCTTTATTCATGCTTATCATAATTACTGCTCCAAATCTAGTTCATGGTCAAAGAAGTAATGAACTTTGTCACCATCAATAGGGACGCCTTTGTGTACCTTTAAATCACCTAGACCTTCGATTGTTTTGTACACAAACACAGGGTCGCCTTTCTGAAACTCACCGAAAGGCACTTTAGCGATGTATACGGTATAGTGGGTTTTAGGTTGAATATCTTCTGGTAAAATCATTTTTAATCTCCGTTTCTCAACTTTATGGAACTATTATACGTTGTTTTTCAGTCTTTAGCAATTAGGTTTTTAATTTTCTTGCCTAAAGGCTTGATGTAGAAACCTACAGGGTCGGTTTGTTTACGGTAATATAGTCTACCTATATTACCCCACCCATCCATAACCACTTTTCCAGACTGCTTTTCTAGCCATGCTAAACGCCAGAAAATTAGGAGATTGATGTTCCAAACGAAAGGACTCATACTACTAGTGCCTCCCCGTCTTCTACAATTACTGTAGGCGTCCATACAAGCTTAGATTCATCAAACTCGAAGCCCTCGTCTTCCGGGTAGTCGCCACGTACAGGTCTTAAATACTCCTCGGTAAGCCATATATTTCTATTGTTACCGCTAGGACGAGCTGACATGAATGGTGTTCTGTACATTAATACGTTGGTTAACACTCTTTGAGTACTTGCCTTACCCACTATTAGGTTTCCTACCTGGGTGTCTTCTACAGCGAACTGCTTACCAATAAGGTCTTGCCGCCACTCATGTTTGACAATCTCCACTAGTGTGCCTTTAGGATACTTTTGCATAACTAACTCCTATTTCATCACCACTGTCTGTAGCTCATACTCATCAATTGCACAATTACATAGAGTATCTGCTAGCTCGTTACCTTCATCACCAGAGTGACCTTTGACTTTTGTCATGGTTACATCAATTTTTTGAGAAATATTATATAGAGTCTTCCAAAGTTCTAGATTCTTGACTGGAGTACCTCCCGCAGTCACCCAGCCTTTCTTTACCCAACCGTGCATCCACGTCTTATAACCTTGACATGCGTAGTTAGAGTCTGTAAGAATCTCTACTTGAGATAGGTTAGCACGAATAGCCCACTCTAACGCTTTTACAATGGCTGTAAGTTCAGCCTCATTGTTTGTAGTGTGTGGCATAGCTGCGCTTTTAGTACCTTTCTTAGCCCAGCCCTCGAAAACAGCGAAAGCCCAAGCACCTACGCCTGGGTTGCCACGGCAAGCTCCGTCAGTATAAATTTTTAGCATTCTTTTTAGTTCCTATGATATTGATAATAAGCAAGCCATTGTAAGGTAAAGGATTGCCTGTTTTTAGATGAGTGGTTTGATGCACATATTGAATACCATGAAAATCTAGCCACTTTTTCATTTCTGCTACTTCATCAGGTGTGGCAGTTCGCAAGCCTACCCCACACTTTAATTTAGGATTCTTTAGTAGGTTTTCCTTCAATACTTTCACGAATCTCCTCCCGAAGCTTCATTAGTAACTTACCTAGGTGGTTATGGCCGTGACCCGTTTTATCCGAGACTCCCCAGAAACCATCGCCCCACCAGTTACCTTCAATTAGTTCTGCGTCGCCGGTTGCTAGTAGTAAGTGTGCTAGGTGTGGGTCAGCAAACTTAGCTCGTAAACATTTCTCCATGTAAACTAGTTTATTACAATGGAATAACTGGTTTTTAACTGGATTAAATTTCCAGTAGTTCTTTGATTGGTTTGGAGGTAACTTAGCAATCAGTTTACGTTCTCGTCTTTCTTCTGCTTTGAACGCTTGATACATGTTCTCACTAGAAGGATAAGTAATGCCGTCATGTTCAATTACCACTTCAAACATATTAGAGAGAAACGCATACTCCCCTCGGAAACTGTTAATTTTCTTCATGCTTGCTCCATACCTTGGCTGCTAGTTCTTCTGCATACGCTCTCAGCTCTAGCTCAGATTCTACGTATACATATAGCAGGTAGCGACCAATACCGCTAGGGTTAGTAATTGATAGCTCAAATACACAACCACGGTTAAATCCTGCTGAGTACAGACGAGATAAAATATCGTCATTAGCCATGTTATTTTCGTAACATTCGTCTAGTATGTCAGCCAGTTGCTTAGTTTTGTCAGTAATCACTAACTGATTTTGAGCACCGTCAAGGTCACGATTAAGGTCGTCTACTTCACTATCCATTAGTCCGGTAAAAAGAGAACTCATGTGATACATTTTCTCAATCAATATCTGGTTGTTCTCGCAGAATTGGTAATCTAAAAACATAATTTAATCTCCATTTTCAATTTATGAGATAATTATACGGAAATTCACTCACAAAAGCAAATGAATTTTCGAATAATAAGGGAGGGCTTACGCCTTCCCTAAGTAAATGATATTTTGGTTACTACTACCACGGAATTTAAGCCCTGCGTCATACAGATCTTTTTCGAATTTACCATCAACAAGCACATCTATATAGTCTAGTATAGCACAAAACCGACCCTCTTTTACTTGCTCTAGAGTATATCCTGTGTACAGCCAAATATCTTTAGTTGGACATTCCTTTCTAACTCTCTTACACAAGCGCAAAACCGACGCAAAATTACGCTTATGAAGCGGGTCGCCTCCAGATAGTGTCAGACCTCTGCGTTTGATACGAGTATCTTGTAAATCCTGGATGATCTGGTCTTCCATTTCTTTAGTAAACTTATGCCCACTATTTGGATTCCAGGCCGCTTCATTATAGCAGCCATTGCATCCATGTGAGCATCCAGACACAAAGAGGACGCAACGCGTCCCCTCTCCGTTTACTACGTCTGTTGGGTAGTAATTCATATAATTCATATTAGCCCTCGCAAGCTACACACTCACCTTTTGATGCTTGAACACCTGCCATAGTACGCATGTAGTATAGCTGCTTAATGTTCTCATTGGTAAATGCTTCTTGGTGTACCTCTAGAATGTATTCTTCATCTTCATCTGCGGCAAAGAATAGGTTCAATGACTGACCTTGGCAAATTCTAGGCTGACGAGCTGCTGCTAGTCGAATAATTGCCATTTGATCAATCTCATAAGCTGTTTTAAATACTAGTTTTTCATGGTCTGATAGCCAATCTAAATGCTGTACTGAACCTAGTTTATCGTTAATAGATTTGATAAGCTCTCTATCTACTTCTACACCCTTTTCTCTACAGAATTTCAAGAAGGATGGGTTCAATCGAGTCAACTCACCAGCAGCACTTGGTTGTACATAGCTGTTGCCTGGGATTGGTTCGATACCTTGAGATACGCCACCACAGATCAATGCACTAGATGTATTTGGAGCAACTGCTAGACGATGAGTATTACGTACTCCGTAACCCTTACACCACTCAGGCTCTCCCATATCCTCAGCCATCCACTTAGAAGCTCTTAGTGCTTCATTGGATATATGGGTGAAGATTTCTAGGTTCTTCATGTGTGCCTCAAAAGACTCGAAAGCAATCATATTATCTTGTAAGTATGTATGAAAACCTAAGCCACCTAAACCTAACGCACGAGATTTTTCTGTAAAGCGTACCGCTTTTTCTAGACCAGGTATATATCGTGCTTGTTCAATGAACTCTTCTGCCACACAGTCTAGGAACACTGTAGCGTTAAATACTGCATCAGTGTCTTTCCACTCATCGTAACGTGCCAAGTTCATTGAGCTTAGTACGCATGTAAATGTGTGGTCTGGGTCACTGAATAAGTTAATTTCAGTACATAGGTTACTTGCACGTACATCCAAACCTAAGTCTTTGTACATTTGAGGTGACTGACGATTAACTTTATCAGGGAAGAAGTAGTAGCCTTTACCTGTAATAAGCTTAGTATGTAGAGACTTAGCCAATCTGTCGATAGCGTCTTCGTTACCTGCTTCTAGTTTTCTGACAAACTCATCTGAAATATTCCAGCCTAAGTTTAAGTCGTCAGGATAGTTCTTTAAGTGGGTAACAACTTCATAGAAGTCACCATGATCCATTGGTAGATAACCAGCCCAAGCACCACGACGTGTAGCACCTTGAGCTACGTCTCGCATACATTGAACGTAATCTTCAATTACAGGCATAACACCTGCGGCCGTACCACCAATGGAGATGCTAGAACCACGAGGACGAATGTCACCAAGATAGCCAGAAGTACCAAAACCATTTTTAGTTAGCATTGCTGTTTCATGTAAGGTGTCATAAAATCCATGAATAGAGTCGTCAATGTAACCACCTGAACAACTAACAGGCATGCCTTTATTAGTACCCATATTTGCTAGTACAGGTGTTGATGCCGCAAGCCAGCCTTTCCAGAATAGTTCGAAAAAGCGATTCTCCCAAATATCCTGGTGTGTTGGCATATGTTTTGCTGCGGTTTTAGCAATAGCGATGTATCTACCTAATACAGTTTCGCCTTCTGAAAGATACTTCTGTTTTAGTAGCTGGTAGCCCGCAGTAGTCATCCATTGAGGAATTTGACCTTTTGCTTGACCTTCTTTTCGTTCTGCACCTAATTTATCGTAAATACTTGCCATTATACTTTCACCTTCCATCTTAGTCGTGATTCATCCCAATCACGGTTATATTCTGAACCTGTACCTGTAAAGAAGTCATGGAACTTCAATGCGTTAATATTGTCATAGAACCAAGCTGCAATAGGGTTTTCACCAATTTCAAAAATTGGAGCAATTCTTAGATGCCCTAGACATAGGTTGATACGTGATTTTACGAAAGTTTTAAGGTCTTCTGCATGGAAACCTTCAATCTCTCCCATTTCAAACATCATATCAATAATGCGTGATTCATGCTCGTATACTTGACGACCTGCATCCTGTAGGCGTCGTGATACTTTTCTAAACTGAGATGTGGTTAGCTCGCCGTCTTTTTCCAACTCTCTGCGTAGAGTGTTGAATGCCCAAGCTCCACCTTCACAGTGTAGGTTTTCATCACGTACTGAGAAGTTAATACCACGTACTACGTTTAGAATCTTGTTCTTACCTTGAGCTTGGAAGTGTTTTAGGTACGCGAATGCACTGTATAGCACAGCACCTTCAATCATACTAAATGCACCTACAGATACTAAATCATCAGGATCACATACTAATGACTCTACAAATTCCATACGAGATTTCAGGATAGGATCATCTACGTAACTGGTATAGAACTCATCAGTATTAAGCATCAGTGCTTCGTTGATTTTATTGTAGAAAGGTGCATGTATATTAAGCTCAGCGAATGAGAATGAGTTACCCATTTGACGGAAATCATGACGAGGGAACATGCGTTTAAAGCGTCCACCCCAGTATTCGTTACCTAGAACTAGCTCATACAGTGTAAACAGTTTTAGAGTAGTGATAACACCATGTGCTTCAGCAGGTGTCATATTTACTCGAATGTCTTGAATGTCTTTTTCTACGTTGATTTCGTGGTGGAACCAAATTACGGAGTTTTGAGCGTCTGCGAATGCGACAGCTTCTGGATAATCGAAGGTATAGGCTTCTTTAAATGTTTGACAACGAACCGCCATTATAGAGCCTCCAGGTACGCCATAATATCTTTAGATTCAAACATAACAGTATTATCGTCTTTTAGTAAAGCAGGAATTTGTGTAATTCGATGCTTAGTAGCTAATTCGAATGAGTGGTCAATATCCACTAGCTGCACATCCAGATTCTTTTCTTTTATTAGTTCTTTTACTGGTTGGCAGTATTTGCACCAAGATGCCATAAATAGTTTCATACTTTTCTCCTAGGGTTAAAAAGAGGGCATTCGCCCTCTTAAAGATGTTTTACACGTTTAGTCATTTCTGACTGTTTGCCAGCGTTAAAAGGACGAGTACCAGGATTACCTAAGTAACCGCACACACGTCTAGTAACGGAGCATTTATCAGGGTCGTGGTTGCCACAGTTAGGGCATTCAAACCCTTTACTTGTACAGTTAAATTCACCTTTGAATCCGCATTCGTAGCACTCGTCTATCGGAGTATTAGTCCCATAGTAAGGTACTTTGCTGTAAGCATAGTCCCACACATTTTCAAGGGCTTCGATATTATGGCGCATGTTAGGGAACTCACCATAACAGATATGCCCGCCTGAGCTGTAAGGAATAAACTGAGCTTCAAAGTCAATTTTATCGTAAGGGTTAACCTTCTTCAGTACATCTAGGTGGAATGAGTTAGTTAAGTAACCTTTATCAGTTACACCTTCAAATTCACCGTATTCACGTACAATAGCCTTACAGAAGCGATTGCATAGAGATTCACTAGGTGTTGCATAGATTGAGTAACCTACACCTTCTGCCTCTTTCCACTCTTTTGCTTTTTTGTCCAGGAACTTAACAATGTCTAAAGCAAATTGTTGTTTTTCTGGTTCATCATAAGTATGAATCATGCTGCCAAGCATTGCATTAGCTGCTTCTTCTAGACCGATATAGCCTAGAGAAATGCTAGCACCGCGCTTCAACAGGTGTGGAAGGACAAGCTCTTCGCCGTCTAGGTGTAGCCCTAGCGCACCTTCCATATACAAAATAGGCGCGGATTTAGCTTTTACAGTTGACAAACGTTCTAGTCGGTACTGTAGAGCACGGTGAGCTATTTCACAGTAGTCTTCCAATAGCGTCCAGAACTTATCATAGTCTAGTTGTGCTTCAAGAGCAATCTTAGGGATGTTTAGCGAAACTACACCTAAGTTGTTGCGACCAGCATAGGTTTCTTTGCCGTCTTTATCAAACCAAGGAGATAGGAATGAACGACAACCCATAGGTGCTTTATATCCGCCTGTAATTTCGACAGTCTTATCGTAGTTAAGAATATCAGGATACATACGAGTAGTTGCGCATTCTAATGCTAGTTGCTTAATATCGTAGTTAGGGTCTTCTGGTTTTAGGTTTACACCGTCACGCAGACCAAATACTAGTTTAGGAAATACTGGTGTAGCGGCTTCTTTACCTAGACCCGCAATACGGTTCTGTAAAATGCCTTTCTGCACTAGCTTAGCTTCCCATGAGGTACCTAGACCAAAACCAAACGTCAAGAACGGAGTTTGACCGTTAGTAGAGTAAATAGTATTTACTTGATACTCTAAAGTCTGACAAGCATCAAATACTGCTTTTTCAGTAGCAATACGCGCTTCAGACTCTATACAGTTTAAGGCTAGGTCGTCAACTACAACATCTGTACCAGTAAAGCGACGGAATAATGACATAGCACGCTTATATTCTTTCTGGTAAGTCTTAGTCACATAAGGAGCTAGAACTTCATCTAGACGGTCAAATGATGTACCACCATACTGTGAGCTTGCAACAGCCGCAGCGATTTGAGATACTACGGTAGCGGCAGTTTGAATTGAGTTTGGAGACTCAATCTGTGCGTTACCCATCTTAAAGCCATTTTTAAGCATACCTTCAAGGTCTACAAGACAGCAGTTTGTCATGCCCATCATAGGGAAATAGTCAAGGTCATGGAAATGGATATTACCTGCGATATGCTCACGAGCCACTTCGCGTGGTAGTAGGTAATTCAAGGCATAATGGCGAGAAATTTCACCTGCCAAAAGGTCACGCTGAACGTGGAATACTGTTGATTCTTTATTTGCGTTCTCGTGTAGAATATCAGGGTTTGTTTGGTCTACCAGACCAACGATATTTTTATGTAAATCGCTTTCTAAATCCCGCGCCTGCTGGCGGTCATGGCGGTACTCAATAAAGTTACGTGCCACATCTTTCCAACAGCTGGACATAAGTGTGTTTTCAATGAGCGTTTCAATCTCATATACACTTGCTTCTTCTTTGCCTTCTTCCTGAAGCCGATGGATTACTAGCTGGGTAGTATCGTTAGCAACTTGACTTGCTTCGGTGTAATCTAGGTCAGCATCGCTTGCAGCCATAAATACGGCTTCATAGATTTTGTTCAGGTTGAATGCTTGTTTTGTGTTATCACGTTTTGTAATTATCATGTTTTTCCTCCAAAACTTAAAACATTCTCAAATTGGACATATATTATAACAAATTCCTTGATTCAGATCAAATAAAGTTTTTAAGTTTCTGGTATGCTATTTGTCGTAAAAATTAAGTTGACAAGAATCCCTAAAACATGGTACTTGACATCATACTTATATTATGGACGTACGAGTTTGGCAGTAAAACAAAAATGTATTTGCTAAAACACCCCTATTTGTCGTATAATATATGCAAGTTTGAAAGACATAGGAATATTTTAATGAATATGAGCGATAAAATACGATATTTGACAGAGATACTAGAACATCTAGTACCAAATGTAAATGTTACTGTTGTTGACCCAGAGGGGCGACCGCACTCAGTTCGCCAGTGCAACCTAAAAGAAAAGGTAGACATTCTAGCAGAATACCCTGAATTGCGCGTTCATGCAGAAGTCTACTATGACGGTGTAGTACATGACGTACATCACATAGTCAGACCACGGAATTATAAGTATTTTGTGGTAGGCCAAGGCAAACAAATAGCTAAAGAGTTAAAAATGGAACTCGGCTGTCAAATGCTTGGAATACGTTAGCGATTAACAATTAAAGTTTTTAGTTTGACATTGTTAATCAATTGTTATATACTATGTGTATTGATTCGAAAGAGTCGATTTCCATATTGCGCTTCTCCTGGGGTAGTGCCCTCTACCCCGTTATCTTTATGGGCATTCTAGGAGTGTCTATAAAAATAACTTGAAGCATCAGACAGAAGGTAGTGAGAAGTATGGCTTTGTGGCAATGCCCTTAGATTGAAGCCCTCTCTGTTAATGTGATAGTATTGTAAACGTACCTATACAGTGTAGCTAGCTGTATAGCATCCACATAGCTGGTAACTGATTTTGGTATGACTCGGTAATGCTCCGGAGGTACAAGGTTATGTGGCACACATTTGTGTGAGTATGATAGATATATTGGGGTACCTAAGGCAGTGATCTCTGTGGGAGTCTTCTGTATTTTAGTATATTCTTGATTGGTATAAGAGTGGAATGGTAATGAAAACTAAGTGTTCAGGTTGGATGTTAATGGGGGAGTTCCAGAAGCCAACGAACAACGTACCTGTCGCCAAGGATAGCGATGGCAGTAACATATTGTCTAACAGAGGAAGACTCACCCACCACCTAGTGGAAGTAGTACGCGAATCGGGATTGAGTGACTAACCAACCTACAATTGGAGTAGGGATATGCAAGGGTTACGTAGAGAATGAAGCTAGTGAAGTCTGTATCCATGATGATCTCTGAGGGAGTGCGTGCAGGATAGCTAGTGAAAGTCGGTATTAGTAATGTTTTTAGTGCTACACACTTTAAATATGTATGTTTAACTAACATGGGAGATTTTTAATGCTAACGTTTATCGAAGGCGTATTTAAGCCTTACTTCTCTGGAAACGAGTACATTGAACCCGCTCCAGATAGTAAAGTTCGTTTAGCAAAAGTTTTTGACAAAAATGGCAAATCTGTAGACCCCATCATGCCTAAATTCTTTAACGTGGTAGAGTCAACTAACCCTAACTCTCTAGACCAGACGTTTAAGCTGATTTCAGAATACCAAAAGAATCCAGAGGTGGCTCTAGTTCGAGCTGCCCCAATTTCTAGTATCCGTAATATAAGACGTAATGCAGAAACATTTAACTGTTCTGTACGTTCTCGTATTATCCATATGGATATTGACGGTATTTCAGCCCCTCGTGAGGGAATGTCTATCGAAGAACAAGGCATTTACTGTATTGATCTTCTTCGTAAGCTAGAGCCTGATATTTTTCCAGACAACCCTGCATTCATCGCTAAAGCTAGTGGCAGTGCAGGTATTAAGCCAGGTATTCGCTTACATATGTATATGCAGGCTAGCAAAGCCGTATCTAACGGCCAGCTAAAGTACCTATCATATCAGTTGAACAAGAAAGCTCAGGAAGAGTATGGGTTTGAGCTACTGGATACTTCGGTGTACGACAAGGTTCACTTAATGTACACGGCTGAGCCAGTATTTGAGAATCCAGAACTTAATCCGTTTAAGGATAAAGATAGAGCTGTGCTTGTTTCTGGGGATAGTATTACGTTGCCAGAAAACTTGCAGGAGTACCAAGGTATTTCGAACTATGTTCTTAAAAAGGAGCATTTTTCTTATATTACAGGTATTGAAGGTCTACACGACTTCCCTAGCAAGGACTTCGAAAAGCGTATTGAAACGCTGAAAGAAGCAAAAGACAACGTGTTTATGCGACACACCATCTCTGTATACTGCGCGGCAGTAGAGCAGGGCGTAGATATTAACTGGCTAGATACACAAGTAGAGAAGATTCTAGAAGGATATGAGAACAGAAGTCGTTCTGTTAAAGAATATATTGGTAACGCTAAGGAAGCCGCACTCAAGATTATTCTATCTCGTAGTCTTAGGAAGGTGGAAGGAAATATAAATGTTTCTTCTGACCCTACCTCTGCTAACTTATTGCCAGTAAAGGATGTAGCTACAGATAGTGCAGAAAATGACCGCTTCTTAAAAATTAACCACCTTCCACCAGAGGATTCACTGACGTTTGTAAAAGCTAGTCTTGGTACTGGTAAAACTACAACTGTTCAGACTTGGTTGGCTAGTGGTTTATTTAGTGGGCGTTTCCTATCTATTACTAACACGGTATCACTGGTAGAAGGTAACGCTAAAAAGCTAGAGTCAGGCTGTTACAACAAATTAAAGGACTATACAGAGTTTCGTGATGGTAAGATTGATAGAATGTCAACTACTATCCATTCACTGCATCGTTTCTACGATACAATCAACCAAAAAGGGCTTGATATGGTCTTTATTGATGAATGTGATGCTGTAATGAATGATATTCTATTCAGTGACTTAATCAAAGAAAAAGACAAATGTATTAAGACCTTGAAACTAATCCTGCAAGATGCTAAGTATGTAGTTCTATCGGACGGTGATATTTCACCAGAAACCATAGAGGCATACGCACGTCTGTGTGACCCTGTAAAACAAGTAGTCATCTATCAGCATGATAGAAAAATGCTAGCAAATGCTCAAGCAATTGAGTTGTTTGACGAAGCATCTGTTTGGGCTGCAATGCAGGGGGCACTAGAGATTGGTGAGAAATGTTTGTTAGTATCGGATTGTTCTCCTGACGAGCTTAACGAGAAAGGTATTGCACTTAGAAGTGTAACCGCAGCTAATATCAAAGAGATTCATAAAAACTCTACTAAAGATGCTGATATTAAAGAGATTCTAACTTACGGGAACCCGTCTTTACAGCAGCAAAGAGTTGACGGGTTATTATGTAGCCCTTCAGTTACTAGTGGGGTTGACTTTAGTTATTTTGATACCGTATTCCTAATCACACGGGATTCAGGTATCCATGCACCTAACTTGCGTTTTCAGGCATTGCGTCGTGACCGTAGTGCTAAAACTATATACTACTATACTTCTCCGGCTACGGAGGGTTTTAAAGCAGGTGCGGATAAATACGAAGAATCTTTGGGGTGGCTACAACGTTGTCGTAAGATTTTTGCTAAACGACGAGAAGAAGAATGTAAAAAGTATAAATCAACATTTCGCATGTTATTACGTGACCAAGGATGTACCGTATTGCTAGACCCAGGTAAGTGGGGTAACATCGAGTCTGCTAACTCGGAATACCATGAAGAACGAGTCAACGCTATCTTATCAGCAACGCCTAGCTTCCAATTACAACGTCATAACGACGCTTGGGAAGTTAAACAGTTTATTACTCGTTATTACGATGATGTAGATGATTTAGGTGATGTAACAGAGGAAATGGTTGAGCGATGGTTAAAAGAGAAGCCTCACGACCGAGCAGCTTTCTTCCATAAAGTACATAAACGATTCTGGAAGATTATTAAGTCCTGTACTAATAATTTCGAACCGTTTGTACAACATCTCAAGAAATATCCTAGTGAATGGTATCAATGTACAGGCTTAGATGTCCGTACAGAGCCTTGGCGTATTAAACGCTATTTCAAAATGATGGGTATTGAAGAGCCTGGGGAGTTCGATAACATTATTAGCTGGTATCGAACTTACTGTAAAATCGAGGGTATCCAGATTCCAACTGAGTTTATGACTGAGTTTGAGCTGTCGATGCTAGGAGATAAAGACGTATTGTTACTGTAGGGATTGAAAGCCCTACTTTTTTACGCCCTAACAAACTAAGAGGTACATATGGGTAAAGAAGAATCAATAGGTACTATAGAGTGGCTACTAAAAACTAGAAAGTACACCGAACAAGAACGTGACCATATTATAACCATGGCGTGTAAGAATTGGGGTCTACTATACGATAAAGCTAGTAAAAAGTTTAAGTACGAGTTTCACATCCACCAGTTCGGGCTAACGTTGCACAAAGCTTTCTATGACCTTATTCCAGAAAATGAGGAGGAAAACTATGCTATGTAGAGTTGTCCCACCAATAGTTGCTAGACACCCAGAGATACTCAACTTTCCAAAACCCGTAAAGACAACTACAAGACCTGCGGTGTATTATAAAAAGATTGAAAGAAGAATCTCAAATCTAGTTGAGGATAAATTATGTGGAAGATATTAATATTCAACGTCCTTGTAGGAGTTCTTTGCGCGACATATTGGAATTACTCGCAACATGGCAGTATCGGATTAGATTGGTCTTTTATTGAGCCTGAGATTATTCAAATTGAAAATTCAATTGCTCTCATGTGAGATATATAATATAATAACTTCAGATTTTGAGAGAAAAGGAAAATAAAATGAGAATTGAAAAAAGATACTGTCCATCTTGTAATACTTCTACACCTCACGAGGTGGATGAAACAAGCCATGTTGTGCATTTGATCTTATCTTTACTAACTGGCGGTCTGTGGCTTCTAGTATGGCTAGCATGTACATTGTCTCAGAAAGACCCTAAATGTACTGAATGTAATACTAATCACCCATAAGGAGATTTAACATGCGTTTTATTAAATGTGCTGGTTGCAACAAGATTGCTATAGAAATAGAGGATGGCAGACTTGCAAAAGGATGTGTTGTTCGTTGCGCTAAGTGTGAAGAAAAATTAAAAAAGGAATTGCAAAACTTACGCTTTATTGCTACAATGAACGAAAATAAAAAAGCAAATCCTTTAGGTGATTTGTTTGGTAAAAACGGGTTCGGACTATAATGAGTGAAGTTATAAAGTTTTGTGAAGTATGTGAAGAAGATACAGTTCATGACGTGATATATGACCCACCTTCGTTATGGATTCACGCAATATTAACTATTATTACTTTGGGGGTTTACCTGCCCTTTTATTTGTTGTTTACCTTATTTACTTGGAATAAGATAACTGATTCATGTCCATACTGCTCTCAGTGTGGTTCATCAAACTATTAGGAGCTAATCATGGCTAGACGTCAACGTGCGGATATTTCAGAAGAACAATTCAAACAGGCTATTGCTTGGTTGGACAATGGCGGTACTAAGAAAGGTGCTTGTGAGATTTTAGGTGTTTCCAACAACAAAACTATGGAAGCGCGTATTGAAGAATACAAGAACGACCTAGAAGTAAGTGCCCGTTTACGTAAAGAAAAGCGTAAACAAGCTTGTTCTCCACAAGAACTAGTTAACATGATTGAAGATTATTTTGATGGTGCATCGTTCGACGAACTGTCAAAACGCTTCTATCGCTCTACCGCATATATTAAACATAAACTAGAGCTTGCTGGTGCTCTTATTCGTGACCGTGGTGAGCGTAACATTCTCAAGCCACCTCTACTACCAGAAGAGTGTATTTTACTTGACCCTGACTTTAAATGCAGAGAACGTGTTGAGTTTGAAGCTGCATCTCTAGCAGAGTTTGAGAATCAGAAAAAACGTATTATGGCTGAAAAAGGCTGGCAGCCAGGTCAGGTAATTGAAGTACGTACTCAAGCTGGTAAATGGGATACTCATTGTGCCCTTGACTTCAAAGGCGAAGTCGTATGGCTTCCAGGCTACCAATGTCTGGCAGAAGTAATTAAAGAAGTACCAAGCAAACAAGGCAAAGCTTACCGTCTCTACTTGCTAGATGATAACCGTCACCAATATGTTAATATTATGTATTGGGATATTGGTTCTCTACGTCACCTTGAGCAACTCGGTGTTAATATCTCTAGTCGTGGTACGTTCCTAAATGGTACTTCATGCGTAGAGCTGTTAAACAAAGCTTTGCTAGCAGCACGCAAGTCAAAATAAAACTTGAATTGCTAAATCACTAAAACTTTCGTATAATATAATCTTAAAGTTAACAACAAACCAAAAGGAAAAATATAACTATGGCAAATACTTGGACTGATGAACTACGTCAAGAAGCAGTTGAAATGTACCTAGAGCGCATCGGTGAATATCCAGAAGACGAGCGTGCAACTAACTCAACAGAAGTTTGTAAAGGTATTGCAGACGAATTAGACTTCTCTGTAAACTCTGTTCGTGCGATTCTTCAACGTGCAACTGACGACGACGGCAACCCAGTTTATGTAAAAGCAACTAAAGCTCCAAAAGCTAAAGCAGCTTCAACTGGTGGTAAGAAAATGTCTAAAGCAGATGCTCAAGCTGAGCTTGTATCCGCTCTACAAGACGGTGGTGCTGAAGTTAGTGACGAACTAATGGAAGTAATCGAAAAACTTACTGGTAAAGCAGCTCAGGCTCTTGCTGGCGCAATCCGCACTATGGGTGACGACGAGTAATCGTCACCTCCTTCTCTAAATAACATAGGAAAGTTGCTATGAAATTAACTCATATTATCGAACAGGCTGACAAACACGGTGATTTCTATCTGTACTACCGTAAACATACTGGCAAAGGTACAACCTACCTAGTTGGTACTACTGACTTCGACAACAAATACATCCAGGCAAAACATGCTTCCGGTAAAGCTGGTGTTCGTGCTAACCTTTCTCTAGAAAGTGCTCAGGCAGAAGCGGCAAGTGAAAACGGTATTTTAGTCTTTAGTTGGACTAATGATAAGTTCCGCTTAATTCATGCCCAAGATGTTCGTCGTATGTCTCCGTTGGCAGCGGAGCTACGTAATGGACGTAACCGATAACTACAACGGGCATGATGATCTGTTAGACGAAGTAATCTACGAGAGTTTTGAGAAAGACATGCAGATTCGTCTAACAGTCTCAGAGTTTCGAGGCAATCTATATCTAGGGATGCGAAAGTGGGTCATAGATATAGATGATTCATGGATGCCAACTAAACAAGGATTTACTTTCCCTTATAATCTTAATACTACCAGTGCTTTATTCGGGGCGCTAACCAAGATTTTAAGTAAGGGAGAAGTCTTACATGAAGTTTTAGACAAACTTAATTATGAGCCGAATCGTAAGTGATTCGGCTTTTGTTTTATATGGAGAAAACAAATGTTAATAAACTCTACTACAATAGGAGCTACGGAAGGCGCTATTAGAATATATCTAAACGGTAAGGAAGAGTACGGAGTAGTTAACCTAAATACTAAAGATAAATACATTGAAAAATATGTAAAAGATGACAACGGGCATTTTATAGTAGATGGTGATGAATTAAGAGTAGAATGTGTACCCTTTGAGCTGGCCACTATTCGTTTTGACAATGTAATTATAGAGGTAAACTAATGTATAGATTCAAATGCACAGCATCCTCTATTAAACCGGATAAGAACGGTAACGTATTCACACCTGAATCGCTCAAGAAGTTTGAGGGTGTGGAGAAGCCTATACTAGTTAACTATGATGCCAATAATGTCGTAGGGGTTGTAACAGACGCAATAGTAGAAGATGGAAAATTATTAATAGAAGGCAAACTAGATACGAATATATCCGACTTATTTGTAGCTCCTTCTTATAGATCAATCTCTAGTTACGTAGACCCTGATGAAGATCACTTAGTACATACTGAAATAGAGGTTATGTCTTATGGCCTAACAACTAACCATGCAGACGAAGATGCCACCCCAGTTCAATTTATAGAGGAAAATAAATGAGATACAGTAAACCTAAATCAATTGCAGAAAGACAACAATCTTTCCACCAACGAGCTAAACGTGCAGCAGACGACTTAGCAGAAGAAAAGTCTCACATACTACAACTAGAAGCAGGGGAAAATTATGAAACTATGTTGGCTCAGATACGAGTATTCTTATGTACTATGTATGGCTTCTCTGCAAACGGTTCTGCTGAATTAATTGAAAAGCACTTACAGGTCTCAATTCCGCAAAAATGGGCTTGCGTTTCAGGTCGAATGTAAGTATAATATGTTTATAAATTGAATGGAGAGATTTAATGAAACAATTTATTGAAACACTTCAGAAGGCGTACTACGATGGTGAGCCATTAATCTCTGACGAGGAGTATGATGCTCTTATAAAACGCTTCCCAGAAGCAGAAGTAACTATTGGTCACAAAGGTGAAGTGGAACACATGTTCCGTATGTGGTCATTAGAAAAGAAGTACCCTTGTCGTGGTGATGAGCTACCAAACCTAGAACCTTATATCGAGTCTCCAAAACTTGATGGATGTGCTGTTGATTGTTTATATATTAATGGTAAATTTGTTCAAGGTGTTACTCGTGGGGATGGTGTTAAAGGTCGTGATATTACTCAAAACCTTAAAGAACTAGTTCCAGCGCAAGTAGATTACTACGCCCCTATCATGCAAGTAACAGGTGAAGTAGTTACTACTAAAGATATTGACAACGCTCGTAACTTCGCATCAGGTGCTATGAACCTAGACAAAGGCTCTGAGTTTATGTCTCGTTTAGTGGAAGGCGGCTTACGTTTTATCGCTTATAATGTACAGACTTCTGCTGATAGCTGTCTGGGCGCTATGTACGATAATGATATGAAGGAGCTAGAACGTCTAGGCTTCCATACTATCCTTAGCAAAAATGTTCTCAAAGCTGTTGAAGACGGCTTAATTATAACAGATGGATGGGTATTCCGCCTAAAACGTAATCGTGCTTACTTTGCAGCGGGATTCACCTCGAAGTTCCCTAAAGGTGCATTTGCTGTTAAAGAAGATGATGAAGGCGAAGTAACTACTATTGAAGATGTAATCTGGCAGGTAGGTGCCTCAGGTAAAGTGACCCCAGTAGCGATTGTAAAAGAAGTTGTTCTAGAAGATGCGAAAGTAACTCGCGTCACCTTAAACAACGTAGCTTACATGGAAGCGATGGGCATTACCCACGTAGGTCAAGAAGTACGTATTATTCGTGCAGGCGGTATTATCCCTAAAATTGTGGAGGCTTTTTAATGGGATTACTTGGTCTGATTTTCGGTAGCCCCCAAGAAATTGCTCCCACATTTGAGGACATAGCTGGAGGGGCTAGTGAATTGAACCCGATGAAAGAATCTCCCAAGCCTAGACAAAAAACAGGTGCAGCTGCGATGATGCCAGAAGAGGCTCCTTTAGAGGAGGTTCATATCAAAATGGGCGGTAAATGGTATAAGTATGTGAGGGTCGATGATAATTAATGGACTCCAAGTGTTTGTGCAATACCCAGTCAAGACTAAGAAGTTCCATAAATGGGGTTTATCTAAGTCTAAGGTGGGCAAACGCTATATAAAACTATACAGAGTACAATACGATGATCCTTTGCCAGACGGTCACGCATTAGTATATAAAGACAAAATAATAGTAACTCCTAAAATGTACGAGGCGCTAAAGAATGAAATTAACCTTAAAGAACCACAGAGCTTGTGTGGTGGGTTCCCGAACCCTTACCAAACAGGACGCAGAACGTATCCAGATTATCGGTAATTTACTACTTCAATTAGGCATCACTGGTGCTAGTGGTAATGCGCTAGGCAACGATAAAGAGTGGGATAAATATATCTTTGTTCAGCATATCCTACCTTGGAATGGATACAACGAAGGCTACGAGACTAAAGATGCCCAGTTCCTATCTCTAGATACCTGTCCTGAAGCTCTACGTATGGAAGCTGCTAGAATTGCTGAAGAACATCACCCTGCTTGGGATCGCCTAAAACGCGGTGGTCGTGCAATGCACACTCGAAATGTATTCCAAGCACTAGGGGTATCTCTAAGTCCGGAGTCCATGGCAGACCTAACTATCTACTGTGCTGAAGAAAGTATGGCTCGTGTTGTTAAGGGTGGGACTAGAACTGCTGTAGAGATTTCTCGTAGTTATGGCATCCCTACTTTCAATTTAAGATTTGACTCGGATTTTGAAGAACTGAAAGCCACTCTCGAAGCGATGTTAGAAAACTGATTTGACAATTTTGGAAGATCAGTATATACTATCTATCACGAATTGAGGGAAAGCAAATAAATTAAAAAGCATCTAGCAAAAAGATTAAAAACCTAATTGCTCAACTGCTAAAATTATTGATATAATATTATCATAAAGTTGAGGGAGATAATTAAATGCAAATAGTGATTCCAACAGAGTGTCCATCATGCGGCTCAACTCTTGAAAACGTTAATGGTCAACTATTCTGTCGAAATAAAACTGCTTGTCCCGCACAGAGTTCAAAATTAGTTGAGAACTACTGTAAGAAAATGAAAATTAAGGGTTTTGGGGCTGCAACTATTGCCAAATTAGAACTAACTACTATATCAGGATTATATAACCTGTCCGAGCAGCGGCTCAAGGATGTTCTTGGCGATAAAGTAGGTTCAAAGCTCTTTACCGAACTACAGAAAACTAAAACAAGTGAATTTGCCACAGTTCTAGGCTCACTTGGTATTAAGTTAATCGGTAAAGTAGCTGCTGAAAAGCTTGCTACAAAAATCAATAGCTTTACGGAAATCACTGTTAAATCCTGCAAGGATGCAGGGCTAGGTGAAAAAGCTACGGAGTCCCTCATGGAATGGTGTTCATCACTAGAGGGTTTAGATACAATCGAAGCTCTAGACGGTTTTATTACTTTTACGGAAGTAAGCACAAAACCGACACAAAATACAGAGCACAAATTCGATGTATGTATCACTGGCAAGCTTAACGACTTTACTAGCCGTTCAAAAGCTGCTGACTACTTATCAAACTACGGTATCTCTGTCAAAGGCAGTGTTACCAAATCTGTTAAATATCTCGTTTGCGAAGACGAAACGAAGAAAGGATCTTCGTCTTACAAGAAAGCTCTAGCAAACGACCTACCAATTGTAACTATCAAAGAATTAATTAATATTATCGGAGAATAAAATAATGGCTAAATTCGCTTGGAATGAAGAAAACGTATCTGTACTTAAAGCTCGTGTAGAAGGTGTAACTGTTGTATCACAAGACTTGTTAAAAGACATTGCTGATGAGCTAGGTCACACTTCACGTGGTGTAGGTTCTAAACTACGTCAACTAGTAAAAGTTGGTGAACTATCTCTTGAAGTTCAAAAAGCTGCTGATGCTAACAAATCAGCTTGGGCTGAAGATGAAGAAGCTGCTCTAGTAGACTTCCTAAACAGCAACGACGGCACAATGACTTACAACGAAATCGCAGCTACTTTCCTAGCTGGTAAGTTCAACGCTAAACAAATCCAAGGTAAGGTTCTTTCTCTAGAAATGACTGACTCTGTTAAGAAAGCTGAAAAGACTGCTGCAAAACGCACTTATTCAGAAGCAGAAGAAGCTACTTTCATTGAAATGGCAAACGCTGGTGCTTCACTAGAAGCTATCGCAGAAGCTATGGGTCGTCCTCTACAATCTGTACGCGGTAAAGGTCTAAGCCTACATCGTGAAGGTCGTATCAACGAAATCCCTCATCAAGCAGAAAGCAAAGCTACAGTTCGCGCTGACTGGCTAGAGCCTGTACTTGATGTAATGGCTGACCTAACTGTTGCGGAAATCGCAGAAAAAGTTGGTAAGTCAGAACGCGGTGTTAAAAACGCTCTAACTCGTCGTGGTCTTGCTTGTGCTGACCATAACGGTGAAAAACAACGTGCAAAACTAGACGCTAAAGCTGAAAAAGCTGAGTAATTCTTATTAAGTAAAAAGAGGGAGGCTATTAGCTTCCCTTTTTTATTATCGGAGCAATAATGATAAACGTTCAAGCAGTTGTACTTAAACTACTTCTGTCTTGTACTGATAAAGAATTAGCACTAGCTTGCTTCGACAAGATCAAGCCCCATTTCTTCTCTAGTTCATACGGTACAATTCACAAAGCAATAGCTAAATATTACCAAGATCACGGTAAAGTGCCTAGCATGGATGAGCTTAGCATTAAGTTTAGCCGTAATAACAACATTCAAATGTCGTTAGCAGCTTTGCAGCACCTAGATGATTTAGATATAGACTTCGACATGGCAATCGATGCTCTTAGAAATGAATACGCTCAACAAGAAACACTACAGCTAATAAGTCGTAATATCTTGGATGACATTACGATGCTTACAGCAGAAGATTTAATTGACAGATTAAATGCCTTACCTCTAAAACTAGAAGAGAAAGTAGAGAATAGTGGATCTATTCTTACTGCATCTCAAATTCCTGTATTCCAACACTCAAGTGATAAAGAAATGGAAATGATTTACACTGGTATCTCCAACAAGTGGGACTCCGAGTTTGGTGGTGCAGGTCGCCAAGAGTTTATTCTAGTAGGTGGCCCGACTGGTTCTGGTAAATCAGTATTCTGTTCAAACTTACAAGTAGCTCAATGGAACGCAGGTAATATTGCACCATACTACTCTATCGAAATGTCTGCTAGAGAGGTTCTACTAAGAAACTTATCTATTATGGCAGGCGTCAATGCAATGCATACCAAGCAGCAAAGACTAGAAGGGGACGAGTTACGTAAGTTAGCATTAACACGAGCGAAAATGTTTCACGGAGGGGCTGAAGCCTATAAGAATTTTGTACGAAATAAAAACCATCTTATAACCGACGACTTTGTAGAGCTAGACCAGGAGTTAATGCGTAATCATGAGGAAATTCATCCTATGATTATTATTGATGACTCTAACCTGCGTCTATCTACTATTGATGTTAGTCTTAGTAAGTTTAGAGCACAATATGGTAAGAAGCTAACTATGGGTATCGTTGACTACATTAACGAAACTCGATTAGATACTACAGGAGACCCATATGACTGGGTTTACCAGTTAGAGCTTTCTCGTGGCTTTAAGTCATTAGCTCGTAAGCACGATTGTGCTATCTTCTCACCATACCAGTTAAATGAAAATGGACAAGCTAGATTCTCTAAAGCAATCCTTGTTCCGGTAGATATTGCGGTTAGATTGGATGCTGACCATGAGGCTGGTATTCTACAACTTACTACAGATAAAGTTCGTTCATTGCCAAATTGTCAATTCAATATTGGTATGGACTGGACAACACTTAGAGCTGACCCTAGAGAAGTGTCTCTAGAGGAAGTAGGACAAAACAAAGCAGAGTCTCAGGTTTCGAAATCAGTACAGGACACTAGTTATGAACTCGACTAATGTGGAAAAGCTATTAAAAGACAGAGATATACACTATGTAGACAAGGGGAGAGATCTCCTTGTCAAGTGTATAAATCCAGAACACGATGATTCCAATCCTTCCATGCGGATTGACAGTGAGACAGGGAAGTTCAACTGTTTTAGTTGTGGTTATCATGGAAATATATTTGTTCACTTTGGAGAGTATCAAAGCCCTGTTTACGACTTAGTTTATAATGTACGTGATAGAATCGCAGACATACAAAGAGAAACTCGTGGAATGGAAATTCCGCCCGGCGCCCGTGCCTATTCTGAAGATTTCAGGGATATTTCCGCTGAGACCTATGAAAAATTTGGTGCATTTACTTATGGACATGAAGATTATGAGAATAGAATTCTGTTCCCTATCAACGATGCAACTGGTAAGATAATGTGTTTCAATGGTAGACACATGTACTCTAACGTTAAGCCAAAATATAAGTTCTATCCAGAAAGAGCGCAGATACCAGTATTCCCTTTTGTTAAAGATGTAGATACTCTCATAGTTACTGAGGGGCTATTTGACATGCTCAACCTACACGATAAAGGGATTACAAACTCGGTATGTATATTTGGTACGCATAACCTAACATTTAGTAATGCATACCAAAAACTATTGCCTTATCTAATATCAGGAGTTAGAAGATTTCTGATACTTATGGATAATGATAAGGCTGGCAGGTACGCTGCTAAGAAGATTGAAGATATTATCCGTATGAAAACTAAGATGGAAGCCTTAGATATTAGTTATATGCTAGAGCCTGGGAGTGATCCTGGTTGTTTGTCTCAAACCGAAGTAGATAAGCTAGCATATCAGATTGAAAAACTAATTGCAAGGTAACTCTAATTTTGATATAATATTGAGGTAATTCGGAATGGTCTGAGTTACCTCTTTTTATTGGTTGTTTTACATCCCATAACAATTGTAAGGAAAATTATGCGAGTAGCTATTATTGATAAATGCCCTAACAAGGTAAACTACGAAAAACTATTTGGCTTCCCAGTGGAAGTCCTACACCTAGCTGATAAAAAAGTTCAGCGACTAAAGAAAGCAGACATTACCCTAGATGTTAATCTACACGACTATGATTGGATTATCTTAGTTGGGTCAGAAGCTTTGAAACAGTATACCCGTCATACTCGCGTATCAGATTACTCTGGTAAACAAGTAGAATCTAAAGACGGTTCCTATAAGAATTTCCTAGTATCCACTAACCCTGCGATGCTATTTATTAAACCAGAAACAAAACCTGCCTTCGATGCAACCGTAGCTGAAATCCGTGCTATTATGGATGGTACAAAAGCGGCAAAGGCAGAAGTAGACTATGCCCCTATTCAGAGCACGGAAGGTATTCTTGAGTACCTTAACTTAGTGTATATGCTTCCTGTGGCAGAAGTTCCGGTAATCGCACTCGATACGGAGACTACAGGCTTCTCTGCACGTAAATGTCAACCTCTTGGTATCTCTATGTCTCATAGAACTCATCAAGGCGTATACATGGACGCAGACTACTTCGATGATGAATGTGCGGAAGTATTACAAAAAATCATTGATACACCTAAGCGCGATGTTGTACTACACAACGCTAAGTTCGATGACCATATCATGACTTTCCACTTCGGAACTGACTTTGAAAAAGCGCATCAAGAAGGTCGTCTTCACGATACAATGGTAATGCACTATGTATTGGATGAGCGTCAAGGTACTCATGGCTTGAAATCTCTGGCTATGAAATACACTGATATGGGCGACTACGACTTTGAGCTAGATGAGTTCAAAAAGAACTACTGTAAAGAGCACAAAATCAAACAGGAAGAGTTCACCTATGACCTTATTCCTTTTGAAATTATGTGGCAATACGCAGCAGGCGATACAGACGCAACTATCCGTCTATACCATAAGTTCTGGGGCATCTTATGTCGTGAAACTTCATACAAACTTAAATGGTTGTATGAAAACTTACTAATGCCAGCTACTCGTTTCCTTGGTCGTATGGAAGACCGTGGGCTGCCTCTATCAAAAACTCGTTTGCATCGTGCACATGAGTTCCTAGAGCATCAACTACGAGAATACACTGAGAAGCTGTATACATATGAGGAAGTTAAACAGTGTGAGGCTCTGCTTGACAAACAGTTTAACCCTAACTCTACGCAGCAACTACGTACTCTGTTATTCGATGTAGTAGGCTTGTCTCCTACAGGTAAAATGACAGACTCAGGCGCTGACTCTACTGATGCAGAAGTGTTGGAAAAACTAGGGGAACAACACCCTATTCCGAAACTGATTTTGAACATTCGTAAAACTAGTAAGCTGATTAACTCATTTATTATCAAGCTACTTGATAACATTGATGCCGATGGTCGTATCCGTACAAACTTCCTGTGTACAAGTACTACTTCAGGTCGTTTAAGTTCATCAGGTACATTTAACGCGCAGCAACTTCCTCGTGATAACCCTATTATCAAGGGTTGTATTGTAGCTCCAGAAGGCTATAAGATTGTCGCAAAAGACTTGACAACTGCTGAGGTTTACTACGCTGCTGTTCTATCAGGCGACAGAAACCTACAGCAAGTATTCATTAACATGACTAATGAACCAGACAAATATGCTGACTTCCACTCAACTATCGCACACATGGTATTTAACTTACCTTGTAAGCCTAACGAAGTTAAGAAGAAGTTCCCAGCTATGCGTCAAGCTGCTAAAGCTATCACGTTCGGTATCATGTATGGTAGTGGCCCAGCTAAGGTTGCGGAATCTGTAAACATTGCTCTGCTAGAACAAAGCTTGGATACAGGCGAACCATTCGTACCTTGTACTATTGAAGATGCGAAAGGTCACATTGATACTTACTTCCGTAAGTTCCCACAATTGCGTCGTTGGATTAATGCTTCTCATGAACAAATCCGTCAGTATGGCTTCATTTACAACTTCTATGGTCGTAAACGTCGCCTACGTAACTTCAAGTCTACAGACCGTGGTGTAGTAGCAGGTGAGGTACGTTCAGGATTTAACGCTATTATCCAGTCAGCTTCATCAGATAGCCTACTAGTAGGTGTAATGGAAGCGGATAAAGAGATCATGGCTAAAGGCATTGATGCCGAGATTATTGGTCTAGTACACGACTCGATTATTGCGGTTGTGCGTGAAGACCTAGTTGATGAATACAATGAAATCATCGACCGTAACGTTCAAGGACTACGTTACAATGGTTGGGATGATGAGCCATTGACAATTAAAGGTTGTCCTATCGGTATCGACTCTGACTCAGAGAATGGTGGTTCTCGTGACTACTCTTGTGGTAAGATGGATAAAGCGTACCCATTCATCGCTGTTTATGACAGTCCTGAAATGCAAGCAAAAGCCCAAGAAGTCATTAGCAAAGTTCGAGAAGGTTGGATTCCTGAGAAAGACGAAAAAGGTAAATACATCGACGCTAAAGCAGGCGCTATCTATGACTACAAGGACTGGGTTCTAGAGTCGCTACAAGATGTAGGGCTGGCAGCTTGATAAAGTTCAAAGCTGTAACACCATTCCAAGCAAAGTACCCCTTGTACGCTCTAAGAGCGTATGAGGATATTAAGGAGTTTGAGGAGTTTATCCTCATCTCCTCTAAATATAGAGAATATATACTAGACTGTCCCTCTCTAGAGGGGGACTATGCTAGTAGAAGAACTCAACTATTAGGTATGAAAGACCTAGAATTTAAAGTATATCCTCTAAGGGAAAGATTTACTTCTATAAGTCAGTTAGTTAACAGTAAACGTAGGTGGTTTATAGATGCTGAAGGGACAATAGTAAGATATAAACCATCTAAGTTCTACCACATAAAATATGCAAAAGTCTTACGGGCTGACAGAACATGGAATGGTTATTATAGATTAATGACAAATTTACCTGTAGCATTTGTCACAGAGCAGGTAGCCGAGTATGTAGGATATATTCAAGTAGGTAGCGCATTCTACTTATACGAGTTATCACACAGAAGAAAGGCTACAACTAGGAAAAAACTTTGAAGGTTGTATTATCCAACAAAGCGTATCTTAAACCAGATGATGCTCTGATAGAGCGAGTAGAAAAGAATTTAACTTATCAGGTTTTTGAGCCGCATTCAAAAACAGCTATACCTAAGCTGATATTACATTATGGTTTAGTTGCTAAAGGTACTTACTGGATACCTGTACCTAGACTAGACCTACTGCAAGGCTATGATTTAGATATTATAGATAAGCGAACGTATTTACCAGAGACATTTCCTGAACCTAAATTCACACTTCGTGAAGACCAGCAGGAAATCTTTGATGAAGCTAATGATTCTTGTATTATTAATGCTAAGCCAGGTTTTGGTAAAACGATATTAGCCCTTGCATTGGCATGGAAGCTAGGACAGAAGACTCTTGTAGTATGTACCACAACCGCAATTCGTGATATGTGGGTTTCAGAGGTTCGTAAATGGTTTGATATAGAACCAGGCATTATTGGTTCTGGTATGTTCGACCATGAGTCTCCAATTACTATTGGTAATATACAAACACTAGCGAAACACGGAATTAAGCTAGCAGACCAATTTGGCCTTATGATTGTAGATGAGATGCACCATACTCCTGCGTCTACATTTACTAAAATATTGATGGAAAGTAAGGCTAGGTACAAGATTGGTCTATCAGGTACATTGAAACGTAAGGATGGCCTGGAATGTCTGTTCAAAGACTTCTTTGGAATGCAAGTATTTATTCCAGAAGTAGCAAATACTATACCTCCAACTATTCACTTATACGATACAGGTATTGAGCTTTCCGGTAACCAAATGATACCATGGGCTAACAAGGTCAATGCGGTGATGGAAAACCCTCAATATAGAAAGCAGGTACTAGCACTGGCTAACTGCTATATTGGCATGGGTCATAAAGTTATCGTCGTTAGTGATAGAATAGAATTTTTAAAATATATACATGAACATGTAAAAGGTCGTTCAGCGTTGTTTATAGGAGAAACTCCTACAGAAGAACGTGTTCAACTACAAAAAGATATGTCTGACGGAAAACTAGACATATTCTGTGCTAGTCAAAATATATTCTCGGAAGGTATCTCACAGAATGAACTATCATGTATGATTTTAGGAAGCCCTATAGGGGATAACGAGTCCTTGCTTGAGCAGCTAGCAGGTCGTATTATGCGTAAGTCTGATGGTAAGTTAGACCCTATACTAGTAGATATGAAATTAGAAGGCTGGACTGGCGGAAGACATAGAAGGGCGCGTACCGCTATTTATGGTAAGAATGGATGGCAATGTGTTCCAATGTCAATACCAAAACTAGTAGCTTTAAATAAAAACTCATTTGCTAAGTTACTAGATTTTAAAGTATAATATATGCATATTCTGAAAGAGAGAAGATAATTATGAATAAAGTTGAAAGTGTAAAAATTGAAGGCTCTTTGCCAGAGGGCGTACGCTCTGTTGGGTTTTATGTATCACAACCACACATCGAAGAAGTAGGTAAAGGTCTAAAAATTTATCGTGACTTTGACATGTGCTACTTCAATAAAGCCGCAGTAACTCCCGCAAATGAAGGAGAGCCTTATAAAGAAAGTGACGAGCCTTGGATTGACGCAACTACTGTTGACCCAGATACTTTTGACCTCCAAGGCATAGAAGTTACCTTTGGTGACGAAATGCAGCTCCCAGAAGGTCATGAAGTCTACTGGATTTCTATTCAACCCAACGAAGAGCTTGATGTAGTATACGCTATCGGCAAGCGTGGCGACGGTAAGGAATATGGTGAGTGGTTCGCTCCAAAAAATTAAAAAATTGAATTGCTCAACCACTAAATTTTCTGTATAATAATCGCATAAAGTTGAGAAATGGTTCTTTACGACTTTAACAAAATCTGGTTGCTCTCAGGTGGGCAGCCTAGATTGATGCTTAGATATTTTAAGTATCTTTATCTTGAAAGAGTTGATTATCGTTTCCTTAAAGGCACGAATTTCATACTCAATCCTGAAATCGTAGTTAATAATCCTATGAGACTGCCACAACATAAGTTGGCAGAGTATCTAGGTTTATGTGCTTTACGCAACTACGCTAACTATCAGCAATACCGCGAGGTTAATTTAGATATGGAATATTTCCCTAACTACATCCCTCGGCAGGTTGTCGATGAAAACCCACTAATCGCAATAAACAAATCAAAAATTCTATTTAAATACGAGGAAAATAATATATGACTATGACTGCATCTAACTGGGGTACTGTAACAGCGGGCGACAACGGCGGTGAGAAAAAATATACTAAATACAAAGCGGGCGTTAACAAATTCCGTATTGTAGGTGATATTCTACCTCGCTTCGTTTACTGGCTAACAACCACTAAAACTGACGACGAAGGCAAACCACGTAAGCTAAGTGCTCCTTTCGATTGCTTATCTTTCGATGCTACTCCAGGTGTTGAGAAGTTCATTAACGGTGCTCCTGACCCTATCAAAGAGCTAGGTATCCAAAACGTTGACTGGCAGGGTAATCCTGAGTTTGATAAAAAAGGTCAACCGGTTCCACTAAAACCACAACGCCAATACCTATTCCCTATTATCAACCGTGATACTGGCGAATATGAGTACGCAACTCTTAAAGGTGATACTCTATCAGGTATCGGTGAGCTAATGGCTAAACTTAGTGACCCTAAACAACAACGTCGTTTCGCAAACCCTGATTACAAAGTTACTAGCCCATCAGACATTGATGTTGTTCTAGTTAAGTCTGGTACAGGTCTTGGTACTAAGTACAAAGTTGACATTGTAGAAACAATGGAAAACGTACTTGATGAAGATGCTTTCAAAGCTATGATGGAGCGTTTCGCTGCTGACGAAGATATTTTGAAAGATAAAAAACCAATCCAAGAAGTGTTCCCACGCCCAACTTACGCAGAACAGAAAGAAGAAGTTCACAAGTTCCTACATGGTGACGGTGATGAAGAAGGCGAAAGCCAACCTTCTGATGCTGCTCAAGAAGCAATGGACGAACTAGACTAATTAATATTAAAATTGGGGAGGCGTTAGCTTCCCCTTTTGTTTGGAGAATAGAATGATAGAACAACGTAAACTTATTTTTGATAAACGCTCACTAACAGGTGCCTTAGTACAGGCAGCAGGCGGCTTCCTAGATAATCCTGTAGAAGATAAGACATGGAAAGAGGTAGAAGACGTAAGACGTGAAATTGCCATTATCCGTGAGCGTGTCAATGATTATCTTACAGAAGTAGAGCAGTATTTCATTAATAACTGTAAACACTGGCAAGAGCAATGGGATATTGCTGCTAAGGTATTTGAACCTTACAATGAGCCTTACGACCCAGACTCAATTGATATTGAGAAACTTAGTGCAGAGTTCCAAGAACAAGGCTTGGTAAAAGAGCTTGCTGATCAAGTAGCTACTACTATCAAGTATCCTATTGAGAATTAATGGCTAGACTTTTATTTTCGGCTGACTGGCATATCAAACTGGGACAAAAACACGTCCCAGTATTATGGCAGATTAACCGCTTCCATTTACTAGTAGACAAACTTAACGAACGTTTTAAAGCTAGTGAGTGTGATATTCATGTAATTGGTGGGGATATTTTTGACAGATTTGACCCTACTCCAGAAGAAATAGAATTATACTTTGACTTGGTAGCTAGACTGGAACATAAGACTCTTATATACACAGGCAACCATGAAATGAAGTCAAAAACAAAATCTGTTTTAGATAATCTTGCCGACGAAACTACCCGATGTAATCCTCTAGTAGAAGTAGTTACAGGAGTATACAGAAGTCCTGAGTTTGATATTGTAGATTACAAAGAGCTACACAAAAATAAATGGGCTGAACAATGCTCTAGATTATGTCTTACTCACGTTCGTGGTGAAATCCCTCCGCATGTAACACCTGAGATTGACTTAGCTAAGTTTGATTCATATGACTTAGTATTAGCCGGTGATTTACATTCTTATCAAAATACTCAGACAACTGAGAACGGTACTACAATCCTTTATCCAGGCAGTCCGCTTACTACATCGTTCCATAGAGAACGTACTACAAAAACTAATGGATGTATTGTTATTAATACTGAGACTCTCAACTATACTTGGCATGACCTCAAACAACTTCCTCAGTTAATTCGTAAGACTATTCAGGTCGGAGAGGAGATGGTCAAAGATGAGTATGATAGAGTTATCTATGAAGTCGAGGGTGATATTTCAGAGTTGAAGTCTATAAAAGATTCTGAATTATTAGATAAGAAAGTAAATAAAAACGTAGGTAAGCCAGCTACCTTAGATTTGACAAATAAATCTGGTACTGATGAAGAATTATCTATATATCTAACAGAAGTAGAAAAGCTTCCATCAACTACTGTCAAAAGACTGGTAGGGAAGTATAAAAGGATCGTTCCTAATGCAAATTAGATTACACAGAGTACGTGGGGATAATATCCTAGCATATGGTGAGTTTGATTTCATTCTAGACGAGCATACAGTATATCAACTAATTGGTAAGAATGGTTCTGGTAAATCATCCTTACCAGTTGTACTAGAGGAAATTCTTTATAATAGTAACTCTAGAGGTATTAAGAAAGCTGCTTTGAGTAACCGCTATACTGATACAAAAGGTTGGTGGGGCGAGGTAACTTTCTTTGTTGGTGAAGATGAGTATGTAGTCCATAAAGAAGTCAAATCCACTGCTAAAATTAAACTATATAAAAATAGTGAAGATATTAGTGGTCATACGGCTACTCAGACATATAAGCAGATTAAAGAGATACTTGGTAATACCGAGTTCAAAACATTCACCAAGCTGGTATATCAGTCGATGGTTTCATCTATGGATTTCCTAACATCTACAGATGCGAACCGTAAGAAGTTTCTTGTTGCACTTCTAGGCTTGGAGGGCTATGGTGAAATCGAAGCTGCTCTGAAAGAAGCCAAGAAAGAAGCCACTTCTGTCTTAAATACTATTACAGGTAAGACGGAGACAATTGAAAAATGGCTAAAAAGAAACTCAACCATACCAGACGAAGTGTTGCTAGTAGACGTTCCAGAAATAGACTCTGGTTTAGAAGAGAGTCTAAACGAGAAGCGCGTAGATTTGGCTACCGCTGAGTTCCACAACAAACAAATCGAAGAACAAGAACGTCAAGTACAGCAATACCAACGTAAAGCCCAACAAAAAGACGAGCTACATCAAAAAGTATTAGACCTTCAGAAAGTTGAACCTGCGCCAGCAGAGGACTTTTCTGAGGAAATTAAAAGTGTTACGTGTGATCTAACAAAAATAAATACAGAAATGGCTGCGGAGAAGGCATCTTACGAGCGCTTCAAAACAGAAGCTAGTAAAACTACATGCCATACTTGCGGTTCAGAGCTGGATGTAACACAAAAAGCCGAAGCTCGTGATGGAGCTAAAGCACGATTCCTGGCACTCAAGCCTACTCGTGATAAGCTCAGAGAAGAACTAGAAGGGTTACAAGGTAAGCAGAAGCTGTATACGGAATACCAAGACTGGAAACGTAAACTAGATAATGCTTTGCTATCTTTTAATAGTTTCCAACTTCCTGACTTACCAGAGTTTGAGCATAAGCACAAAACCGACACTAAAATTTTACAAGAAGATATAAATAAATTACAAAGAAATCTAACTAAGCTCAAAACCGACATAGATTTAGCTATCAAACATAATACAGATGCACAGGTTAGTAACGCTCGTCGTGAGGAGATTCTTAAAACCTCTACGGAGTATCGCATTGAGTTGGAAAAATACCAAGCTGACCTACAAAGTGCAGAACTTGAAGTTGCGGACTTAGACATTCTTTGTAAAGCATTCGGCTCTAAAGGACTTATTAGTTATAAAATCGAAAGTAGCGTTAAAGTTTTTGAAGAATTAATTAATAAATATCTCTCAAAATTCACATCTGGTCAGTTCGCACTAGGTTTTGAACTAGACTCTACTAAACTCAAGGTTGTCATCTATGATGATGGAGTTGAAGTAGGCATGGAATCCCTATCTAGTGGTGAGCAAAGTAAAGTAAATGTGTCAACTCTACTAGCTATCAGAAATCTTATGAGTGCTGTTAGTGACGTAAATATTAATCTTCTATTCTTAGATGAGGTAATAAGCGTACTAGATGATGATAGTAGAGATTTATTAGTAGAGCTTTTGCTAGAAGAAACACATCTTAATACATTTCTTGTTAGCCATGGTTACAACCACCCCCTAACAAAAGATATTCGTTTGGAGAAACGAAATAAAGTGAGTACAGTAGTAAATGGCTGATTCTAGAGACAAGGGTAAACGCGGAGAATATCAAATCCGCGATTTACTTAGAGAAAAGACAGGGATGGAGTGGGAGCGTGTTCCAGGTTCGGGTGGCTTTGGTGCTGCTCACGGACTAAAAGGTGATATTTACTTACCTCACGCTTCTGGACATATGTCTAAGTTCGCTATTGAGGTTAAGTGGTACAAAGATGAACACTTAAACTCAAATATAATGAAAACCACTAAGACTCAACTAGATAAGTGGTTAGACCAAACATATCGTGAAGCATGTCAAATGAACGCTAAGCCAATGTTAATCTTTAAGAAAGACAGAGGGGATTGGATTGTTTGTATTGATAAAGCGGATTATGAAGAATTATCGGATAAGCTAGCAAGCGCAAATCCGACACTAAATTACACTAAAAGTGATAGATCAATTTTTATGCTTAACTTTAAGCAGTTCTTATCACTTATCGAAACGGGAGATATTATACGATGAATATGTGGGATATGGCAACAGAGCAAGCAATGATTCCCAAAAATAACTTGCTTATTGTGGATGGATTGAACTTAGCCTTCCGGTATAAACATCGTGGTACTAACGACTTTGCAGCAGACTATGTTAAAACAATTAACTCTCTAGCAAAATCCTACCACGCAAGAGAGATTGTGGTGCTTGTAGATTATAAAGGCTCGTGGTATCGCAAAGATCTACATCCTAAGTACAAATTCGACCGTAAAGCTAAATTTGCAGACCAGACCGACGAAGAAAAACTAGCAGCGGAGCAGTTCTTTGAAGACTTTAATAAGGCTATCGAACTCTGTGAGTGTAACTTTACAGTAATCAAGCTAGAAGGTGTGGAAGCGGATGACACCGCAGCATACTTAGTAGAAGAATTTGAAAATGATGATGAGTTTGATCACATCTGGTTAATCTCTACCGATAAGGACTGGGACGAGCTACTCGGTGAGAAAGTAAGTCGATTCTCATATACTACCCGTAAAGAGTACACCCTTCAAAACTTCTACGAACATCACCAATGTGATACCCCAGACGAATACACATCTATCAAAGCTATCATGGGCGACCCAGGAGACTCTGTGTACGGTGTTGGCGGTATTGGTGCTAAACGTGCATATAACTTGGTTCGTCAGTATGGCGATGCACTAACTCTCGCTACACTTCTTCCGATTGAAGGTAAGCAGAAGTACATCCAAGAATTAAATAAATCTGAAGAAAAGTTGATTCTAAATACACAATTGGTTGACTTGCGCTCTTTTCACAAAGAGGCAATTGCCTACCCAAGTCCAGAGAATCTACTATATCTAGAACGAATTTGCAAAAATCTACGAGGAACTTTATAATGGAAAAAATCCGTATTGTATTACTAAACGAAGAAGCTAAACCACAATGTATGAAAGACGGCGATGCAGGTCTTGATCTGCGAATGAACATTCAAACAGCTCAAGGGTATACTCCTCTGCTACGAGGTGAATCAATCACCTTTGGTACAGGTGTTAAGGTTGCAATTCCTAAGGGCTGGGTAGGTCTTATTATGCCTCGCTCTGGTCTAGGCTTCAAATACGAAATCAGACTAGCAAACACTACTGGAGTTATTGATTCTAACTATCGTGGTGAAATCATGGTTAAGATGCGTAACTGTGGGGAAGAGGATGTGTTCTTAGAAGACTTTGAACGTGTATGTCAAATGGTCATTGTTCCACACTATCTAGTATATGATAACATTGAAGTTGTCGATGAGCTAGATGAGACAAATCGTGGCGAGTCAGGATTCGGAGAATCAGGTCGTCAATAATAATAAAGGGAGCCAATTGGCTCCCTTTATTCGTTTATATTTACTGTCATTTCTATAGTTTGACCTCTATTCCTTTTTAAGAATAAGAATAAGATAGCCTTATCTTTAGGCGTTATTCTAACATCTCCCGAAGCAGAGAATCTCTCAAAAGTAGCGTTAGAGCTATTAAACCATGCGTTAGTTGTACCCGTACCTTTTAGGATTATACCAGTTTTACCAGCACGTAAGGTATTATATAGTCTAAGACTTTCTTCCTCATCTTTCACCAAAATGTCAATCCAAGCGTCCTTAGGTGCAGGAGCCCACTCTTTCAGCCAAGTATAGAATTTTAAGCCAGTACAAGGGTACTCAGAAGGGGTCATGGTGAATTTATTTATATCTACTGTACCGTATCGTTCTGCCCCTGCATAAGATGTGTCTACAATTGGTTGAGTAAACACGATCTTATTAATAGAGTAAGCCATTTTCTTCCACGTACCACTTATGTTGACCCACGTGGCGATTCCTTTTCGCCACGTACCCCCAATGTTTACCCATGGAACTCCATTCTTCCACGAGCCGCTTATATTTACTTTCATAAATTCTCCTTATTTATATTGAATATAAATATCACCACTAGCACCGCCACTAGGGTTACCAGTACCATAAGTAATCTTTCTCTTTCTCTCAGCTGCTAGTCTAGGCTCTGCTCCTAGCGCTGCTGGGGTTGGTTTGTTTACGGGAGAATATACCCTCTGATTGTTATCGTATATTGCAGTGGCATAGACTGACTTCCATTGCCAAGAGCTTGTACCTAGTAAGCTACTACCATTAGCATATGGCAAGAAACCGCCATCCCTATGCGGAGCACGAATCCATGTAGATTTAGGTTGTACAAATCTGGCGTAAGTAGAGTTACCTTCATAGTCGAAACGTATATAACGACCATCAGCTTCACCTTTGGTGTATGCTCCAACGTCACCTGCACTTGGTTTATTGACTGGTGAATAAACTCTCTGACCAGTATCGTATAGCTGACCAGAACCACGAGCAAATTGTCTATTAATTATTTCCGCAGTCTTACTATTAACATTACTACGGGCTGTAAACTTACTGCCATTAGCTGCAGTATACCCATTTAAGTATACCGTTACACCTTGATCAACACCAACAGGGCCAGTAACATGATATCTAGCGTTACCCCCACGTAACCATACAATCATACCGCCCACAGACAGAGCCATACCAGCAACCATAGTTGAATAGCTCTCACTAAACTCTAGTACTCTATAGTTATGGTCATTACCACCCCAACCGGAATCCCCCGAGGCTTCCCAGGAGAAAGTTAGGCCCCCTCTATGGGTGGAGTTATTCCAAGTATTAGGAGCAGGCTCACTATATGAGCGGCTAATATTATACCTAGCCCAGGCGAAACTAGCGGAACCGGTAATAAGTACTGGGTAATAAGTATTGGCATCTCCGCCAACGTTAATAGTTTTCTGTGTTATTAACATGCCTTTACGATAAAAACTAGAATCCTGCCCATCCAGAGTATTAGCGTCAGGTTTTGCAGTTTTACTCATATAGCGAGTATCAGCAGTAGTCTGTGTCAGTAGATTCCCAGGCTTACCAGAAACCTCATTCCAGTTTGGCCAACGCTGTGCATATACTGGTTGACCTGTAATCTGTGACCAAGGGTGCGTATGAGAACTTGGTGGCATTGTACCAGGCTTACCGGTAACTTCGCCCCAGCTTGGCCATCTAGTTGCTTGAGCAGGCTTACTCTGTACATCATTCCAAGCAGGCTTCCAGGAGGTTGGATGAGCACCTACATCGGCTGCTGTTGGTTTATGGTTAGGGCTGTAGGCTTCGTGCCATTTTGGATCATGACTAGACGTTTCACATGTGCCGAAGAATACCCTAGTATCCACGCCCGCGTAATCGGTACTAAATATCCAGCTGCTACCGCCCGATACATCACGAGCACCAATCTTAAATATATACCCACTGGCAGCTATAGGTAGTCCATAGCTGTCGGGCTTAACCATCTGAGATTTACCAATAGGTGCATCAGCATACCACGCTACATTTGGGATAGTAATGTATGGTGTGTCTGTTTTACCTAGATTTGTACCCGATACTGTGTCAGATTTAATAGCGTCCGCGGCCTTACCATTAGAAGGTAGGGCACCTATATCAGAGGCACTTGGTTTATTATTAGGCGAGTATACTCTCGCCCCGTTTTCAGTTATTGTTGTTTCTGCTTGTAAATTCTCTACGCGCATTATAACTCCTTACATTATTCTTACTAGTCTAGCAGTAAAGCTTACTGCACTAGCAAATGATTTATTGCATTTAATATCTACTGATTGGTCACCCTTACTGCCCCTATTAATACGAGTTCTAAGATAAATATATTCTCCCCCATCAGCGTGCCCCATGTGGTGTAGTGGTATTTCTGCTACATTGCTAGCATTAGTAGGTTGAGCAAACCAGTAAAGTTGGCCAGTATATCCTTGTGTATAAGCCACACCACCGTTAGTATAGGATGAATAAGTTACCAATATCTGATACACACCTGTACCGTCCTTAAAGTCACTATTAGTTAGAAGAGTAGTCCACTGACCTGCGGTTAGTTTTAGTGGCTTAACCACTGTAGAGGGCTGAGATAGATCTTCAAGTTTAGGTTTGTTATTAGGTGAGTAAACTCGTTGACCCTTCTCTTTAAGAGTACCAGTAACAACGTCTAGGCCTGCATCCCCTATACGAACTAATTGCTGAGTTCCCTTCTTAAAGTCTATATAGTTAGCTAGCGTACCTAAAATCATATCAATCTTAGAATAAATCTCATTGCCATCTATACCCAATCTATCTTCAATAATAAGGGGGCATTATCTACATTAGCACCACCAATTGTAGTACCTAGCTGCATCTTTACTTTACCAATAGTGGCTTTAGTTGTGCTTGCTTTTTTATCTAGCTCACTTTGAACCCAGTCTCGTCTAGTAAGTGAGTTACCTACGCTAGACTGTTCAGTATCTAGGGTTACGTTCCCTACTACGTGTAAGTCTTTAGATCCTCTCTCAACGTATGCAAAAGCAGTTTCAGCATTACTACTACGAGTACCTAGGTATGTGCGATTATTGCCTGCGCTGCCGTTATAACGAATGTAAGCACCATGCTTACCACTATCTTCAGTTAAGTAGAAAGTAGCATCTTTATTTGTACCCGCATTTACACCAATATGGGCGTTATCATTAACATTTAAGTCAATGTTAGTATTTTTAGGTAAGTATTTGCTATCAGACTCAGCTTTATTATAGCTAGCGTCGGCTGGAGCCAAGCCTTCACGAGCTTTAGCGATAATTTGAGCTTTAGTGCTACCTTCTAGTTTTGCACTATCTGCTGCCTTTTCAGTTTTACCTAGAGCACCTAGAGTATCTCTATTAATAGTAACAGATCCAGTTTCACCATTAATACTAGTAACTCCTGTACCAGAGTCGATTATATCGAAGGATTTGGTTTCTAATACATATATTAGTCTGTCACCCCAGTTCCATTCTTTACCATCAAATATTTTCTCTAGTTGTCCCTTGTTAAGCTGCACGTCCCAACGAGAGTTAGTTGGTGGAACATCTGGGTACTTATTAGAGTTTGGGTTCCAAATACCTCTATATACACTGCCTTTGCGTAGCTCTTCTGCAAAATGTTCTGCCTCGTCACGTGAGGCTTTAGCGGCATCTTGAGACTTCTTAGCATCTGCTGCACTGGCACTAGCTGCTGTTGCACTCTTAGCTGCGGCATCTTTTGAGGCCAAAGCAACTCTTTCAGAAGCTTTTGAATTAGTCTCGGAGGTTTTTGAATTTGTCTCGGAAGTCTTAGCTGCACGTTGGCTGTTTAGAGCATTTGTTTCGCTAGTTTTTGCTGCTGATGCACTAGAAGAAGCGCTCGATGCACTAGAAGAAGCCTCAGCTGCTTTTGTCGTAGCGATACTGGCCTTATTAACTGAAATATCTCTAGCAGACTCTGAGCGGTCTCTAGCAGATATAGCAGCATCTCTGGCTGTACGAGCATCTGCTACAGATTGAGTCATAGAGGATGCTGACGTTTCCGCTTCTTTAGCTGATTGTGCCGCAGCTGCTTCTGATTTTTTAGCTGATGCTAAAGCAGTCTCGGCATCAGTCTTATAACTAAATGCACTACCTGCGTGTGTACTAGCTGTATTTTCACTAGCCTTAGCTGCATCTCTTGCGAGCTCTGCTGCTTTTTGTGCTGCCAGGGCTGCTTTCTGGTCTGTATCTGCTGCTTTTGCTGATGCTGCTGCATTTTTCTCACTCTGTAAAGTTCTAGCTTCGTGACCACTAGCATTAGTTTCTGAGGTCTTAGCGGCTTTTTGAGAAGCTAGAGCTTGTGCTTGACTTGTAGCTGCTGCTTTTTGAGAAGCTAGAGCTTGAGCTTGACTTGTAGCTGCTGCTTTTTGAGAATCAGAGGCGGCCTTAGCACTACCTGCCGCGGCAGTCTCGCTTCTCCCTGCATCCGCAGCTTCATTAGTAGCCGTAGCAGCCGCCTGTTTAGCCTCACCAACCAGTGTAGTTATTTGCGTACTGATAGCATTAAGATCAGCAATTGTAGCATTGGCCTTATCAATCTGTCTCTGCGCCTCGGTCACTGTTGATTCAGCTTTTAGCACAGACTTGTCTATTTCGCTCTTAACCTCTACTAAGTCATCAAGACCAATAACACCAAGACTTTCTGATAGCTCTATTGAGATTTCAGAGCCAGTACCATCTAGTAGACTATTCTCTAGAGCTACTAGACCAGTGAAATCTTTAGTGTCTATTTCGGCATTGACAGGGCCAATTAAGTCCCCGTCTAACACTCTTTGTTCAATTTCAATATTATCTGCCATTGTTGCTCCTTATGATATATTGCTTACAACTACTAACTGGTAGAAATCAGCTCCAAGTATATTATTAGGTACTGCTTTTACTTCCTGAGAGTTACCATACCAAGTAACCTCTGCAGTAGGAACTGTCGCAGCTATAGTACCTACTGGGGATGTTTGGAAGGCACTAGAAGTATCCGGTTTCTTAAATATTTGTACAGTACCGTCTGTAGGAGTGACCTGTATACCGCCATTAAAGTATCTAATACCCGCGAAATAGTGTGGTTTAGTTTTATCCACGGTTAAAACTACTGGTGTAGTTATAGGAGTCACAGGTGACTTAGATATAGTACTACCTAGACCAGTCTCAGTTAGGGGATCTAGAGTGGCTGCTCGACTTAAGTAACATTTACCTTGATATACTCTTGTAGCAGAACCTTTAGGGCTAATTAATAAAACGTCATAATATCCTAGCTCATATACTCGCTCAGAACCTATGCCATGCGCAACTTTACTAACAAATTTCCCTAGACCTGCTGTTTGTTCCTTAGTTAAACCTAGGTAGGCTAGTCCATCTTTTCCAGAAGCTATAGTTGCTTCGAAATTTACTATTAGATCTGCTTTATCTGAGAACGCTGTTCTTAACTGAGCTACAATAGTATAGCCAGTTAAGTCTATAGGGCCTTTTTGTTTGATAGGAACTAACTTATTAGTAAGCGGGTCTAGTTGCTGACCCGTTACTTTCTTTGTAGTAAACTTTAATACGTGAGAAAAAGTAGCTCCCTCTTCTATTTTTAAATTGACTATTTTGCTCATAATTATCTTATATGTATAGAGCCTGCGGAGAGGTCTATCTTCATTTTATACGTTGCTTCTGGATTAGCTGATTGAGCGGCTCTATTATCATAGATCTTATTTACACCAATTTTTTGTAAGAACGCATTATCAGCTACTATTTTATCCGTGGTAATAGTACCATTTACTAACATATTACCATGCACCAGTAAAGCTGCACTAACCCAACTATAACCATCCCACTGTCTTGTTTCGGCAATAGCGGGGTTGCCAGAGTTAAACTGAGTTAATACATCGTATTTAACAGGGTTACTATTAAAGGTATTTTTAAAGAACGTAGTTGCAGACGTAGTATTAAATCTAGAAAACCCAGATATGGCCTGAGCATAGAATCCTGGGCCACGTTCACCATTGGCTCCTGGCCTACCATCAGTCCCAGGTCTACCATCCTTACCGTTAATACCTGGCTTACCATCCTTACCGTTAATACCTGGCTTACCATCGTCGCCACTTAACTTACTAGGAGCTGACCAACTGCCTGTTATATTAGGCTCCACACCTGTTCTAATCGCACTACATACCCAAATAGACTGTCCAGCTACTCTAGTAGGGATTTGCAAGGACCATCCACTAGGTGGTATAGACTTATTGGTAGGTGTACTAGGTTTAGATGTAGATTGCTTGTATATTAATACAGAAGCTACTCCGTCCTTACCTGCGGCAGCGGTAAATTGGATAGGAGTAGACCAAGAGCTATTTGACGACACTTTATTAGTTTTAGAGTCGATAACAGCAGTAGAAATCCATACCAAGCTATTACTACTAGTGATAGGTACTTCACTCCAACCTGCTGGAGGGAATGCATCGCTTGTAGGTTTTGTAGGTCTTGAGGCGGCAGCTTTATAAATATTAGCTACGAAGTTACCTTGGATACCTTTATCAATATCAACATTACCACCTGGAGTACCAATCTGTACCTTACCGGAGATAACTAGCTTGTCCCCATCCCATCTTATAAAGCTAGTAGAGTCCCCTAGATCAAATTTGAACTTGGAGTCGTTATTAGCATAGCCCATCCACATACCTTGGGCAGCTTGTCCGAAACCTGTTTTAGATGCTGTTCGGATACTAGGATTATCTTTCCCTGATAAGTTTGATAGCACAAACGAAGCAGAGTACATTGTCTTAGATATCACCGCACCATCGACGTTTACGTTACCATTGGCAGGGTCTACAGATATTGGAGCTTTACCTTTACTATCTAACTTACCAATAGCTAATGAACCTGTATTTGCGTCTAGTAAGAAAGTTTGTTCCTTAGTTCCTAATATATTTCTATAAGCTTTAATATGGTCGTAAGTAACCTCTATCCCTGTATTATTTGTAAATGAGGAATCAATTGGAGTATTTTTATCAATTTTAAAGGTAGCTACAGAAGAGTCTACAATAGCTTGGTCATCTGGCCCCCAGGCTACTGATGCTACCTTAAATTTATATTCTTTATTGAAAGGGAAGCCTGTAATAACTGAAGCTTGTGCAGCTCCGCTGTTGATTTTACTGGCCTTTTCCCATCTGGTTTTATTATACTCGCTAGTTTCTACAAAGTAAAGAACAAATTCTCTGACTGAACTGCCAGTACCTTTATTCCAGTCCCAGGCGACTTGTAGATCATACCTTTCCATCCCATCCATTATTTTTGCTACCTTGAATGAGACATTAGTAGGTGCACTTGGTGGGCGGAACATATTCTCTACTTTTACATTCCTTACTATATCATAAGAAGAAGTCTCAGTAGTAACTCCATCAGGAAGGTACACATACCCTACTACCCTAAAGTCATAAGTACCCCTACCAGTAGTAAAGGATACTCCATCCGGACTACCGCTATAAGCTGGAGACCACTCAGTATCGTTTTGAGAAGATAGCTTTTTATCTATACGAATAGAGTCTGCATCTCCTAGTATCTCCATAGTAATAATAGGGTCACCAACTCCCACATCAACCTCTTGAGCTCCTACGATAACGTTGTTAATAGTAGGGTATGTTAAGGTTTTTGCTTGTGCTGGGTCTGATAGGTTTAACCCTATCTTATTATCTAACAGCTCGGAGTCAACCATTGCATCATAGTAAGACCCCACAATACCTGTATAAGTAGTGTTAGGTTTCAAAGCATCTATAATAGTATAAAATACTCCGGTGTTAGTATCTATAAATTTGGTATTGTTTATCCAAAAAACTTTACCAACAATATCCTCGTCCTCGAATATTGAGTGTGGGATATACAGCTTAGTATACCCCGGCACGATAGAGCCTAGAAGTAATTTTCTAGGCAGTTTGTTTTCAATCATAATACCGTCCAGTTAATTGAAGTTATATTATTTGACCCTTCGCCTCTAACGTACACGGTTAGATTCCTGTGTACACCTAGAGTACCATGCAAGAGTTTATAATCTTCCTTATTCATATCAAGAGTATAAATGAAAGAAGTATCTGTTGTAGTAATATCTCTCAGTGTATCCCCTGTGTCGGCGGAGGTAAATCTTAAATGGTATTTAAATCCATCTACAAATCTACCCTCTACCAACTCGTCCCATGCGAGCAGCAAGTCTTTGCCTACAAAAATCTTATCGGATACTACCGCTCGGTTTACTATGATGAAATTCTCCACCATAGGCAGTATAGCGCTAGGATTTATTCGTTCAGTAATACTTACTGGCATACTGGTTTCCCCGTCAAAGGATACTGCCCTAACTTCAAAGGTATACTCTCCTTCTGCTAGGTCAAATAGTTGGAGCTCTATTTTTTGAGAAGATACTACATTACCAGGTGCAGGCACGGTTATTAGGTCAGTCAATCCTGTGTATTTTACTGTGTAGTATGCAACACGCTTTGATAGACTAGGGTACCACGATAGCGTACCATTTAGCCCTATCTTTTGATCACCTGCTTTCGGCTCGTATTTTAAGTCTCTAGGAGGTAGTACATTAACTACAATATCAGGAATCTGATTATTACTATTATCTACTTGACCAGAGCTTAAAAACATAGAATCATCATACTCTCTAGCAACCACTTTTATATGACCATTATACATCCAAGTTAAGTCTTGGATCATAAATGTTTTCTTATCCCAACCATAACGTTGTTTCGTAATAGTTATATTGGCATTAGGGTAAAGCCACATGAAAGTAAAAGGTAACTCAAAAGAGATTTGTCTATTATATCTAGATTTACGTAAGTAGTACTCGGAACGAGTTCTAGCTGTATAATAGTTAGTAATGAAAGGAAAAGAGATATTTGCTTTTCTATCTTTCCCATTATCTTCTAACTTATATTCTTTATTAAAGAAGGTAATGGTATTACTACCCCAACCTTTTGAAGGGTCAATGATACCTGCCTGCACAGCATTGTACTTCTGCTCCATGGAGTTGTCGGATACTTGGATGCTGCCATTTATAATAGATCCCTCATCTATGTCATATACAGGCGGACGGTTAGCCTCCATTGTAAGAGTATACTTACCACCAACTATGTTTAGAGAAGCATCAAATTGACTTATCAAAGCCTGAATATTTTTAAATACGGTATCACTAGTAGATAGTAAACCTGAGCCTTGTAATATTTGTCTGTTTTCTTCTTTAAAATCTGTCCAGCCTAAATACCTCCAATAAGGTACCCAATCTGGTTCATAAGAAGTATCAATAGCATCCATTATTTTAGCACACTCTTGTATTGCTGGTAAATCTATCTCATCTAAAGGCAGTCCAGCACCGTAAGTAGGGCTTCTTAGATAGTCTAATGTTTGCCACGCTAGATTAAGAGACGTTTTATCACTAGTTACTGTACCATCTTCGTGGTATACGGCTATCTTCTTACCTTGAATCTCTGCTGATACTTCTGGTATAGATGTTCTGTTCTCATTTAGAGTATATTTTACAACTAAATATGCAGTATCTAGTAGCTTAAAGGTATCATCCCAGTATTCAGAACCATAACTACCGTCACTTTGTAACTTAAACTCCCCTGCTGCTGCCTTATCTACTAGTACCTGTGCAGCATTTTGTGTGCTAGAGCCATGAAATGTCCAGAACTCTATTGGGCCATCCCCATCATCATAGATATAGTGCTGCCCGTGCTTACTAGGTACAGTTCTACCACCCTTAGGAGCTAATGCTCCTATAGTGTCACCTTTGGTTCGCTTCATACCAATACATGCACGTTTCTCTTGGTCATTTTCAGATACGCAAATCATCGGATTGTCACCAAAGAATATATCTAGGAAGCCGTCTATTTCTCCTTCACAGAAAGCGTATACTGCCCATACTTCCTCCGGATTACCGATGTCTGTATCAAAAAATATAGGAATACCAGATACTTTTTGTACTCCATAAAGAACAGGTAAGTACTTAGCGGTAAGGTTTATATCCATATCTACTTCCCTTACAACGTCTGCCCAGTACTCTTCCATATCATAGTATTTCTGCCCCATTAAACCCCTGAAGCCACCTGCTCTACGTTTTTTCAGTCTAAAACGTTTTTCCTTTGTCTGATATTCAGCTAACAGTTTTACAGATTTGCCAGCATGAAAGAAACCACGATCAAGTTGGTACTCAGGTTTCTTAGCAGAGCCAGAAGGTTGCATGACCCCATTAACGTTGATAAGACCCCGATGTGATTCATCATCAGTTATACGTCCATTTACAGCGTCTAGTTCGTAGTTTTTATTAGAACAGTTCCATGTTATTGTAGAACGACCAGTACCTGAGTTAGTATTAGTCTCGTCTAACTTACTAGTAACAATTACGCCTTCGAAGTATGTAATAATATCCCCATTTGAGTAAACTGGAATTATATTACCATTGTCATCAAGGAATGCTCTTAAGATTTTTATCTTTCTATTTAAGAAACTTTTAGAGTTTAATACCCTATCAACCTCTTCCTCAATAGCACCGCTCACTTGCACAGGTACTCGGAAGATAGTGAACTCTTTGGTCTGTTTTACGTCGCCAACACGTTTAACTACTCCTGTCTTATACTCCTGATTATTATAGGTAATATCTCTGAAGTAGTCAGTAAAATACACGTATACACCTTCCTCTCCTGGAAGTTCTAGGGAGACTAGATGTGCTAATTTCAGATTTTCTGTAGTCTCTATGTATTTTTTAGTAGTCTCTAATATATTACTCATAAACTCTCCCTAAATGAATAACTAATACCCTCATACATACCATCAGCATTAACATTAGCTTCAATAGACGTTCTATTCACCAACCTAACTTGTAAAGGTACCACATTGAACACTGGTTTTTCTGTTCCTTTGGTCTCTATAAATAAATCTGGATATATATTAAGGATAAATTTATCAGCTTCGCGTTTGAATTTTGTTATTTTATATACTTTTGGGTGCGTGCTGAGCTTGAATAGGTCACCTAAATAAGGTGCCCCTTGTATGTTACTAGTGCCTGTGATTTCTATTGTGCTGCCCTTTTGTCCGGCAGGTATACTAGTAGCAGTAAGGTCACCAATAACTCTATAATTAATATATTGAGGTAAAACTATTTCTATAGTATCCCCCGTACGCTTCGCTTCTTCTATAGTAGAGGATATAAGTCTATACTCTAAATCATATAGGTCTGGGTATGTAATATCTACACTCCAGTATTGAGCAGAAGTTTTTGTTTGAAGCACTTTTCCGTTTGGTAATTCATCCTGTAGTATAGGTTCATTATCTACCAGCGGAGCTTTTAGGAATCCTGGTGCTTCATCAGGATGCGTGAATGGATCAGGTAATCTAATAGCCATGAGTGCTCCAAAATGTTATGCCATTGAGCAGGTCAATGGGCCGTAGTATATCTAAAACTAAAAACGAAGATATATCTCGTTATGTAAGTAATTATACACGTAAACTAGCTAAAGTCAACCTAAAGATTTTAGATATTATAAAGCCTCCACATAGGGAGGCTTTTATTAACGTAGTCTGTCTGAGTTCATGCCACGCTGATATGCTGCGTCATCCCAAGCATTAAAGATATCGTCTGCTCTATCCATGATTGATTGAGTATCAATAGCTTGTACTACTAGTTGACGGTTATCTGTATAACTACCACCCATAGCTCTAGACTCTTCTGCACTGTAGGCTTGTATTGGTTCTAGTGGTGTAATAACCTCCGGACCATGTTCTCCTACTACTAGACTATTTCCTGGGATACCTATACCGCCGTTAGCTCTAGGAGTAAAGGATTGCATACTACCAGTACCAGATTCATTTCTAATGTATGCTAACTCACCGCGAGATGCTGATTGAGACACATCTACTTGATTCGACCTATCGCCAAGAGTTAAGGACGCCTGAGTATTACCACTAGCCGAAGATACTAGATTACTAGAAGCGCTAGAGGCTTGTTGATACGCTAATCCACCTGCTAATGCTGCTGTAGCCATTAACGGGATAGCTGGAACAGGCCAAGGGTTAGCCGCCGCATTCATTACCGCTACCGCAGTAGAGATAAGAATTTGTTGTTTGGCTGCCTTTTTCTGTTGTTCAATCTTCTTCTTCTCAAGTGCATTTATCTTAGCTACTGATTCCTTAGACTTACCATCACGCTTCTGTTCCGCAGCTATTTGTGCATCTACTGCTTGTATAGACTGGTTAGAAGAATACGATAGCATCCCTTGGAAGGCATTCAACCCAGAAGATACCATCTGTGTGGCGGTCATGCTAGATTGACCCATGTTATTGAATGACATAGCTAGCCCATTAAGGGAACTAGTCATTTGATCAATACCTGGGGCAAATGAGGCTAAGCTACCTAGGGCAGAGTCCATCATAGCATTAGACTGAGCTACTTGTACTGCTAGTATTTCGTTTTCTAATTGCTTAATTCTATTTAGAGACTGTTCTTGCTCTTTGTGAGTACCTTGGATCAGTTGCAAGTTTGCTAATCTGGTTTTCTCATTGGATAGTAGATCTTTCTTAATTAATAACTCTGGTTGAAGAGCCATATTAAGTCTAGTTTGGGTATCTAATTCTTTAGTGTGTACGTCTACTAAAGCAACTTGTGTATCTATGGTTTGAGATGCTAATTTTGCAACCTGGGCAGATGTTTTAGCCGTAGCCACACTACTAGCACCTAATCTTTGTTGATCTATTAGGAGTTTAGTATAAAGGACTTGTTGCTCTTTTAATAACCCTAGTTTAACTGCTTCAGGTTCTTTACCTGAGTAGCGTCCTTGAACTTCTGCTTCTGCTTGAGTCTTAGCAAAGACTGCCAACTCCCTATTAGTATCCCTATAAGTTCTGGCAAGCTCTGTTGCGCGGTCTAATGCAAACTTAGACTCAAAGCCTAATTGTTTTAGTGCATCTGCAGCCTTAAATCCAGGATCTACAGCAGCTAACTTCTCATAGGCTATTTTCATAGAGTTTACATCAGAGTATAGTTTCTCATAAGAAGTACTTTGCCCTTTAATTGAGGCCAAACTAGTGTTATAAGATTGTACTGAACCTTTTACTGTAGCATTTAGGTTTCTATATGCACCGTCTATCTCTTTGATAGCATCTATACCTAGACTTTGAGTGGACATCAAGCCCCTAAGTTTATCTATAGCGGTACGTACGTTCCGTACTTCATCCTTATAGTTTACAAGTTCAGCCACAGAAAAACTACTAGTATTGGTCTGCCTTAGTACACTTAATCTCTTTTCTAAGTCTTCTATTTGGTTATTGGCTTCTACGAGTATGCCTACTTGCCCCGCCCTACCATCTGCCATAGAGAAAGATTCTAGTAGCTTTTTAGCATTATCTAATGGCTCTTCTATTCGTCTAGATCCTTCCTCTATTTCATTGAAGAATTTAGGAATGAATGAAGTCGCCTCAGAGATATTCTGCATAAACGTCTGGAATGCCGATGCAGTATTAGCCCCAAATACTTCCCAAGGGGCACCGTTTCTCAACATCTCATCTAGATCGCCAAACTTCTCTACCGACTGTGAGTTAATCTCATTTACCAATGCTGCCCGTTGTTGGTATGAGTTAAGTGAATTGGCGCTAATACCTAGCTGTTGAGCATAACGCTCGTAAGCAGTTGTCAGCTTAGTAGTAATACCAAGTTCGTCTAATAGTTCTATTTCTAGTTTAGATGTACCGCGAATAACACGGTTCATGGCGTCTTGCATATCGACACCTAGAGCAATAGATGCTCGACGTGCCGCCATGGTTAACTGTTCTATTTGCTTTGAGTCAAATCCATAAGAGGCAGCTGCAGCAGCATTTCTTAGTGATTCACCATAACTAAGGGTATACCCAGTTAGCTTCTGCATATCCTTAGCTATTAACTGAACTGGTGTACCAATTTTAGAACCTATGATAGTACCAACTTCTTCTAGACGATTTAACTGTTCACCTTCGCTTAGTAGTCTAAAGGCTTCACTAAGCGCGAACACGTTAGCTGCAATGTTAGCGTATAGTAAAGGAAGAGGCCCAGCAAACTTAGCTAGATCTGAGAAGGTACGAGCCTGGTTTCTACCTTGACGGTTAGAGTTAGCCAAGCCACGACCAGCTTTCTTAGCCCCTTTACCTACTTTAACCAAGGCATCATTAGTTTTACCAGCTTCTTGACGTACATCAATAAGACCGTCTTCTACTCTTTCTAGGTCGGCTCCTAGCTGCACGCTTAAGTTTTCAAATAGAGTAATCAAGTTTTTACTCATAGTGGCCATTGTGTCGTTCATTTCCAACGACTCACCTACTAGAGCTTCTAATGCACTTTCAATATTACCTAGTGAAGTTTCAGTAGCTTTTGAAGAGAAGTTTAGCTTTACTTTACTTAACTGAGTGGAGGTTCTTGAAGCTTGCTCTTCTACCTTTTTAAGATATTTAGGAGTTCTCTCCATCGCAGAGTTAAAGGCGTTGCTAGCGGTTTTAGCTTCACTAAGGGCGTCACCGACACCCTTAATTGCTTTTTCAGTAGGTTTAGCTCCTTGTTGCTTTACCTTAATGATTAGTTCTTCGATTAGCTTATTAGCCATATAAACTCCCGTTTATTAGCTTAGTTTTACGTGTTTGATGTAATCTCTATCGTATCCAAAGCCCGCTGCTACATTTACTATTAAATCAGTGCTACCTTTACTTGCTTCGCGGTCTTTCTCTAAATTATAAATCTGGAATCCAAAAGCCACCCCTTGAGTATGCAGAACTACTAGAGCATCGTCTGCAACGCCATAAAGAGGTACTAGCTTAATAATACCCTGCTTGACCATTTCGCGATGTGCATTGTCCATTGTACTTAGCAATGCAAAGTATGTCATAGGGGACGTTACTGCAATAAACTGCCCTTCGATAGATAATGCTTGAGAAGGGAACTTCTTGATAGTATCTACAATTGTAGCGAAGTTCTTAGAGGAAGCACCTGCGGTAGGGGTAGGTGTTGTAAGTTTGTCAGCTAAGTATTTTTCCAGTTTAAGTCTAGCCTGCGAAGTTAGAATAGTATCTAGTGCTGCTTCCAAGTTAGGACTAGCATCTTCTGTGGTCTCGTCTACCAATGTAGCAGAGGCTGATAGCAATTCTTTCTCTACTTGAATGCCGCCAACAGAGTAGATGGTATCCATATCTGAAGGCAGGTGTAGGAAAGGAATATCAGTGTATTTACCTGTTAAGGTAACATCAGGTAACATAGCAAGTAAAGCACTTCCTTTTAGGGTTGCGCTGCGTAGAGCAAGTACTTTAGTGTCTTCGGCACCTGATACAGAAGATGTTGCTGATTTGTTCACGGTTTCAATATATGTTTTTAGGTCTTTAATCATTGTTTTCTCCATACGAAAAAAGCTCTGGGCATTACACCCAGAGCAAGCTCGTGGAATGCCCGTGAGGACTCGGTTAAGTAGCTAGTGGTGTTTAGCCTTTGCTTTTAGCTTTTTGGCTTCTGTTTTCCATTTACTAACTGCTTGTTTAACTATTTTACTATCTAGGTGCTGTACTATCTCTAGTGTTAATTTTCTATCTTCTACATCATGAATCTCATAAATATTATATAAGAAATCTAATGTTGATATATCTTTACCAATATAAAGTGGTCCAAGATCAGTACTAGTGTACCTGTCACCTAGTCTATTAAAGATTTCTATAGCGTCTCTCACTATTGGTGGAAAGTCTGAGAAATCTATAGGCATTCTCTTAGGGTCTGGCTTCTCTCCAAGTTGCATACATATATTTATATACTTAGATTTAGAGAAACCATTCTGTTTATCGAAATATTTATCGAGAGATTCGAATAGAAGTTTCCGTCTCTCAGTTTCGAAAGTTCTCGATTTGTGCCAACTTAGCACTAACCCAGTTATCAAATTTCTCAGATAACTTAACAAGCTGTATAGCAGTATCAATGTCAAAATCGATTTCAGCTTTAGGGTCTTCTACTTGAGATTGATCGATAAGCATTAGGTTAGCTACGTTCTCTAGCGTTAACCCTGTCCAGCCATTGATTGTTGCTTTCACGTATTCTTCCGTGTATTTCTCTACATCTAGATCCATATATGGAAGACCAGAAGTTTCATCATATTTCTGAACTTTACATTTTTCCTGAATCTTACGTCTAGCTTCTCTAGATAGGTAAGTAAGGCGTACTTTAAATCCTACGATACCTGGGAAGTCAAACTCTGCTGTTTTTGAGTTAAGTGCTAATGCTGATAGACTTAATTTCATATTAAATATCCTCCATATTCCACGATAATTTTATTTGTTTTGTCAGTTATAGTAACATCTTGTGCTTCTGTAAATACATCTGCAGGAGCTACTCTGTGTGTTACCAATGCATCTCCTAATGAGAGATATAATCCAGATTTATATAATTCTAGATTTGCGTAATAAGCTTCTTCTGGAGTAGGGTACTTGGTATTTAGATACGTATTTACATTCATACCATAACTCCTATCTGTTAGTACTGCATGCTTAGGTACATATAAATTACCTATGTCATGCAAGCCTCTGTCAGCCCTCCAATCTATGGATTGCTGCAAAGATATACCTGCATTTATCACTGAGTTGTTAAGAATATTATTTATTCTATATTGTATAGGAGTAGGTAACAATGGCTCACCTTGCTCTATCAACCCAGAAGATAAATCTATACCAGATACTCTTTTAATACTACTAGCAGTAAATGATACATCAAAAGCTAGTGGCTCACTTAGTGCTAGGGATACTTCTAGTGACTGTACCGCTGCTTTGGATACTTTATGTGTGCCAGCCTTAGTAACTATTAATATATCACAAAACTCAGGTGATATACCTAATTCGTCACCATATTCATATACATTGGCATGTAACTTAGTTAAACCTGCCAATTCGAATAGTACACCTTCCGAAAAGCTCTTAGTACCTAATACACCGAAGCTAAACGTAGCTGAGTTTTTAGAATTAGCATATGTATATGGTTTTGCTTTCTTTGAGTGCAGAGTCTTCCTAGAGCCAGACGATCTATTGAAAGTCTGGCTAAAGTCAAACTGGGTAAGGGCATCGAATAGATACCCTATACCTTTATAGATTAACACTATCTTGCACTCTTTCTGTAGAGTGTATGACATAGTTATCCTCTTAATTAACTAACAGTAACGGTGATCGTGTTACTAGTAGTTTTACTACCTTCACTATTGTAGGCTTCTACGTAGTACTTACCACTGTCTGACAGAGCTGCGGAGCTCTTAGTATATGTTGAAGATGTAGCGCCACTAATAGGAGCACCATCTTTATACCACTGGTAACGCGACGCGTCAGAAGCTGCCACTGATAGCTGCAATTGTTCACCTGTAGTTAGTGTTTGATTAGCAGGTTGTGTGGTAATGCCTGGTGGAGCAGATAGTCTAGCTCCGTCGCCTCGCTCAATAAGAGCTTGGATCTGCGCAGCGGTGTACGCTGGGCTCATACCTATATATACTTCGTCCCCTGCATCAAGCTCTGTAGGAATACCTTTGAACTCAATACTAGTACCTAGTACATCGGCTGTTTCAGTAGAAGGTACTGATAGATGTGCCGTTGGTAGTACAATTACAACGCCAGGTGCTTTAGTCACTGTGCTTGCATTAGCGTTAGGATATACACCGCCTAAACAGATACCAATCTGGAAGCTATTAGTAATACTTCTGTCGGTAATCATTTTGTTTAGCAACTCTGCTGCACGATCTTGGGAATCACCAGACTCTCTGTTACGTAGGTAAGCTTCTAAGCTACCTGAAACTTCGAATGTTCCTGTGAATGAACCAATAGGTAGGTCTAAACGCGATAGAGTATTTGGTGTCAAGTAGCTGATATTGTTATTGATAGTAATAGAACCACCAGTAATAGGAATATCATACTTAACATCATCCTTATTATCTTTAATGAATAAAGTAGTTAACTTATTCTTAATATATGGAGCTGTTTCAAACACATCATCAGGGAAAGTAAAGTCTGCCGAGTTAGGGTCGAAAGGCTGTGTAGTACCTAGTGGCTCTACTTTTGTACCTTGTCCAGACCAAGCAGTCATACCAATACCCTCAATATCCATACTGATTTCTGCTTGGTTGATTTGTACATCATGGATTTTATACCATACGTTATCAACTAAATAGAACAATGTAAGTGTATTAAGTTGGTGGTACTGGTTGTCTTTGAAACTTACTAGCATATTTGTAGAGTTAGCTTTAACTCCGTCTTCATTAGTAATATCTACAGGAGAACCACTAGCTAGGCAGTGCCACAAGGCGTAATCTGGGGTTAGAACTACATCATCTAACTTGTTGTTACTAGTACCTGCGTCGCTTAAATAAGGGCGTAGGTAGGTAGAGAAGTTCCAGTCAGCAGGGTTTAGATTATCATTAAATCTCTTAGAACCACGAGTTGGGCGTGGGCCTGCTTCATCTAAGTTAATGTCGGTAGAGTTACCGTCTTGGTTGAATGCAAAGTCTTCTTGGATTAACACTTCCCAGGTATTGGTCTTGTCAAGTGTTTCCCCTGGCTTTGCTATACTAGCCCATAGTCTAGTATTACGTAATAATTGGACTGACATTTATTGCAGACTCCTTATCTAATAAATCTAACATTTCTGTCCTGGTATCTAATTTCTATAGCCACCTCACCTATACCCATCGGACTTAGGACGCCCTCATCAGTATTAATACTTAATATAGTCATCTCGGTAGCTTGGAGTTGTTTTTGAACTCCTTTTGGAGTAGTTATAGTATATTCTATATCTTCGTGAGTGTCAATAAAGGTTTTTATATCTTGAATCAGTAGCTCTAATTCTTCGTCGGCTCTATCTTCGGACTTCACATATGCTCTAATAACTAGAGTTAGGTACATCCATCTAAAACCTCCCGGCTGATACTCAGGGCGCTCAGGACCTAGTGCCACTGTCAGGGCGGGGAAAGTTTCTACTTGGTCAAGATACAAATTTTCACCGCTGACGTTCATGTCAATGTCAGTATAGTAAGTATCTTGATTAGTATCTGTTAGTTCTTGTTTCAGGGTATCTACAATTTTATCCCTGATACTTGTTCTGTGTGTCATTGTACAGCCTCTCTAACGTCTATTCTATACCTAGAGTGTATAATATCTCTAGCTGCTTTAGCTAACGCATCCCCAATTAATACTTGAGGGTTACGAGCACCATATGATGGGCGATTATACATAGCAGGTCTAGTAGATTTTCTAGGGTCAAAAGTAGCGTATGGATAAGTCATATACTGATAGAATATAGACAGCTCAGGCTTACGACCTGTATCTGTATCTTGTATTCTTACTGAACGCACATCTAATGAGTTTGCAAATCTACCTGTTCTATATTTAAGAGGTGCATTTGCTTTTTTCATGTCTCTGATTAAGTAATCTTTAGCTAAGAGTTCTAGTAAGGATCGCAAGTTGGTTTGCGAAATCATCTTACCTTTTACAGTATTGACCCCTAGAGCTCTACCTTCTTCTAGGTAGTCCCCTAAGCGTACATTAACGGTACCACGAGACCTTTTCTTACCTACTTTACCTGCTAGACCATATTGAGATAGGATTGCATCTACCACACCTAACTCTCTATGCTCCAGAGCATTAGCTACCCCTCTAAGGATATGCTTCCCTCTTTCGGAAGCTTCGGTGGCTGCCACAGGTTTGCTAAATTTAAAAGACACGGTAGCTACGTTATTGTCCGACCTAGTATCATCCGTTTGAACATCATAAGTAACTTGACGTTTTGTACCTTTATTAGCACGATCATCAAGTTCTCTACGAATTATCTTCTCCATCATTTTAGAAGCAGGCATTTAGAACATCCTATGCATTAGTAGTATGGCTCTAACGTGTGGTGGGAAGTTCTTCCCTGTTTGGTATGCCACTGTTTGGCCACCTGCGCCTACAGAGGTTTTGTTAAATTCTTCTTTATAATAATATTTAACTAACAACATTGTTGCTAATTTTATAGACTCTAAATCTGGCGCTGCTATATTATAAGAAATCCATAGAGTGTCACCATTGTTAGGTGTTATACTATATAGTTCTAGCTTACCTGTATCAGAAACATAGTAGTCACTAGAATCTAAGGAGATACCATTAGCAGAGGTGCTGCCTCTAGGGATATATTTAACTTCTTGCACGTCCATCTCAAAGTTTGGGAGCATGTACTCCGTAACCTTAGCACGGGTTCGTACAGTAGTCTCTATACTCCCTGTAGCAGTAAGAGGGTATCCTATATATTCTTGAACTATCTCCGAACAAGATTTAATCAAAGCTTCGATTTGTGGGTCGTTTTTCTTACCCTCAATACTAGCAAAAGCCTTGTACTCATCAATTGTAATTATTTCAGCCATCTTGCCCCCATAAAGAAAAAGGGGCGGAGCAAACTGCTCTCACCCCTTAGTAATCGACGCTATTAAGCGTATGTACCTGTTACGACGTTGTTGTTGAAGTAACGTTGTAGGTTCAGACGTTGTGTTACGTAGTACGCATCACGTTGTTCTGAGGCACGACGTTCGTACTCAACTGTCACACGGCGTTGGCGAGGAACTACGAATTCGTTACGATAAACGATTGCACAGAACTCTTTCTTAGCTGCTTTAGCTGGGAAGTAGCTAGAAACAACTACTGGCATACCATAGATACGACCAAGTTGACCTTGTAGTTTAACCGAAGCGCTAGCGCCTACTTGGTTAATGTCTTGCCATTCATCATCTTCTAGAAGATCGTAGTAAGCGTCCATTGAAACGATTAGAGCTAGAGCATCTAGACGTAGACCTTTAAGACCTAGTTGACGACGTAGCTGATGAATCATTTTAGCAGTTACTTTAGTAGTACCGTCGTGTGTTGCTGTAGTAGCAATACGTTTGTTGTCAAGTTTAGCGAAAGTCAATAGACCAGTTGGTTTACCTACTGGAGCAGTGTCTTCACCACCCATGAATGCTTTCTCGATAGCTTGTACGTGAGCTTCGATTAGGTGACGACGGATGATTGGTAGAAGTGCAGTGATTGCGTCTTCTTCAGTTTCGTCTGTCATGTAAGCTTTAGCTGCTAGTTTGAATGTGCTGAACGTAATGTCAGTTAGTGCAACTTTGATTTCGTTACCTACAGTAGTTTCTTTACCGTAAGTTGATGCATCTACCCATGTTGCATCTTGTGCATCAGGTTCGATTTGCATTGTTAGTTTCTTACTTGACATTGGTAGTTCTTGGAACATAGCACCAACAACTAGTAGTTTCTGAATGTCACGTAGGATACGATTTGAGAATACTGTTTCGTAGTTTTCGCTAGAAACTTGGATAGATGAACTATCGTTTACTGCTTTTTCTAGTTTAGCACCAAATTCTGTTTCGAATACGCCTTTCTTAGTAATGAAAGAAAGTAGAACAGCTTTTTCTGCTTCTTCTTCGAAGTCAGTTTGTGATTTTAGATTGAATGCTTTACCAACTGCTACTGCGATTGAGTTTTTACCTTCACGAGCTGCCATTAGTTGAGCTACTTCATCACGTACTGATTTGATTTGGTTTTGGGTTTCTTCTACTGACTTAGCAAAGCCATCAACGTCGCCACTTTCTAGTTTTTCTGAAAGAGCTTTAACCAGGGCAAGCGCTGTTTCTAGTTTTTCTTTTTGTTCACCAGTAGCTTCGTCTACAAGAGCTTTTACGCGTGCTTCTTCCGCTTCTTTACGAGCTTGTTCAGCTTTTTTGCGTTCTTCTTCTGCGGCTTTCTCGGTAAGTTTATTAGCAGCTTCTACTACTGATTTGATACCTAGCTTTTCCTGTAGTTCAGCAATTTCTTTTTCTGTCATTGGCATAATTGTATTATCCTTTCTTAACTCCTAGCGCAATGGCTAGCTTTTCTAACACGTCAACTTCGTTAGGTTCGCTCGGCTGTTCACTAGCCTTTGCTTGAAGTTGTTTTCTAAAATCATTGTAATCAGCAGAGTTCAAACTCTTAGAAACTTCGAATACTGAGTCTTGATTACATGGAACTGAGACTACCGATACTTCGTATAGTTCTAATTCTTTAATTAAATAAATGTCTTCATCTTTCTTCCATTCAGCGTCAAGACAGCGGAAGCCTACACTAAATGTTTTTAATATACCATCTTTAATTAGTTGGTATACTGGGCCTGCTGCTTTACTGATTTCTGCTTCAATTTGTAAGCCTTCGTCAGTAACTTCATACCCAACCATTTTACCGATTGGCATCGAGTGATTGTGGAATGCAAGAATGATAGGGTTCTTTTCATAGTTAGGAAGAGCATTCTTACCTAGCCATGCATCTTTAGGGATTACGTCACCAGCACGGTCTTTATTGACTGTGTTAGCGTAACCCTTAATAATCAATGGAGAATCGTCTTCATCGTTGGCTGCTTTAGCTACGAAACTAGCAGATAGCTCCATATCAATAGGTTTATTTAGCTTCATCCTGCTTCTCCGAAGGTGTTTTTGATACTTTTAACTTAGCCACAAAATCAGCGTATTCTTTGCGGAAGAGCGTGAAAGCTCTACAGTCACTATCTACCTTATAGCGGTAGCGTAGCATAACTCTAGAAACTTCATTTCTAGGGTCATTGAAGAATGCACTCTTATCTGGGAGGGTATCCCCAAAATCATTGTAGACTGTATTAAAATTAACTTGTTTAGTTGTCATCTGAGTCCGAGTTTGAAGGTTTTCCACCCTCCTGTCCCGATACTCCAGTACCAGAACCTGCAATATTCTGTGGTATACGAATCTTATCCATATCCTGACCTTCTAGAGGGTCATAGCGTAGTTCCATACGGCCTTCGTTAGGAGTAATAAGACCATTGTTTACCTTAGAGGTTACTGCTTCGGCCTCAGCTTTTGCATCTGGTGCTAGCGCTGTAATATCATCTGTAGTTAACTTAATATCGTAACCAAAGAATGTCTCAAATACAGACTCAAACTTACGCATCATGGGCAAGATAGTCATATAGAAAAATAATTCTATATTAGGACGAATGTTAGCATTATTACCAGAGTCTAGTAGCAATGGTGGGATACCTAAAGCAATACATGCTTTACGTTCAAAATCGTCAACATCTGCTTTAACATCCAAGTCCTTAGAACTAGTAGGCGTTAGAGTTTTGGCTTTCATACCAGCATCTAGAACCTTAACACTAGAACGACCTGTGCGTGGGTTATAATCTAAAGATATTTCTTCTTCGAAACGTTTTTTAAGTTTCTTGTTAAGTACCGCTTCTGTTTCAAGTATTAAACTAAATACAGCACCGTTATCAAAGAACTTCTCTTTGAATTGTAGCAGTTTATCTCGTCTTACTAAGCCTTCTAAGCTAGATAAGATTCTAGAGAATCCCTCAATTTGAGTTGAGTTACCTCTATTATAAGCATTATCTTTGATAAAGATAATCTCATTTGGCTGAAATTCTACCTGTGCGCCATAAATATATCTGTTAATATACTGCTTCTTGTCAGCATACACTTCCATATTAGCAGCAGGTAGATGATATAATGAGTAACCATCCCAATGAATAAATGCCCAACCTTCCATGATAAAGTCCATTATAACCAAACGCCAGAAGGTACTAGCATCCATAAATGGATTAGGTCTAACATTAAGCAGCTCTTTTACTTTTTCTTGACGAATACCGCCTTTTGCTTTACCAGCCCCAAGCGGTGTAAAAGAATACGCGTCTTTAATATCATATCTAACTTGACAAGCATTATCAACTAAAAGGTTAACACAACGGTTTACAACCTCTACGTCCTCAAAAGCACGAGTTGTCGTCAAAGGCTTCTTATTACTAGAAGATGAGCTAGGCTCTTCTCTGGAAATAAGTTCTTGGGCTGGGTTTAATTTAGTGACTAACCAATCTCTTAATCCCATATTTATACCTTAAATCTGTCTAATGAAATGCTCTCAACCATGTAATTACACAACGCTGTTGCTGAGCTATCACTGGTACTGATTGGCATTTCTTCCACAGTGCCACCTTGCCTATCTCGTTGTATCTTAACCCATCTACGCTGCTTACTAGCAGTTGATAGGTCAGGCTCTTGAGAATATATCTGGTGTAGTTTTACGTGGTGACTATTGCAAAGGGTTACGGTATCCTCAACTAATTCATGCCAGTGTGCTTTATAGAAGTCGTCCCGCATAGCGAGAACTTGCTCGTCAGTTGAGATGGGAATACCATTCTCTTTGGCATACTTTTTAAGAAGTAGAGATACCGTATGGTAGTGGTGAAGCTCTAAGTCGTGCTCCGTACCACAAATCTCACAATAATCTTTCTTGGAATAGTTAGACTTGATACCATCGCGAATATGCTTGGTAGCCACTCGTTTGTTGGTATTCTTTGCCATAACTTCTTCTCCTTAACTTATGAATCTAGTATATATGACTAGTGCATAAATGTAAAGTTTGTTTTATAATTTCTACTCGGCTTATCTACAGTATGAGTAGATTGCATATCTCACAGCGTCCGCAATGTGTGAGTACTGGTTATGAAGTGGGCGTTCTTTTAATAACCCTTCCTTCGGATCCCATCTGTAGTTAATGAACATTTCACGAGTTAGAGGACAATTAATATCTACTATAATTTTGTCTTGCTCGATAAGAGCAGCGATATAGTTAATACCATCATTCTGAGATTTCTTACTAGGCATGCTGGCAATGTCGTATTCATAAGCTAGGTCAGCACGGAACTGTGCAGCAGCAGAGTCACAGAATATCATATCTACATCGTAGTCATCAATTTGTTGCTGGAACTTCTCAGCATGTACACGAGTAGTTTTTGATTGTTTTTCATATTCATTTATAATATAAAATTTATCTTCTTCTAAGTCATATTTAATAACGACACTAGCAGTTGGGTCTCTGTAACCATGGTCAATACCCATGATGGTTTCAAATTGGTTATCATCATCAAAGTCCATCTCACTAAGGTCTTTAACATGTCTGTCAAATACAAATCCTTCGTAGATACGACCTTCGAATACCGAGAAGTCGGCTTCATATTCTTGGCGGAAGTAAGCATCCGAGTTAGTAATACGAGCTTGTTCAATATCCTCTGGACTAGCACGAGGGTTATCACGCCATGTACCATGAATTGAAACCCAGTTAGATAACGCAGGGTCAGTTGATTTACCTTGCTCGAAGAATGTCTTAAAGTAGTTAGAACCACGAGGCGTACTGATAAAGATTGCTTTAGAATTAGGTTTATCCAATGTAGGACGTAGTGCAACCTGGAATGCTTCCCCACCCTTATCTGATAGAGCGGCCTCATCGAAGATAATTAAATCATATGAACGACCAACCGCACTATCCGCTCTTTCAGCAGACGCTAGTTTGATTAGTGTGTTATTAGATAGTAAGATTTCTCTATCTTTGGCGTTCTCTTTAACTGTCTTCAATCCAAATTGTTTAATATATTTCTTAATCTCACCCCAACCGATTTCGGCTAGAGAGTAGTTTGGTGCAACAACTAGAATCTTGTTGTTAGGCTCTAGCGACTTCAAGAATGCTAGGGCGAATGAGATGAATGATTTACCTACACGACGACTCACACATGCTACCACGAAACGATGTCGTGGGTCATTAATAGCATTAATAATAGCTATTTGAGGTTTGTTTGGTATAATAGGTTGTCCATTATCCGCTCTCATTTGCTTGATAAAGTTCTTAACATCAAAAGCAAAGAATCTCTGGTCTAACGGAAACTCTAATATTTCGTCACAGTTTATATAATCTCTAGAACAATACATTATCCCACCAGTTTATTGATAAGAGCCATGTAGTTCTCATCCTCACCGCCAGGTATATTAATGTTGTTCTGTATATTAGTTTGACTAGTAGGTGCTGGAGTTCCTTGAGCTTTTGCTTTCTCAGCTTCCATCTTCATCATGTCCATGTGCATCTTATGATAAGTTTTCATAACATCAAGTATATCTGCACTTGTACCAACTCCGGTCTCTTGGATCTCTTCTAACTTCATATTTATAAGCTGATCCATAACACCGAATATTCTATGTCTATTTCTAAAGCCCTGCTCATTGAATTGTCGGTCAATGTATGCCTTTACTTCACGATTTTTTAGTTGGGCGTCCACTTCTGCAATAGGAAGATTTAATTCAGCAGCAGTTCTTTTCGAATCCCCACCTAGCATTAGGTAAGTCTCTGCTACTTGCAAACCCTCCGGTTGTATAATATCTGGTAGTAGTTTATCTGTCATACTCCTCTCCTTTTCCAACTAATATAACATCTTCAAACCTGAATGTCAACAAAAATTTAAAAACCAGAATTGACATAATACTTAAATCTAGATATAATGTACGTAAAAGGAGGATTATCTATGGCACTTTTTATGGGCAGAAAGCCCTCAGATAATAGACCGCTGCTGCACGTAACTAGTGGTAATGAGTCTATTTCACAACTTCACGGAGCACCTATAGCTTCAACACTATTTCACTCAGATATACCATACTTAGCAATATATGATGTTATAGAGATTACTCAATGGAGGTTCTTGAGAACTGGTCCTGGTATAACTACTGATGGAAGATATACACACTACTATGAGCCTATAGTACCACAAAAAGTATGGGACTATATGAACCAGAAAAATATTATGTTTGCTACTAAGGTAGCATACTACCCAGATAGAGTTTTACACTCACCATTAGGTGCATACAACTCTAGAAGTGCTAAAGCTAGTGTGTTCAGCTTATTTGTTGGCAACTTTCACGGGGGTGGCTTTGCAGACGGTACCTCACCTTACCCTAGAAGCCCAGTACCTAATACATCTCAAATATATGGGCATTGGGATCCACTAACTCTGTACAAGCTAGCATTAGATAGCGCTGACAACACGGTAGACCAAGGTGTTAAGGTAGCAGTGGATAGAACTGGTGTATGGAGCGTATCTGGGTTACAAAAAGATGATAAATATGGTTATCAATATTATAGAACAGCAGATATTTCAAAGACAGCCTCAAGAAGTACATCAGCTAGCTATAGCAACCCTACTAGGAACCTTATTAGCTTATTTGGCTCAGGAGGTATTTCAGAGAACTGGATTCGTAGCACTGATAAAGTTCCACCAAAAGTAATAACCTACTCTCCTACTAAACCAGGTACTTATAATTACAAAATCAGAGTCTATGTACTTAATGTAAAATATAATTCTCAGAATAACTTAGAGCATGTTAAGCCACCGATTCAAGATGGTATTAAAATTTCTAGGGAGGATATGATAGTTGGAGACCTAGCAATGAAGAATGGTATGCTAATATCTGACCCAGCACCTAATGAAACTAATGTACAGAGTAAGGACGTTAGACATGTTAAACATGAGTTTTTCGACAAGCTAGTAAAAGGATTGTCGTTACAGCAATTGGCTGATTATCCGTTCCTACACTCTTTTACTGCTAGTGCAGATAAGACATGGAACGCTAACTATGTTAACCCATTCTATGATCATCCACTACCGCTAGTACATACACCATCGGCGCTGATAGGCACTGATATATCTCTAGACTTCTCGGCAAATGAAATTAAATATAAAGGAAATAAAGGTGAATACTTAATAGCTTCTAAGGCTAGAAAATACACACCTTTCATACTAGGAGGTGATTCGGCAGTGACAGCTGTCTTCCCGGCGGAAACAAAAACATTTGCACAACTAAAACAAGGTGCTAAGTTTACTAAGCAGACTTTCAGTGGGCCTCGTATCACTATATATAACCCAGATGATGTGGGATATTATTATAGAGAAGTAGTCAAGCAGAGAATCAAACTACCACCAGGCAGCACTGGCAAGAACTACCTAACCGCACATATTAGCCCACTATTTGTGAAGGGGGAGGCGAGCAGCACGATTGCAGGTAAAAAGGCAAGTATGCAAACAAAAATAGATGGTTTTGCAGGCTGGTCAGCTTTAAGACTTACTACATTTATGCGCGATGAACCAGATACGGAAGTACTTATTGGTAATCTAGGATATAGTGTACTTAGAGATGTATCCCTGTCTCGACATAGTGAGGGCAGAATCGGTAATAGCTGGTGGCCGCAGTCAAGTTCTGGCAATAAAATGCAAGCTATTCGTATACAGTATAAGGTACGTGTAAACTGGGCAAGGAATGAGCTAGAGTTAGTTGGATATTACAAACTGACTAATGCACAGATACTTGCAAATGAGTGGGGACGTAACACATACTATAATAGATTAGACGAACGTGAAGTATTGTATAAAATTCCAGAAGTACGTTTCGGTTTTTATATTACAGGCACGGCTTAGGCAAGACCCCGGCGAATAAGTCGGGGCTTTAGTATCTGCTTTTCGTATTTTCCCCCAAAAGCTAAAATGCATTTACTAAGCACCTTATCCGTTTTTCGAAATTTTTAAAAATTTTATTTTATAATAGCACCTTTAGGTAATCTTGAAAAATTTAAAATGGTTACGTGTTGGGGGGTGTACCCCTATATGCAAATGAGAACTAGTCTCATTACCGCCCCCTAGATGATAATGGCTCTCAATTGAGAGCCATTCTTATTTGTACAGCTTTTCTTTATTTATTGAGCTAAAAGCTCATCAATCCATTCAGGCTTGCAAATCACATCTTGAGTTGAACATTCAGCAATTAGGTCTTGAATCAACTCGGCGGTGTCTTGTTCGCCTTGGCGGTAAATATCAGCCCATTGCATTTGTAACAGCTCATTCATGAGTTTAGCATCCGTAGCTGTAACACCTTTTAATGAATTAGCCATTTCTAATATACCATCATGGTCGTCAAAGAATGACCACTCTGTAACGTGTGGCATACTAGCAAATAAATGCTCGAACCACTGGCGCTTATATGGCGCATCTGACATTGCACTGATACGGGCTGCATTACCTTCACCAAATACACGGCTCAATTGGTCACGGCTGCAAATGATAGGCGTTCTCAATTGATTCTTGCGTAGGTAAACATAATCATGATTAAGCATGTAACGGGCGGTGAGAATGATTACTATTTGACCATCCTTAATAAGCTGCTGCATATATCCGGCAAGTGGTAAGAGTGTATCATTTGCGACTTTCTCAGGTGTGCAAGCCTCTTTGATATACTTATCTAGGTTTAGGTTGCCGTTGCTGTCTAGGCATGGCGCAACACGGTGAAAGCTGTCGATAGTTGTGCCGTCTAGGTCGAATACATATGCTTTAGTCATTGGTTTAATCTCCATAATTGGGTAATTTGTAAAGTGTGACGGGCGTCACATTTGCGCCCGTCGAGCCGTATGGCGTAGGATTAGTATTGTGTGTTGTAGCGTTCTGAATGCTTGCGCATATCTGCTGCCGCTTTTGCTAACTTCTTGGTACTGACACGTAAGAAACCAAACAATTTATTCTGAATCAAAGCATTTAGAAGTGTAGCTTTAGACAACATTAATTCACGCAATGCTTTGCAGTAAATTTCTTTTGCCGTGTCGTATTCAGTAATAGCTTTTTTCAAGTCGTCGTCACAAAGGATAGACGTAGCAAATAATTTCACGTCCTTGTCAATATCAAACAGCTTGAGATATTTTAGAATATTGCCATGTTTTGATAAGTCCCCCCATGACATAAGAGGCGTAGTACCAAAACTTTTAAGCGTGTTAACCTGCTCGGCTATTAGCTCTTTATCGGCTTCTGTAAATAACGCTTTACTAGCTGCTATGCTGTGCTTGTGTTTAGCTTCTTGATAGATAGCTTTTTGTTTTTTGGCTTCTTGTTTAGCTTCTGCTTTTTGAGTTAATACTGCTTCAATTGACATTTGTCTATCTCCATTAGTGGGTTCAACAATAGGCACTCGCTAGAATGCCTATTAATAAAACACTAATTAGTATTGTTGTTCACCGATTAGATACATCGGGATAAGCTGACAAGTTGAGTTAGGATAAACAATAGCGTTTGCTCTGTCCCAAGTTGTACCGCCTTTGTTGTAGCCCATTTCCATCGAACCAGTTACACCGACAACAATATTGTTGTTATCTTCAAAAGGTGAATGGGTATGAGCTGTAATTGTTTTAATGCGCATTTTCTTAAATGATACTGCGCTACCTCTCGCCCCACCTGTACCAACGTGACCGTGCATTGAAATATCATAACCATAAGCTAGTTTTTGATTATCCAGCTTGCCAAACTCAATATTTGGGTTTAGTTCTGGTAGCTTATCGGCTAGGGCTGCAAACGCTAAATCCATTTTCGCTAGGTCGTCAAAAGTGCCGTTATCCATAGCTTCAATGTAAGCAAGCATTAGAGCGTGATAAGTACGGGCGTTTTTCGGGTCTTTGCGTACGTCGAATTTATTATCACGTAGCCAAGAATCTAGGGCTAAATCATGATTTGATTCAACAATAAATACTGGCGCAATGTCAGCAAGCGCATTCAAGTGATTGATAACATCGGTTAAATCTTCGATTACTGCACGGTCTTGCATTTGATACAAGAATGTCCAATCTTCACGGTTATGATGGTTACGGCTCATAAAATCTAGCGCATCGTGTACCACAATTAGGCGAGGATTGTTAGCGAATGCCCAATCTGTAGCACGTTGAAATGAGTCGTCGCACATTTTTTCGCAGTGTAAATCACCTAGCACAATAACGGGCTGATTATCAAATACATCGTTGTAAGCTTTGATTGTACCATCAGGGAAGTACACCGAACCATTATCAACAATAACGCCGTTTTCGTCAGCTACTAGGCGGCGGTGATTTACCATGCCGTTAGTGACTTGAATCAAGATACCACCGAAACAATGCTCAGCTTCTGCCTCTGCCCCTGCACGACTATCAGTGTAGTGTTTAAGAGTACAAACGGACGTTGTATAAACCCAACGATGCGCACCGTTTTTCTGGCGAGGTAGGGTTTTTGTTTGGCGTCGAGGCGATGCAACGATAGTCATTGACTCGCCTGTATTAAGCTTTTCGGCTGCATTGATAGGTTGTTTTGCAGTCGGTAGAATTTGAGCACTGTTAGCAAGTAGCACGTTACCTTCGCCACCCAACCATGTATCGACATTATCTAGCAGATGCTTTTTAACGTCTGCGTGAAAACTAGGCTTTTTACGCTCCAAGCCTTGCAACGTAGTTGTGTATTTAATCGGCATGATACCAAATTCAGCATCCAATGATTTAGCCATTGAGAGCAATGTATTTAATACTGGATGTGGTTTAGTATTGTTTTGCGCTGCCGTGATGATATATAAACCATCGTCTAGATTTTCATAATCACGCCCCTGCAAACTACCTGCAAAAGTTGGCTCAATGTCTGCACTTGCCTGTTGAGCGTGTGATTTTTGCTGCGTCTTTTTAACTGGTTTGTTATCGTCCAGAAAATCAACCAAATCGCTAGAATGAATATCTAGTTTAAGAGCTTCACGGATTGAAATTGCAACCTCACGACGTTTTGAGTCTAGGCGTTTGCCCCAAAAGTTTTCGCCTTTTGCAAGTTTAAGGATTTGAGCTTTGTTTTCTACTAGTTGTTTAGTCATTTGTGTATATCTCCACTATGGGGTTGGTTTGAAATTTACAGTGTAAACTTGGGTAAATTTACACTGTAAATTAGGGTATTGCTACCCTAATTTATACCTGACTAACAGAATGCTTTTAGAACTTGAACCGGAAATTCGCGCTCCCCGCCACTAGTAACAATAGACATAATATTTTTACGCTCTGTTACATCAGTGATTTTTAACGCCTCACATAGTAGGCTGAATACTGTCAGTTTAGCCGCTTTATTAGCATATACTAATGAATCTAGCTCGCTTTCTAGAAACAGCTTTTTGCCACCGTATGTTTCAATCAAATTGATAACAGCTTGTAACGTATTGCTAGAAATACGGTCGTTTTTACGCCAACCAAAACGCACGTTAATTAGTTTAGCAACTTTTTGTTGTAGCTCTGATTTTGCGTTACCTGCTTCTAGAAGTGAACCTAATGCAATGATTTGAGTTTGTTGTGACATGATTATATCTCCATTTACGGGTTTAATTTACAGTGTAAACTGATAAGCAATTTACACTGTAAATTGGGGTATTGCTACCCCAATTTATTAGACGGTTAAATGTCTAGACCGCGAGCATTTTCGAATGCTTCACAAACCTTTTCTAAATCTGGTTTGTAGTCTTTTGCACTTGCTGTCATAACGTCAGTAATACCGATTGCAGTCGAAACAGCTTCTAGGGCTGACATTTTAGCGTTTTTAAGGCTGTCCAAATCATCAACATCTAAGCCTAGCGTATGAGCTAGAGCACGTACATAATGCTCTTTTCGCACTGTATTAGTTTTCGCAACACTTGCAACTGCGTCCGGTTTCTGATAGATACCCATAACAGTAAGTTTTGAGCGCACTGCTTTACCTGATACCGCTTGAACTTCTTCGTGTTTAGCGATTTCATCTAGAAAATCGTTGTGCGCTGCTGCTTCTTTACCGTCTGCTTCTAGTTTAGCATTGTAAAGTTCTGCCGCTTTTGCTGCTGATTCTTCTGTCCATTTCTTAGCCATGATATTTTTCCTCTTAATAGGTTAGTTTAAATGAGAGTGTTTCTCAGTTAACCGACTCGTTATGAATCGGTTAACGGTTAACACTCGTTAAACAGTCCAGTAAGCAATGGGTCAAATCACATATTCCAAATTGTTAAAGAGCGTGTTCCCTTGGGAACGTTAGTAGTATCTCAAAAGCCGTTTGGCTTGTCAACTACTTTTTTGAAAAACTTTTCAGTCTTTCTATACTCAACTTGATAGGGTTTTGTTGCTGCCCTGTCTCGTTGGTATGGGTATATAATAGCGAATTGAGAAAATTAGTCTAATCGTTTAAATCTTTAAAAAACACTAGATTGATAGGTTTTGCCTATCAGGTATTTTTGCCCTATAAATATAAGGAAACGGGCGCGCGTCTACCATAGCTAGAATGAAAAGTCAAACTTGTATATATAAAATGTGAACTTTGTCATACCCTCAAAAATCATGCCAACTTAAAAACTACTGTATATTTATACATACCTTTAAAACGCTCTGTATGCGATTCTAAGCGATTTTAGCCCTTAGCCATACCATTGCATTACTAAATGGTTTATGCACTTTTGCCCTAAAAACTGCATATTCATGCACTTTTGTGAATAGAACTAGAACGAAGGATTTTTATTTGTCAAAGAATTTTTGTTTATATTATATAGCGAATTTTTATTTGACTTTGTTCTATGGAAATTTTCGTGCCAACTTTTTATCAACAGACTTATTCACATTAGCAATCTCTAATAATACTGGTTATCTACTGTATATCCACAACTTATCAACAGGAAAATGGAAGTTATCTACCCTAAATCACAGCTTATCCGATATAGAATGGCGTTTCCTGCCCCTAGAATCCATTGTGAGCGGTTATCCACAACCTAGACATATTAAAGTAAGGCTTTTTGTTAGAACCTCTCAGAATGGCTTACAGCGCTTATAACGCCTGGCGTTGCCAGAATCGTTTTATATAACTAAATGTTATTAGACAAGTGGGCTAGAATATGAGTAAATATAGACCTACCCAAACAACGGAGGCGGTAAAATGTATCGTATTTTCTTTGATGTAATTTGGTGGTGTGTAAGTATCGACACTGGCGAGTTTATCGCCTCGGCTTCTACCATGAAAAAACTATTTGACAAGGTAGGCATAGTATGTTTGAATCAGTAATGTTTATTACCGCTATGGCGGTAGGTTTTTACCCGTATTGGAGATTGAAATAATGGCTTTTAACTGTACCGAAACACCAACACTATTGAGTCTAGACTCAATAATCCTTGTTACTAAGGAAGACGGGAACGCATTTAATGAAGACCCTGAAAATACCATATGGTATATTGATAACGATTCTCAGTTAGCCGTTATGATTCATCCTGCCTACGGTATGATGTTCTATAACTCTGATATGGGTATCGAGGGCTATTGCGACCTAGACGAACTAGCCAATTTATCAGATATGCTAGATAACTATGGACTTGAAACAAGTTCTATGGTATGGCGTGAAATTGGTATAGACCAAGTAGATTTTCACTATACATCGTAAAATGTGAGCTAAATCACTTTACATCCTGCCTAGGTTTTAGTATTATAAAGACCTAGGCAATTGATGCCTAAACGGATACCGCCACCGATTTTGGCGAGAGGTTTTACCATGAAAATTGATTTTCTTGTCTTGTCTGATACCATTGATTCACTAGGTTGGAATAAAGCCGTTGCCATTATTCGCAACGGTTTTGAGGCTGATATTATCAGCGAGGTTGAATGTCAGCTAGCACTAGACAAAATGAAAGCTATGTTCGAGCATTATATGTGGCGCTGGTTTGATGTCGAAGGTACTTGGGAACATCACTTTTATAATAATGCTTTTGATATGGGTAAACCATTCTCATTAGAGCGTGATACTGGTAACGGCTATTACCTACACGGTGTAGCTAATAAAACAAAAAATGACCAATCTTGGGAAAGTGTTGGTAAGCGTGCGATTGAAGAATATACGGTAATCGGGGAAAACCCTGATTGCATTATGGCGCACTAATTAATCAACGGGGGGACGAAAGTCCCCACTAACTACCGCTAGAAAGCGAGGGCAACAAAATGGAATACAAACAATATCTAACTACTCCAGTAGTAAGCACGGCTTACCAATTGAATGCTGACACTTCTATCAGCAAGCGCATGGAAATGGCGCAATGCTTTTTGTCAAACAAAGAGTATCATTTTGACCTGACAACCCATATTAGTTTGTTTGAGTCAGTCGAAGAAATTTTAAAAGCAAAAGTATTGACATATGCCATTGCTTTTGCTAAGGGCGCAACTAATGGCGGTATGCTTTTTCAATACGCTAGAGCTGATTTATTAACATGGCGTTCTATTTATGAAGGCGCAACGTTTGTTAATGGTTGGTTAAAAGTCTAATGGAGTTTGACAACTACGCTACCGCCCTATTGTGGGCGGTTAGAAACGGCAAGCCGTTTTTTACTGTACGTATGGACTATAACAAAATTTTGGTGATTGAAAAATGACTGGAGCATTTCTAGCAATGGTTATAGTAATCTCATTAGGCGAGCTAATGGAGGCTAAAAAATGAAAGTACATGTCGAAACCCTAGGGCAAGTCTGGATGTGTAATATTGCATTTATGGGGGAAATGCAATATTACACAATACCTATGGCAATGAAGCACGTAGAAAACACCGAATTTGGGCAAGTTTGGCAAAATGAGCAAGGCGAGCAATTCGATGTAATTGAGAAGCTTTATCAATTGGAGGCTACCTGGTAATGGCTACTATAAAACAAAGTCAGGAAGCACTAGCACGTATTGAGCATATGCTCAATACACGTTTGATACATAATCCGCTAGACGTAGTAACTCAAAACATGCTCCGTGATTTAGTAATCGCTAAACAAGGCTTATCTAATTTAGCTATTATTGTTGAAATGGCTGATTCAGACGCTTACCCGAACGATAGCGAGCGCATGTTTGCTATAGGTGAGTTTATCAGTGAACAGGGGATAGACTAATGTTAAGACCTAGTGAAATGTTAGTATCATTCTTGCAACAAGTTTATGAGCCACACAAAAAACGTGGTTTATACTATAAAGGTGTGCTAGTCTCAGAAATTGAGCAAGTAGAATACGACAAGTTTACAGTACGCCATACTCAACACTCGGATGAAGAAATACGATGCGATGGAATTACTATCCGTGAATTTCTAGAAATAGTAAAAGATTTTGAGCCGCGATGAAAAAGATTATAGAGCTGTTGCAGCTAGTCGTTAACAATCAAAAGCTGATACTAGAGAATCAGCGAGTTATTGACGAAAAATTAGATAAGTTAGACCGCCGCTGCGATTGGGTAGTAGAGCGACTAAAAAATTAAAACTGTTACGGCGTCACGGTACGCCGTTTTGTTTGACCTTTTACCGTATGGCGTACTGTATACGGGCAAATGAGAATAGTTATCATTTCGGCGCGCCCGTCAGGCAGGTTGGCATGGTTCTTGCATGTACTACGTGTGGGCTGTTTAGGGCTTACCCCTTGCTAGGGTATTGCTACAACGCTAGGATGCTGTTAGCGAGGCTTACAAGAGCTTTAAACGGTATTCGGAATAATCTGCTACCTGAAAAGCACTGTATAAATATACAGTAGTTTTGCGGTGGATAAGGTTGTGGATAACTCTGTATAGAGCGTTTTAGAGCCATGTATAAATATACAGTTGTGGATAACTTTTTAATAAGCAAAAATCGTGCCATATTTTATACGGTATGGCATACGGACTTCTAGCCATCTGGACGTATAGCCATCTGGACTTCTAGACTTCTAGCCATCTGGACGTATAGCCATCCAGACGTCTATTAGAAATCCCTAATGTAGTGAACCCTAATTTAGGGCATACTTTATTAGTAATCTCTAATCCTCTGCGCCTGCGGGTGCAAATCCGATTGGTGCAAAAGTGATACATGTAGGTGCAAATTCTATAGGTGCAAATTCTATAGGTGCAAAATTGACATGGGGGTTTGCGGCTAGACTCGTGCTGCGCACAAAACATGCCGCTATTGGGGTAGGTGCAAAATTGATAGGTGCAAAATTGATAGGTGCTAGGGATATGAGATAGGTGCGAATTCTAGAGATATATGGAGATTTTGGTGCTATTTGGTGGGTTTTATGGAGGAAAATAAAGTTTTGGGGCGTTTGGGGCAGATTTTTGAAAAAACCAATTGACAATTACGGGGGTCGC